ATGAAAGTCTCTAGAGACTATATTAACACCACAGATGTTATTGACTTTGGTATTGACAAACGATTTTTCCGTCTACCAGTCTCTAGCATTCTAGCTCAAGAGGGGATTACACCTAATGCCCCTCAGATTGCAATCATTAATGCACTAGAAGACCCAAGACACCGTTTCGTGACTGCATGTGTATCACGTCGTGTAGGTAAGTCATTCATAGCATATACACTTGGGTTCCTAAAACTTCTGGAACCCAATGTGAAGGTGCTGGTAGTTGCACCTAACTACTCACTGGCTAACATCGGTTGGTCACAGATTCGTGGTCTTATTAAGAAGTATGGATTACAGACTGAACGTGAGAACGCCAAGGATAAAGAGATTGAATTAGCGAATGGTTCACTCTTTAAACTGGCTTCCGCGGCGCAGGCTGACTCCGCGGTTGGTCGTTCCTATGACTTCATCATTTTTGACGAAGCAGCAATTTCCGACGTTGGTGGTGCAGCTTTTGATATTCAGTTACGTCCTACTCTAGATAAGCCAAACTCTAAAGCTCTGTTTATTTCCACACCTCGTGGTGGTAACTGGTTCAAAGAGTTCTACGAGAAAGGATTTAATGAAACGCTACCTAACTGGGTATCTATTCATGGTACATATCGTGATAATCCACGTGCTGACCTGAACGATATCGAGGAAGCGCGTCGTACTGTTAGTAAAAACTACTTCCGCCAAGAATATGAGGCTGACTTCTCCGTATTCGAAGGTCAGATCTTTGATACCTTCAATGCTATCGAGCATGTTAAAGACCTTAAAGGTATGCGCCACTTCTTTAAAGATGATGAGGCATTCGAAACATTACTTGGTATCGACGTTGGTTATCGTGACCCTACAGCGGTTCTCACTATTAAATATCATTACGATGAAGATGTTTATTATGTACTGGAAGAATATCAGCAGGCTGAAAAGACTACCGCTCAACATGCTGCTTATATCCAACACTGCATAGATCGTTATAATGTTGATCGTATATTTGTAGACTCCGCTGCTGCTCAGTTCCGTCAGGACTTAGCATATGAACATGAAATTGCTTCTGCACCTGCTAAGAAATCTGTCCTAGACGGTTTGGCATGCCTGCAAGCATTGTTCCAGCAAGGCAAGATCATCGTAGATGCTTCATGCACCTCATTGATCCACGCCCTAGCGAACTACAAGTGGGACTTCCAGGAAGGCGAAGAGAAATTATCACGTGAAAAACCACGTCATGATGCGAACTCTCACCTTTGTGACGCACTGCGTTATGGAATTTACTCAATTTCCCGTGGGAAATAAATAAGTATAGGATGGGATACTACTCAGTTGGTATCCCATTCCTGCATTTTAAAATCCCCTTTACAAATTCGACATGATTATGTATACTATATTCATACAGTTGAGGAGAATACTGTGGCAGGAAATGTAAAATATAAACGTGATGCTATATCACTCATGCGAGACGGTATAAAAAGTCAATATAAAAAAGCCGATCGCTGCGAAATCTGTGGTTGTGGTGAAGAATTAGAGCTTCATCATTACCATACAGTGTCTCTACTAGTTAAAAAATTTGCTAAAGAACTCCAATTGGATTTCACTGACGAAGAAACAGTCCTCTCAAATAGGACGGCATTCTATGAAAGATACAGGCATGAGCTAGTAGATGACACTGTTACCCTTTGTGTCCACCATCACCAGCTATTACATAAGGTGTACACTAAAGAACCTCCCCTTTTTTCTGCTAATAAGCAGAAGGCATGGGTTCTTAAACAAAAGGAAAAGCTACAGAATCCTCAAGAAAAGACACAAGTCAAGACTGAAACTAAATCAGGATTCGCAAGGTTCTTATAATGGGTTTAAAAAGCTGGATTACTGAAAAGCTAAATCCGGGTCAACGTATTATAAGAGACATGGAACCCGTTAGTCATCGCACTAACCGTAAGCCATTTACCACTGGACAAGCCTACAGTAAGATTGAGATTCTCAACCGAACTGCTAACATGGTTATAGATAGTGCGGCGGAGTGTTCTTATACTGTCGGAGATAAATATAATATTGTCACGTATGCCAATGGCGTCAAGGCAAAGACTCTAGACACTCTCTTAAATGTACGACCTAATCCATTCATGGATATAAGCACATTCCGTAGACTTGTAGTCACTGACCTACTTTTTGAGGGTTGTGCATACATCTATTGGGATGGCACAGCACTTTATCATGTCCCTGCTGCACTAATGCAAGTAGAGGCAGATGCCAATAAGTTTATCAAAAAATTCATATTTAATAACCAGATAGACTATCGCGTAGATGAGATTATCTTTATAAAGGATAACAGTTACGTGTGTGGCACAAACTCCCAAATTTCTGGACAATCTCGTGTTGCTACAGTTATTGACTCTCTTGAGAAGCGTTCTAAAATGCTTAACTTTAAAGAGAAGTTCCTTGATAACGGCACAGTGATTGGTCTTATTCTTGAGACGGATGAAATCCTGAACAAGAAATTGCGTGAGCGTAAACAAGAAGAATTACAACTCGATTATAATCCTAGTACGGGTCAGTCTACTGTCCTGATTCTAGATGGTGGTATGAAAGCAAAACCGTACTCCCAAATATCCTCTTTTAAAGATCTAGACTTCAAGGAAGATATCGAAGGATTTAATAAATCCATCTGTCTTGCCTTTGGTGTTCCGCAAGTGTTACTTGATGGTGGTAATAATGCTAACATTCGACCAAATATCGAATTGTTCTATTACATGACTATCATTCCTATGCTGAACAAGCTGACTAGTTCTCTTACTTTCTTCTTTGGCTACAAGGTTACTCCTAATACTAAGGAAGTAGCTGCACTGACGCCAGATAAAGAAGCTGAGGCTAAACATTTAACCTCTTTGGTTAATAACGGTATCATGACTGGTAACGAAGCTCGTGAAGAGCTTAACCTTGAACCTTTAGATGATGAGCAGATGAATAAGATTCGTATTCCTGCTAACGTTGCTGGTTCTGCAACAGGTGTATCTGGTCAAGAAGGTGGTAGACCGCAAGGCACTGCCGATGGGGATAAAGAATGATTGATTATGATGGTCTAAAGGCCATTTTTGGTGAAAAGCTGCCAGAATCTCATATCTTCTTTGCTACGGTTGCAGCACATAAGTTTGTTCCAAACTACGCTACTCTACGTAAAGAGTTTGGAATGACCACTGCACATACCAACCGCAAGGTTTGGAATAAGTTCAAAGAAGCATACGAAGTTACTGCTCCGGTTGTTCCGGCTCTAGCTTTCACGAAGAATCTGGCTAAAACTCTAGCTGTTGATACTGGTGCAGCAATTAATCTGGGCGTAACAGTTACTGGTGGTACTGCACCATATACTTATGCTTGGACTAAAGACGGTTCTCCACTAAGTGGTGTTACTGGCCCTAATTTCAACAAAGCTACAGCTGCTGCAGAAGATGCTGGTACTTACAAAGTTGTTGTAACGGATAGTAAATCTACTTCTATTACTTCTAACGAGTGTGTAACAACTATCAATCCTGCGCCGGAGGCTTAATAAATGACAAATGCTGCTATTGACTATAACAAGTTAAAATCAGCACCGGTTCATTTAGACGCTTACATTAAGTCTATTGATAGCGAATCCAAAGAGGGTGTTGTAAAAATCCGTGGATTCGCTAATACAATTAGTAAAGATCGCGCTGGCGACGTAATTCCTGCTTCGGCATGGAAAACGTCTAATGCACTTGCTAACTACATGAAAAACCCGATTATTCTTTTCGGCCACGACCATCGTCGTCCAATCGGTAAGTGTATTGATCTTAACCCTACTGAAATGGGTCTCGAAATTGAATGCGAGATTTATGAAAGTTCTGATCCAGCTATCTTCTCACTAATTAAAAACGGTGTACTGAAAACCTTCAGTATCGGATTCCGCTGCCTAGATGCAGAATGGGATGAAGCTACTGACATATTTATTATTAAAGATTTAGAACTATACGAAGTTTCGGTAGTTTCTGTACCTTGTAATCAGGACTCAACGTTCAACCTCGCTAAGAGTATGAATGGCCACGATTACACTGAATGGCGCAAATCTTTTACTGCAACAAGTTCTAAGGCTGTCCCAGCTCAAGAACGTAATCTTTCTGAACTAGAAAAACTTGCGATAGCTTTAGGCTACGTTAAAGAATAACGGAGAATTATTTAAAAATGACTATTGATATTAATAAGCTGAAGGAAGAACTTGGTCTGGGTGATCTGGCTAAATCTCTGGAAGGTCTGACTGCTGCTCAGAAAGCTGCGGAAGCTAAGCGTCTGCGTGAAGAGCAGGAAGAAAAAGAACTGGCTCGTATGAACGACCTAGTATCTAAAGCTGTTGGTGAAGACCGTAAGCGTCTGGAAGAGGCTCTGGATCTGGTTAAGAACCTGGACGAGAAGTCTAAGAAGAGCGCAGAACTGTTTGCACAGACTGTAGAAAAGCAACAGGAAACCATCGTTGGTCTTCAGGACGAAATCAAGTCTCTGTTGGCAGTTCGTGAAGGTCGTTCCTTCGTTGGTGATAGCGTAGCTAAAGCTCTTTATGGTACTCAAGATGCTTTCGAAGATGAAGTTGAGAAACTGGTTCTTCTGTCTTATATGATGGAGAAGGACGTATTCGAAACTGAACATGGTAAGGCTCACGTTAAAGCTGTTAACGGTTCTTCTTCCGTTTCCATGTCTAGCGAAGCATACGAAACTATCTTCTCTACCCGTATTATCCGTGACCTGCAGAAGGAACTGGTAGTTGGTGCACTGTTCGATGAACTGCCAATGTCCAGCAAAATCCTTACTATGCTCGTTGAACCAGAAGCTGGTCGTGCTACTTGGGTAGATGCTTCCAAATTCGGTACTGACGAAACTGTTGGTGACGAAGTTAAAGGTCAACTGACTGAAATCAGCTTCAAAACTTACAAGCTGGCTGCTAAATCCTTCATCACTGATGAAACTGAAGAAGATGCAATCTTCTCCCTGCTGCCTCTGCTACGTAAGCGTCTGATCGAAGCACACGCTGTTTCTATCGAAGAAGCTTTCATGTCCGGTAATGGTACTGGTCAGCCTAAGGGTCTGCTGAAACTGGCTGCTGATGATGGTGCTAAGGTTGTTACCGAAGCTAAAGCTGATGGTTCTGTTCTGGTAACTGCTAAGACTATCTCCAAGCTGCGTCGTAAACTGGGCCGTCACGGTCTGAAACTGAGCAAACTGGTACTGATCGTATCTATGGATGCTTACTACGATCTGCTGGAAGATGAAGAATGGCAGGATGTTGCCCAGGTTGGTAACGATGCTGTTAAACTGCAGGGTCAGGTTGGTCGTATTTACGGTCTGCCGGTTGTAGTTTCTGAGTACTTCCCAGCTAAAGCTGCTTCTGCAGAATTTGCAGTTATTGTTTATAAAGATAACTTCGTAATGCCGCGTCAGCGTGCTGTTACTGTTGAACGTGAGCGCCAAGCTGGCAAACAGCGTGACGCATACTACGTTACTCAGCGTGTTAACCTGCAACGTTACTTCGAAAACGGCGTTGTATCTGGTGCTTACGCTGCATCTTAATACAGGCTTTTCAGCCGATAAGGAGAGCTTCGGCTCTCCTTTTTTATTGGGAAAAATAAATGCAAATCATCACTGTTGAAGATTATAAACTATATGGGAACTTAAAACGTCCAGATATGGAAACTCAGGTTGAGATGATGATTAAAGCTGCCAATACGCTGATTACAAGCCTTCTAGGTATGGACGATGCAGATGCGGTAGATCAATTAATCACTACAAAACCTAGCCGTAGGAAATATTTCCTGAGTTCTCCCTCAGCCACATCTATTACAAAGATGACTATTAACGAGAATGAAATAGACCCGGAACAGTTTAAACTGTATCCTGATGGTGTTATTCTTCTTAAGTTTAATCCTCCTGAAGGATATATGGATGTAGAGTATACTCAAGGTGGTTTCAACCCAATGCCTGAAGATCTTAAACTGGCAGCATGTTTGTTAGTAGATCACTGGCATAAGCAAGATTATCGTCAAGCCAAGACTATTGGTGGTGAGACAATTACGTTTAACAATACTAAGTCTGGTATTCCAGAACATATTCGTACAATCATCGAAGTCTATAGGAGAGTGTAATGGCTCTTTCCGATCTAGCTAGACAAATTATTAAAGAGCAGCTAGATACCGCAGGACGATCTGAGAATAATAAGAACACTGTTGTATACACAGTTGAGACAGGTTTGAAAGATCCTACAAGAGATGGTACAGTTGCACAGGTATCTTTCAAATTCTCAAAACCAGTATCACAAGACTTATTAAATGTTAGGACAGCATCTATATTGAAGGCTGTTTCTTCTAACTTAGATCTTTCTGGTGATTTAGGCGCTCTAGAGAATCTAATTCAAGCAACCGCAGGTAAACGTTCTGCTGTTGGTAAAAAACGTTCTACTGGTAGAGTTCAGGTAAACTTTGGAGATCCTAGAGATACTGAAGATGGCTATTCTGGTGCAGTAACAGGTGCTTCCGGTCGTTTCGTATCGAATAGTAACATGCGTGCTATTCTTGAGATAGTTGCTAAGGAATATTTAATCAAGGATATGAAAAAAGCAGGAGCACCTCTGAAGTTCAGAACTGGTCGCTTTGCTAACTCCTTAAAGATTAAAGACGTTATGTTACGTGATGCAGAAACTAGTAAAGGTGCTCCAGAGCTGAATGTGACATATAACTATATGGTTCGTCCTTACTCTGTGTTCAACCCCGCAGTTTCTACATATCGAAGACTTTCTCTACGACCTTACCCTGGCGCTCGAAACCCTCAGAAACTTATTGGGGAGGCAATCGCAAAAGCTGCAAGAGACCTGATTCACTCTAGATATAAAATCAAGGTTAATCAAGGAACCTAATAAATGGATCACAGAACAAGTATTGCACAAGCAGTGGTTGACCGAATCGCCACACAAATGGATGGTTCACAACCTGACGAGTATTTCAATAACCTTTATGGAAACGTTTCTCGTCAAACTTATAAATTCGAGGAAATCCGAGAATTTCCTTTTGTGGCAGTTCATATCGGAACTGAAACTGGGCAGTATCTTCCTTCAGGCCAACAGTGGATGTTTTTAGAACTTCCAATCCTCGTGTATGACAAAGAGAAAACAGATATTCAAGAGCAACTTGAAAAACTCGTAGCTGACATAAAAACCGTCATTGACACAGGTGGAAATTTAGAATATACTGTTAGTAAACCTAATGGATCGACCTTCCCATGTGAGGCAACTGATATGAACATCACCTCAGTAGCTACAGATGAGGGTCTACTGGCCCCATATGGTTTAGCGGAAATAAATGTAACAGTGAGGTATCAGCCACCTCGTAGGGCACTTCGCAGATAAGTTACAGATTAGGAGAATATAAATAAATGTCTTTACAACTATTACGTAATACTCGAATCTTCGTGTCTACGGTTAAGACTGGTCACGATAAGACCAACACGCAAGAGATTCTAGTTCAAGATGATATTTCTTGGGGTCAGGACAGTAACTCAACCGATATTACTGTTAACGAAGCTGGTCCGCGTCCAACTCGTGGTTCAAAACGTTTCAACGACTCCCTGAACGCAGCTGAGTGGAGTTTCTCTACTTACATCCTGCCTTACTTAGATAAGACTACTAGTAAGCAGATCGTTCCGGACTACATGCTGTGGCATGCTCTTTCTAGTGGTAAGCCTATCAACCTAGATGGTGATACAGGTGCACACACTAACGAAACTAACTTCATGGTTAACTTTAAGGATAACGCATACCACGAACTGGCAATGCTGCACATTTATATCCTTACTGATAAAGCATGGAGTTATATCGATTCCTGTCAGATCAACCAGGCTGAAGTAAACGTTGATATCGAAGATATCGGTCGTGTAACTTGGTCAGGTAATGGTAACCAGCTAATCCCCCTGGATGCTGCTCCATTTGATCCTGATACTGTGGGTATCGATGATGAGACTTACATGACTATCCAGGGTTCTTACATTAAGAACAAACTGACTATCCTCAAGATTAAGGATATGGATACTGGTAAGGCATATGACATTCCGATCACTGGTGGTAGCTTTACAATCAACAACAACATCACCTACTTGACTCCGAACGTTATGTCCCGTGTTAACATCCCAATCGGTTCATTTACTGGTGCATTCGAACTAACTGGTTCTCTAACTGCTTATCTTAATGATAAAGCTCTAGGTTCTATGGATCTGTACAAAGATCTAATTAAGACCCTGAAAGTAGTTAACCGTTTCGAAATCGCTCTAGTACTTGGTGGTGAATATGATGATGAGCGTCCTGCTGCTGTTCTAGTTGCTAAGCAAGCTCACGTTAACATCCCAACTATTGAGACTGACGATGTACTTGGTACTTCTGTAGAGTTCAAAGCAATTCCTACTGATCTGGATACTGGTGATGAAGGTTATCTTGGTTTCTCTAACAAGTATACCAAGACTACTATTGCAAACCTGATTGCAACTGGTGATGGGGGTGAAGCTGCTCCGGCTCCTTTGAAATTGACTACTGATCTTCCAGCTACTAAAACAGCAACGGTTGGTGAGGATGTTACCTTTACTGTAGTAGCCTCTGGTGGTACTGCTCCATATACCTATAAATGGTATTGGAATACTACTCTGATCGACTCTGGAGTTAACCCTACTGCTGCAACTGCTGCTCTTACTAACCATGCTGTGGAAACTGCTTCCGCTGGTGCGTATAAAGTAGAGGTTTCAGACTCTAAAGGGCAGAAGATTACATCAACTCCTTGTGCGCTGACTGTAAATGAATAAGGCTTAACTAATGTACTACTCTCTAATGAGAGAGTCAAAAGTTATAGTTGAGTACGATGGCAGGGCTTATCATTTTGATGCCCTGTCAAATTACGATATCAATACGTCCTATGAGGAATTTAAAACTCTTCGTAGGACTATCCATCGTAGAACCAACTATGCTGACTCTATTATTAATGCACAAACTCCATCTTCAATATCGCTGGCTATAAATTTTAGTAATACCCTTACTGAAGCTAACTTCTTTGAATGGATGGGCTTTGACCGAGAGGGTAACACATTCTTACTACCACTTTATAGTACAAATATTGAGCCAACAATGTTTAATATATACATAGTTAATAAAGACAATAACTGTGTGTATTTTGAGAATTGCTACGTATCTACTGTAGACTTTTCTCTAGATAAAAGCGTTCCTATTTTAAACGTAGGAATTGAATCTGGTAAGTTCTCTGAGGTGTCTACTTTTACTCCTGCTGGTTCTATTGTTCAGGGTGAAGTTATGTCATATAGTCCTCCTAGAGTATCTACCAACAGTAATGTTTTACCCGCTCTTTTATCCGCTTCTATGTCATTCCAGCAACAATGTTCTTGGAGAGAAGATAAAAGCGTATTTGACATAAACAAAATATATAATAATAAGAGAGCTTATGTTAATGAAATGAATGCTTCGGCAACAATTGCATTTTACTACACCAAGCGATTTGCTGGTGATATGTTTTATAATATTGAACCCGAAACTGACATCCCATTAACAATCCGAAATGAACATATTTCGATTGATTTTCCTTCAGCACGTATAACAAAACGCCTACAATTCTCGGATATATACAGAGTTGAATGGGATGTAATCCCTACTGCAGACTCTGATCCGGTAAGAATCGACTTCTTTGGAGAAATAAAGAAATGATCAATTTAAAAGATATTACCCTTGAAACTCGTACTATTGAGCTGGCTTACCCAGGTATGCCTAACTTCAAGCTGCAACTGAACTACATGTCTCGTGCTGCATCTAAGCGTGTTATCTCTTCCGCTAAGCGTGACGAGTGGGTTAACGGTACTATGATTCAGGTTCAGGACGATGATAAGTTTATTGAAGCTTTCGTTGATACTGCAATTGCTGGCTGGACTGGCTTGACGATTGGAGACGTTGAGAAGCTGATGCTTATCGAAACTGAAGCTGATCCTACTACTGAAGTTCCATTTAGTCGCGATAACGCTATCATGCTTATGCAGAACTCTGCTGCGTTTGATTCTTGGATCAACCAGACAGTGTTCCACTTAGACACTTTTCGTAGCTCAAAAGCGTAAGCAGTTACTAGATGCTGTTGCCGATTTTGCTGATAAATGCATTAAATCCTCAGCATCTAAAATGACAAAACAACAATATTTAATGCTTTGTGAGTCACTGGGTATTGAACCTGATCCTAAGGCAATGCCTGTTGAACTCGAAGATTTTCCACCTATTGTATCTACTAGTATGAATATTTATAACAGTCTTATTGATTGTTTCATACCCGGTGATTTTCCTATCTTTATAGGAAAAGACAAAAGTGCACTAGGTGTTTTATTTGATATCTATGGGATTACTGATCCTATAGAGAAAGAGTTTGTTCTACACATCATCAATATATTTGATTCGAAAGCTGTAGATGCAGCTCGTAAGAGAGCCGAGAAGCATAGTAAACCTAATGGTCGTACCCCGAACATTAAACCGCATGCTAGATCTCGAGCTCAGTAAAAGTTTCCTCCAATGGGCGTTCCACGATGAGGCTTGGCTCTGGGTGATTTGCCCAGAGCCTTTTTTATTGGGAAAAATAAATGACTGATAAGCTAATACGAGAACTACTTATAGATGTAAAGCAGAAAGGGGCAACCCGTACTGCAAAATCTATTGAGAACGTTTCCGATGCGTTAGAAAATGCTGCTGCCGCTTCCGAACTGACTAATGAGCAGTTAGGAAAAATGCCCAAAACGCTTTACTCCATTGAGAGGGCGGCGGATAGAGCAGCTAAAAGTCTAACTAAAATGCAGGCTAGCAGAGGTATGCTGGGTATCACCAAATCTATGGATAGTATTGGTGCTAAGTTAGATGACCTTGCTATTGCTATGATCGAGGTATCCGATAAGCTAGAGTCTGGATTTACACATGTTGGTAAATCTGTTAAGGCTATGGGTAACGATGTAGCTGCTGCAACTGAAAAAGTTCAAGATAGATTATACGATACTAACCGAGCACTAGGTAATACTGCTAGAGGCTTTAACGATACAACTACCGCCGCTGGACGTGCTAGTCGTGCAATTGGTAACACTTCTGGTTCAGCACGTGGTGCAACTCGTGACTTCGCAGCTATGGCTAAAGTGGGTGGTGGTTTACCTCTTATGTACGCTGCTATCGCATCTAACGTGTTCGTTCTACAATCTGCATTCGAACAGCTTAAGATGGGTGACCAGTTAAACCGTCTTGAGAAGTTTGGTACTATTGTTGGTACTCAAACAGGTACTCCGGTACAAACTCTAGCTAGATCTCTACAAGAGGCTGCTGGTTATGCAATCTCCTTCGAAGAAGCAATGAGACAAGCATCCTCTGCTTCTGCATATGGATTTGATGCTGAACAACTTAATAAATTTGGTCTAGTAGCTCGTCGTGCTGCTGCTGTTCTTGGTGTTGATATGACTGATGCACTTAACCGTGTAATCAAGGGTGTATCTAAACAAGAAATCGAACTTCTGGATGAACTTGGTGTTACTATTCGTCTTAACGATGCTTATGCCGACTACGTTAAACAGTTAAATGCTGCTAACACAGGTATCACATATAACGTCAATAGTCTTTCAACTTTCCAGAAACAACAAGCATATGCTAACGCAGTAATCGCTGAATCTACCAAACGTTTCGGCTACCTGGATGACGTACTTCGTGCAACTCCATGGGAACAGTTTGCTGCTAATGCTGATGCTGCATTGAGAAAGGTTCAACAGGCTGCTGCTAAGTATTTAGGGCCGGTAATTGATTCTATTAACGCAGTATTCTATACTTCTCAAGCATCTATCTCAGCTTCTGCTGCTAGAGCACAGGAAGAAACTAACCGTCAGATTGACCCAACTAACGTTGGTGCTGTAGCTTTAAGTCTTTCCGCTTCTGAGGAAGGATATAATAAAGCTCTGGATATGTATAAAGAATCTCTAGAAAAGCGTAATAAGTTAAAAGCTGATCTAGACAAGCGTATGGAACAGGCTGACTTCTTTACCGCAGGTGCAATTCGTTCTGTGGCTCAAGGTGTTCCCGTGAGTGCTGCGGCTCTTGGTGCTTCGGAGGAAAACAAGAAGTTCGTAGCTGAAACTGCGGCTATGGCACTCCAAGTAGAACGTTTGGATAAGGAAGTTACTGATTCAACTGATAACTTAGGTGCATGGAAATCTGCATATCAAGCTGCTGGTGCTGCGGCTGCTAAGGCTAATCCAGAATTCCAGAAGCAGATTAACCTGCAGAAGGATATGAATGACCCTGATGCGGTTTATGACTTTAACTCTGCAACCCTAAAAGGACTGACAGAGCAGCAGAAAGCATATGATCAAGCTAAGAAAACTGCTAGTGACTTAGCTAACGATATCCAGAACATCGCTCAGAACACTAACACTGCGGCTAAAACTAGTGCATCCCTATCAGATACGATTAAGACTATTGAGTCTCTATCTGCGGGTACTGGTAAAAATGCTGATGAGTATGTTAAGAGCCTGAATTTAGGGTATAATACTCTTAGTGAGATGAAGACTGCTTCACAAGCTCTTGCTGGTTACGTAAAATTAACTGGTAATGAGACTAAGAATCAGTTAGAAGTTCAGCAGAAGATTGCAGAAGTATACAACCAGACTAAGGACAAAGAGAAAGCACAGGAAGCTGGTAGACGTCTGGAAATCCAACAGTTAGAAGAACAGGAAGCAGCTCTTAAGCGTGTCCTAGAAACTAACAAGGGTAATAAAGCAATCGAGAATGAAATAGCTAAGATTCAGTTAGAACGTATCAAAGTTACTAACCAGGGTATGGAAGCCCAGAAGAAGGTTAAGGACTATACGGATAAGATTCTTGGTGTTGATCGTGAAATTGCTCTCCTGAATAATCGTACTATGACTGATACTCAGTATCGTTTAGCTCAGTTGAACCTTGAACTGACTGTCGAGAAAGAGAAATACGCATGGTATACTAAGCAAGCAGATAAGCAGAAAGAAGCAGAACAGTCAAGACGTGCTCAGGCACAGATTGAACGTGAAATCTGGAAATTCCGTCAAGATCAGCAGATGGAAATGGCTTCTGGACGCGAAAGAGCTCTTAATATTTCACAGACTAGCAGAAACGTTACTGGGGAATCTCAGAGACTAACTGAACAGCAAGCTTTGTACCAAAGTTTACTGGAAATTACAAAAGGAAATGCACAAGCTCAGGAAGAGTATAAGCGTAAGATCCAAGAAACTTCGGCAGCTCTAGCACAGCTTAAGATGCAACGTGATGCTCAGATGCAGCAGCAAGTCACTTCTTCTGTTGGTGGTGTTTACACTCCAACAACTGGACTGGAAGGAGATGATAAAGCAAATATGGATATGCAGAATAGGATGGCATCCTATGACCAGGCTATTTCTAAGCTGTCTGAACTGAACTCCGAAGCAACTGCTGTAGCACAAAGCATGGGTAACCTAACTAACGCTATGATCCAGTTCTCTCAAGGATCTCTGGATACCACTTCTCTAGTAGCGGCTGGTATGCAAACTGTATCTTCAATGATTCAGTATAGTGTTGGTCAACAGGTAAGTGCTATTGATGCAGCTATTGCAGCAGAACAGAAACGTGATGGTAAATCTGAGCAATCCAAAGCTAAGATCAAGAAGTTAGAGGCTGAAAAGCTCAAGATCCAGCAAGATGCAGCTAAGAAACAAATCATTATCCAGACGGCAGTAGCGGTGATGCAAGCAGCAACAGCTGTTCCGTATCCATTCTCTATTCCTCTGATGGTTGCAGCTGGTTTAGCAGGTGCTATGGCTCTTGCTCAAGCATCCTCTGCATCTGGTATGTCTTCTATTGGGGACTCTGGTGCTGAGACGGCTGGTTACTTAACTCTTGGAGAGCGCCAGAAGAACGTAGACGTTTCTATGTCGGCTAACGCAGGTGAACTTTCTTATATTCGAGGAGATCAAGGGATTGGTAATGCGAACTCTTTCGTACCTCGTGCAGAAGGTGGTAATATGTATCCTGGAGTTAGTTACCAGATGGGTGAGCATGGTACCGAAGTAATCACTCCTATGGTTCCGATGAAGGCTACTCCTACTGATGAACTCAAAGGATCTTCAAAGGGTACATCTGGTAGACCTATTGTGCTGAACATCAGTACGATGGATGCGGCTAGCTTCCGAGACTTTGCTTCGAGCAACAGTGCTGCTTTCAGGGATGCCGTGGAACAGGCTCTTAATGAGAATGGAACCACCCTGAAATCACTTGGTAATTCTTAATACTGGAGGAGGACTTTATGTCCTCCTTTTCTTTATGGAAAAATAAAAATTTCTTGATAAAATTTTCCAATCCTATTATAATATTGTTATTAAGAGGAGAAATTAACTATGAGACTACCAGACCCATACACGAACCCAGAGCTATCAGGGTTAGGTTTTGAAAGCGTTAACTTAGTAGACAATGACCCTATGATTCGTGATGAATTACCTAATGGTAAAGTTAGGGAGGTTAAGGTGTCTGCTCAATATTGGGGTATTAATATCTCTTATCCAGAATTATTCCCAGATGAATTTGCTAAATTAGACTCATTCATTCTAGATTATAAAAGAACAGGTAGCTATATTGATGTGTTATTACCACAATATGAAGCCTTCCGAGTTCGTGGTGATACTAGTGCTGTAAATATTCCTGCTGGACAAAAAGGTTCAACAGTTATTATGGACACTAAAGGTACACTTCGTGGACTGCCTAAACCAGGCGATTTATTTAAGTTGTCCAATCATCCAAAAGTGTATAAAATCACTTCTATCAATACAGCAGGAAATACTTGGAATATAAGTGTTTATCCTGATCTATTCATTACTACTACGGGTAGTGAGAAACCGGTATTTAATGGTATTCTGTTTAGAACTAAATTAATGAACGGAGACAGTTTTGGCTCTACGTTAAATAGTAATGGTACATATACTGGTATTTCACTTTCCTTGAGGGAAAGTCTATGAAGAAAATTCTTGACAGTGCAAGAGAGTATTTAAGAACTAATAATAAAATAAAAACTGCATGCCTTATTACTCTTGAATTGCCAAGCTCTACCGGATCAAGTTCTGCATACATTTATCTTACAGACTATTTTAGAGATGTAATTTATAATGGTATTCTTTACACATCCGGTAAAGTTAAGTCTATAACAACACATAAACAAAATAGAAAACTTTCCATTGGTAGCCTTTCTTTTACTATCACAGGTACTGCTGAGGATGAAGTGTTAAAACTAGTCCAAAATGGTGTATCCTTCCTAGATAGATCTATTTCAATCCATCAAGCGGTTATTGATGAAGAAGGTAACATTCTTCCTGTAGATCCAGACACTAATGGTCCTTTACTTTACTTCCGTGGTAAAATCACTGGTGGTGGTATTAAGGATAACATTGGTACTTCTGGAATCAGCACATCTATTATTACATGGAACTGTTCAAACCAATTCTATGACTTTGATAGAGTAAATGGACGCTTCACAGATGATGCTGACCATAGGGGACTTGAGATTGTTGCTGGCCAATTAGTTCCCTCTAATGGTGCTAAGAGACCTGAATATCAAGAGGACTACGGATTCTTTCACGCTAACAAGAGTATTTCTATTCTTGCTAAGTATCAGGTACAGGAAGAACGTTATAAGTTACAATCTAAAAAGAAATTATTTGGTCTTTCTAGAAGCTATAGTCTAAAGAAATACTATGAGACTGTAACTAAGGAAGTAGACCTTGATTTTAACTTAGCTGCTAAATTCCTGCCAGTAGTATATGGAGTTCAAAAAATTCCTGGAATCCCAGTATTTGCAGATACTGAACTGCATAATCCTAATATCGTATATGTAGTGTACGCCTTCTGTGAGGGTGAGATTGATGGATTCCTAGATTTCTACTTTGGTGATGTACCAATGATCTGTATTGATCCTAATGATAGTAAGTCTCGTACTTGCTTTGGTACTAAGAAAGTAGCTGGTGATACCATGCAACGTATTGCTTCTGGTCAACCAAGCTCTGAACCTTCTGTTCATGGACAGGAATATAAGTATAATGATGGTAATGGCGATATCCGTATCTGGACTTATCATGGTAAGGCTGATCAATCTGCTGCTGATGTTCTAGTTAACATTGCAAAAGAGAAAGGTTTCTATTTACAGAACATGAATGAGAATGGACCGGAATACTGGGACTCTCGTTATAAACTGTTAGATACTGCTTATGCTATCGTTCGCTTTACTATTAATGAAAACAGAACAGAAATCCCAGAAGTTAGTGCTGAAGTTCAAGGTAAGAAGATTAAGATCTATCATTCAGATGGTAGAGTAACTGCTGATAAGACTAGCTTAAATGGTATCTGGCAAACTCTGGACTACCTAACCTCTGATCGCTATGGTGCTAATATCACTATTGATCAGTTCCCTCTCCAGCAACTTATTCAAGAAGCAGCTATTCTGGATATCATTGATGAATCCTATCAGGTTTCTTGGCAACCCTATTGGAGATACGTTGGATGGACTGATGCTGTAGGAGAGAATAGACAAATAGTTCAAATGAACACTATTCTTGATACCTCTGAGTCAGTATTTAAAAACGTGCAGGGATTAATAGAGTCTTATGGTGGTGCTATCAACAACTTATCTGGACAGTATAGAATAACTGTTGAGAAGTTCTCAAACACCCCATTAGAGATTGACTTCTTAGATACCTATGGTGATCTGGAGCTATCAGATACTACGGGAAGAAATAAATTCAACTCAGTACAAGCCTCCATATTAGACCCTGCATTAAGCTGGAAAACTAACTCCATTACATTCTTTAACTCTATATTTAAGGAACAAGATAAAGGGTTAGATAAAAAACTTCAGCTTTCTTTTGCAAACATCACTAACTACTATACTGCACGTAGCTTTGCAGATAGAGAACTGAAAAAGTCTCGTTACTCACGAACTCTCACATTCTCACTACCATATCATTTCATAGGCATTGAGCCTAACGATCCGATTGCTTTTACATATGGTCGTTATGGTTGGGTTAAGAAATACTTTCTAGTTGATGAAGTTGAAAACTCTAGAGAAGGTAAGATTAATATTACACTGCAAGAGTATGGTGAGGATGTATTCATTAACTCCGAGCAGGTTGATAATAGTGGTAACGATATCCCTGATGTTAGTAATAACGTACTGCCTCCTAGAGACTTTATGTACACACCAACACCGGGTGGACAAGTAGGATCTATTGGTAAGAATGGTGAGTTATCTTGGCTTCCTAGCTTAACTAATAATGTTGTTTATTACTCCATCGTTCACTCAGGGCATGCTGATCCTTATATCGTACAGCAACTAGAAACTAATCCAAATCTACAAATGATCCAAGAAATTATTGGAGAACCTGCTGGTTTAGCAGTCTTTGAGATTAGAGCTGTAGATATTAACGGTAGACGAAGTTCTCCTGTAACATTATCGGTAGAACTTAACTCTGCTAAAAACTTAAGCGTCGTTAGTAATTTCAGGGTTACTAACACAGCTTCAGGAGATGCATCGGAGTTTGTAGGACCAGACGTTAAGTTGGCCTGGGATAGAATTCCAGAAGAAGATATCATTGATGGAATCTTCTACACTCTCGAAATCTACGATAATCTAGATCGTTTATTAAGAAGTGTACGAATTGAAGATCAGTATGTCTACGATTATCTACTGATATACAATAAGGCAGACTATGCTCTTCATAACGAGGATGCTCTAGGTATTAACAGGAAGTTACGCTTCCGTATAAGAGCAGAAGGTGATAATGGCGAGCAATCTGTGGATTGGGCATCTATTTAAATGATTTCGAATAATGCACCAGCCAAGATGGTCTTAAATAGTATTATGACTGGGTATACGATGGCGTATATCCAGCATTCTATCTATACCGACTACGATGTTATCGGTAGATCATTCTGGCTTAAACTTGGCGAAGAAGTGGATAGAAGAGATTTCACTGGAATCGACACTTTCTTTGTTATGATCAATAATTTAACTCCCTCAACAACCTATCAGGTTCAGGGAGCTTTTTATGACTCAATTATTGACTCAGAACTTTTAAATGCAAAAATTGGTATTAACCTCTCTAATGAAACTAACTTTAAAACAAAAGAGAAACCAATAATTGTTGCAGCAAGGTCTGAGTCAGAACCCGTGGATGTTGGGGTGGGCGCACCGATAGTTATTGTGGAAACAACTGGTGAAGCAAGCTACTGTACTATTGAGTTAAAAAGTACAGCCACTGAAGACAGTCCGTGGACTAAATATTACATCGGGGCTTTAGGTTCTACTATTAAATTTGGTGGAGTTCCTATCGGAGATTATAAGATCAGAATATCTGGTCAAGTAACTATGCCTGATGGTGTTACAGTTGACTCTTCTGGGTACTATGAGTTCCCTAATATTCTAACTGTAGCTTATAACTTTGTTCCTCCTACTGCACCTATTGATATCGTATTTAAAGCCGCACGAATTGCTGATGGTAAAGAACGCTACGATGTTAGAATCGAGTGGGATTGGGAACGTGGTGCTGGGGCTAACGTTCGTGAGTTCTTAGTTACTTATATAAATTCCGAAGAATACGCTAAAACCGGATGGGCTAAAGCTCAAAAGATAAACGTGGGTGCTGCTAGAGCTGCAACGATTATATCATTCCCATGGAAAGTTGAACATACTTTTAAGGTATCATCAATTGCCTGGGGACCAAATAAACAAGATATAACAGAGTCAGCTCCTGTAACATTTATTCTGAATGAAGATACTCCTCTAGATAATAGTTTTGTCAATGAGACGGGTATTGATGTTAACTATGCCTTTATTAAAGGCAGCATGAAAGATGGGGAAATCTGGAGACAAACATTCCTAATTGATGCAGCTACTGGTGCTATTAACATTGGTCTGCTAGATGAAGAAGGTAAAGCACCTATTTCTTTCGACCCTATAAACCGTGTTGTTAACGTTGATGGCAAAGTAATTACTAGAGATATTAATGCTGCGAACTTTATCATGACCAACTTATCTGGTAAAGATAATCCAGCAATTTACACTCAGGGTAAATCCTGGGGAGATAATAACTCTGGTATTTGGATGGGTATGGATAATACATCTGCCAAAGCGAAACTAGACATTGGTAATGCTACACAATGGATACGTTATGATGGTACTACTCTGCGTATCTCTAGTGGTGTAGTAATTGGAACGCCAAATGGTGACGTAGATATTGGAACTGGTTTACAAGGTAAGCAAACAGTATTTGTTTATAAGTTAGCAACATCTCTTCCAGCTAAACCATTAGAACAAGATTATCCACCTCCTGGTTGGTCAAAAACTCCACCTAACCGTACAGATATGACACAAAATATCTATGCGACTACAGGTACACTTGATCCAGTTACTAACAAACTTCTTGAAGGCACTAGCTGGTCTGATGTAGTGCAGTGGAGTGGTACTGAAGGTACTATAGGGCATGATGGACAGCGTGGTCCTGGGATGTACTCCATGGGTATTCCTGGATTAGGCGGTTGGGATGATGGACAAGCTAACGCATTCTTCCAAAATAACTTTGGAAAACCTCCGGTTAAGTATGATGTTCTAACACAATTTAACAGTAATGCTCCGCAAACAGCATTTACCCGTCAATGGAACGGGGCTGGGTGGATTAACCCTGCAATGGTTCTTCATGGCAATATGATTGTTAATGGAACTGTGACTGCTGATAAGATTGTGGCAGGAAATGCCTTCTTATCACAAATAGGTGTTAATATAATCTACGACAGAAATGCTGCGTTATCAGGGAACCCTGAAGCATACTACAAGATGAAGATAGACCTAAACAGTGGGTATATCCATATAAGGTAATTATAATGAGTACAGAAAACCGAGTTATTGATATTGTTGTTGATGAGAAAGTACCTTATGGTCTTATCATGCAATTTATGGATGTTGATGATAGTGTATATCCACCAACAGAAGTTCCTGTTAACTTAGAGGGGTACTCTCTACGCGGAACTATTAAAGCCAGCTTAGATGAAGATGCGGAAGTTCTGGCTAACTTTAAAGCTCGAGTTATTGATGCTGCTCAAGGTGCCGCGGCTATTAGTCTTAGCGTTGGAGATGTTAATAACATTGGTATTAAGGCGTCCAAAGAACGTGATAAATATAACCCAAGACAACGTTTTGCAGGTTACTATGACGTACTTATGACTCGAGATGTGATCGGTTCAGAAGTAAGCTCATTCCGTATCCTAGAAGGGAAAGTTTACGTAAGTGACGGGGTAACTCAATAATGGCTATTAGAACTAAAGTTATTGTACAGCAGGTTCTGAGCATAGATGATACTACAACTACTGCTAGTAAGTATCCTAAGTATACAGTAGTTTTAGGTAACTCTATTAGTTCTATTACTGCTGGTGAACTAACTGCTGCTGTAGAAGCCTCGGCTGCTTCTGCTGCGGCAGCAAAAGATTCTGAAATAGCAGCTAAAGAATCTGAACTAAATGCAAAAGATTCTGAGAATGATGCTGCTATCTCTGCCGGATCTGCTGAAACTTCTGCTACTCAGGCTGCTGCATCAGCTTCTGAATCTGAACAGCAAGCTTCCAGATCTAAAGTTAATGCTGATGCTTCTGCAGCTTCTGCTACAGAATCCAAAGACTTTAGAGATGCTGCTGAACTTGCTGCACAAAATGCTGAACAAAGTCGTAGACTAGCTGAACAAGCTAAAACTGCTGCTCAGACTGCTCAAGTAAACGCTGAGACAGCTAAAGCTGGTGCTGAAACAGCTCAAACTAATGCAGAAGGTTTTGCTAATACTGCGGGAGAATATGCTGCTGCTGCTAAGCAATCCGAGTTAAATGCTAAAACTTCGGAGACTAATGCTGCCGCTCATGAGGTAGAAGCAGGTAATCAGGCAGGTACTGCTACTACTGAAGCAGATCGTGCTAAAGCAGAAGCAGATCGTGCAGCTCAAGTTGTAGATAGCAAACTTGATAAAGTAGATATTTCTGGTTTCATTAAAGTTTATAAGACTAAAGCAGAAGCTGATGCTGATGTTACTAGCCGTGTTTTAGGGGAGAAGGTTCTAGTATGGAACCAGACTGAATCTAAGTATGGCTGGTATAAGGTAGCAGGAACGGAAGAAGCTCCTACCCTAGAATTAGTAGAAGTAGAGCAACGATTAGTATCCGTAAACAACGTTCATGCTGATGATGCAGGTAACGTACAGATTACACTTCCTGGTGGTAACCCTTCATTATGGTTAGGTGAAGTTACTTGGTTCCCTTATAATAAAGATTCAGGTGTTGGCTATCCTGGTGTTCTTCCTGCTGATGGTCGTGAAGTCCTTCGTGTAGACTACCCAGATACTTGGGAAGCTATTGAAGCAGGTCTGATTCCTTCTGTTACGGAAGAGCAATGGCAGGCTGGTGCAACACTGTACTTCTCCACTGGTAATGGTACTACTACCTTCCGTTTGCCTGATATGATGCAGGGGCAAGCATTCCGTGCTGCTGCAAAAGGCGAGGAAAACGCTGGCAGTATTAAGGAGCAAATCCCTTATATCACCATGATTAATGGTAAAACTCCTGAGGATGATGGTACTATTACATTAGGTAACGCTGCCAATAAGGATGTTTGGAACGGCACTGATGGTGAGGTATTATTAAGAGGAGCTTTTGGTCTTGGTGGCACAGGGATTGCTTTAAATGAGCCTGACTTGGTATCTTTCTTCAAAGCATGTAGAGCTTTTGGTTCTGGATACTATAGAAATGAAACAGCTATAGGGGGTTTACCTGCATATTCTGCTGGTTTCTATTCTAAAACTTCAGATACTCATTCCTTTATCTGTCCCCAGTACTCCAGTGGTATTGTATTTGTTGGTACTATTAACGATGCTGTATTAGATGGGGAGAATCCTACCGTAAATACTAACATTTTATATGGTACAGCTAATAAGCCTAATTTAAACGACGATACTCTTGGTGTATTATCAGTTACTAAAGGAGGCACGGGAGGTGCTAGCGTTGATGAGGCTAAAGCTAACCTAAAAGTTAACCGTTTGGTACAAGCTGACACATTTACCCTTGTTAATGCTCCAGATAACACAAGGCTTGTTGTTGGTAATAGTGGTGAGTTAGGATTTCAAAATACCGAAGGTTTAAGTATTGGACTACCAGTCTCTGGTGGCGGTACTGGAGCTATTACCGTAGATGGAGCTAGAAATAACTTAGGGTTAGGAAAATATCAAACCCCTAGATTTGCACACTTAGATCTTGTTGTTGGTATAGAGGGTGATGGTAATGGTGGTATATTAAACTTAAATAAAGTTAATAGTGCTGAAATTACTACTTCACAATCACGTATATACCATGAAGTACAGAATGGTAAAGCAAAAACTACTATTCATACTCGTAAAATAGAGGGTGGGGAGAAAAATCACTATCTACATATTGATGAGGATGGAAACCTTACTAATGTTAATGCCCTAAGGTCCGAGCATGTATATACTGGTGGAGTTAGCTCTACTGGATGGATATCTGCACACCAAAACAATAGAATAGGTTGTATTACTCAAGCGGGAGGTAATAAGGATATATACCTTAGTAACGTTGCTGATGATGGTGCTGGCGGTGGTTGGGTTAACCTAATACAAGGAAACTTCTACAATGGTTGGTGGCAGATGGGTGGGCGTAGAACGGGTAGCGACTCACTACAGAATGCGGAAATTAGAGTTAATAGTGGTAAGGGGCAGGAAGGTTGGTTTGTTTTTAATCCAAACGGACGTTTAGTTGTTAGCCAAGGATTTAATGCTTATGCCCCTGCAAACACCCCAATGTTAAGAATGGAAGGTACTGCTACAGGTGAAACAGGATGTTTTGCTAGTGGTTTAGTTGCTTCCGGTGGTTGGGTAGATTGGAGAACAAGACCTTGTGGTATGTTGGTAGAATCTCCAGCTACTGATTCAGCTGTTAACGTATTTAAGGTGGTTAAATGGGGTACTGATTGGGTTACTAGTATGGACTGTGTAGCTTGGTCAGCTGGTGGTGCTACTACCCGTATTAACGTATCTGGCGCATCATACGAGTTTAACCATGGTGGTACAGCTACTGCTGCTGCATGGGTCAGCACTTCTGATATTCGTTTAAAAGCCAATCTTAATAAGATAGAATCTGCTCGTGAAAAAGTAAAATCTTTAGTAGGGTATACTTACTATAAGAGAAACAATACACAAGAGGAAGATGAGCACTCTATATATTCTATAGAGGCAGGACTAGTGGCTCAGGATGTTCAACTTGTACTTCCTGAAGCCGTGGAGAAGATAGGTGACTCTGACCTCTTGGGTGTTAACTATGCTGGTGTTACAGCTCTATTAACTAATGCTCTCAATGAGCTTAGTGAGGAGTTTGCTACACAACAGGAAGAACTCAAGTCTGTTAAGGCAGAACTGGCAGAGTTAAAAGCTCTAGTAGCCACTCTGGTAAATAAGTAAGAGTATAGGGGAGTAATCCTCCCCTATTTACTAAGGAAATACTATGTCACGTAATTTAATGCCTAAATCTGGCGCAATGGCGCCATATATTGTTGTTAACAGGGATGCTGCTGTTGCGGGTGTCTTCTCTGTTGATGGAGAATCTGGTGCTGTTGTTCTAACTTCTAAATACTTACAAATCTCTAAGTATACTACAGATAAAGCGGCTACAGATTCTGCAATTAAAAGTATCAATGAGTCTATTGGTAATATTAATACTGCTCTTGGTGGTATTAATACATCTATAGAAACTAAAGCGGCGAAAGGTGCTAATAATGATATTACAGAACTAAATGCACTTACCAAAGCTATTACTATTGCTCAAGGTGGTACTGGTGCTACTGATGTGGCGGGAAGTAGAAAGAATCTAGGTCTTACCGCTTTTGAAATGACTGCTGTAGATACTAGAATGTTTAGTCCAGATAGGAAAAAGATACTTAGAATATCTGATGCCATGTGGGGGGCCTATAATCTTGAAACAGGCCAAGAAATTGCACTAGGGATTGGTAGTGGAGGCACTGGTGCTTTAAATCCTAAGGACGCAAGAAAAAATCTAAATATCCCTGTTGGGGCTAATGCTGAGATAATTCCGGCAAATAGTAATGTCTTAGACTATATTGCTATTGCAGGTCAAAGTGGATACTACTCTTCCGGGGATTTAGTTACACATATACCCCCAGTTAAAGAAGGTTGGTGGACGTATAATTTCCATTGTCATGGAGTAGATATTAACGGTGCTGCACAGTATGGTGTTTTAAAGGCTGTTGGATTATCAGGTAGTTCATGGATTAACGTTCTAGATGGTACGGGTAACTGGAAAGGTTGGCAAGAACAGTTTAATCTGCAATCAACTGTCCTAGTAACTAATGGTGGTACTGGAGCAAATACGGCTGCAGGTGCTATAACTAAATTAGGAATTCCTAATATTGCAGAATGGACTCCTGCTAATGGGGTAGTACGTTGGACAGTTAATACTCCTTCTGAGCCTACAAGTACAGGCACAATATTAAAAGGGGGATTACTAGAAAGCTCTCATAATATTGCAGGGGTACAACGTGTTATTACTAGTTTAGTTCCTGAGTATAAGTGGGGCGAATCTGATACAGTTACTAATCTTAATGTGGCTCTATCTGACGCACAAGGACATATTATTCGCTATGGTGGATATAAATTCTCCTCCAGTGGGGTAGCTTCTTTTGGTACTTTAAGAGCGTTATCTTTTGATGGTATTATACTAGATAGGGGCGGAGATCCTACTTTCTCAAATAGAATAGTTCTTGAGACAGTAAAAGGAGCTGAAGGTGCTACATTAGCGGGGAGTATGGCTAACTTCGTAGATGGAACATCACGAGTAGTAGTTAACGCTTTGAGTGTCTCTAATAATAGAAAAACTGTTTTATACCCCAGCGGTGGTGTTATATGTAAGCCTGGACTTTTAGGAGATCCACAACTTTATAGTTATAGTATTGACTATTCTGGAGGAGCTGCACAGCTGTGGATTGATAGCTCTAACTTTGGTAATATACAAACAGCACCAGTATCTGATAAGTTACTAAAGAAAGACATAACTTATCGTACGGATAATGAGGTTGCCCTTAAACAAGTAATGCAGTGGAAGATAGCTGACTTTAGGTACAAGAAGAGAGGTATGCTACCTGAGTCGGAGATGAAAACTGGTTGGATTGCAAACGATCTTGTAACTATAAGTCCAGAGTGTGTCAAAGGTGTAGGATTAACCAAAGGTTTTGATGAAAATAACCCTAAAGGAGCTTATGAACTAGATACGGTTGCAATAATGGCTAAGATGTCTCAGGCTATTCAGGCACAGCAAAAAGAGATAGAAGAGTTGAAAGAACTTGTCAATCAACTACTCACTAAGTAAAAGAAAACCCCAGTGGACAATCCACTGGGGTTTATTATTATCTACTACCTGCAATAATACCTAAGTTATATACTGCTAGCATGGCTTTAAGCATAGGATCTTGAGATTCAGTGCAGAGTGCGATAAACCCTTCTTCATCCCACTGTTCTACTGCACCCGATACATCAACCCTCAGTACTATTTTCTCAGGTTCAACGTATTTAACGTCAATCTTGTAAAAATTAGATTGGTCTATATCTAATCCTGCCATATTAGGATCAGCAAAATTATTTACTTCCTGAGCTTCCAAAGCCGCCTTCTCCACGATCAGTCTCCTCTAGTTCGTCAACGATTTCAAAATGATGGGTTGAGTAGTGTGGTAGTACCACTAGCTGACAAAGTCTCTCGAAATTCTCCAGAGTTTGCATTTCAGAACCGTAGTTATAAAGGTTCATCTTAATAGTACCACGGTAGTCTGAGTCGATCACTCCTGCGGTATTTGCGATCATCAGTTTACGCTTACCTAAAGAGCTGCGAGGAACTACCAAACCAAACCAACCTCGCGGAATTTCCACCGCAACACCGGTGTCAATCATAAGGGATTTGCCTGGTGCAATAGCACGTAAATCTGCCGCAAGGTTAGTACCAAAGAATGCACGCAGATCCATACCTGCGGCATCATCAGAACCAATCTTCGGCATACAATCTGGATGAGTTAGTTTAATTTTAATCATTGTCCTGCGATCTCCAAAATATCTTTCGTAAACTTATCTAATACGTCTTGACCCACAGCAGCAATAGCATCTACACAATAGGTCGGTAAATCAACCAGAATCAAGTTTCGGAAAAGCAACTCCTCCGATGCGTTTAGATTCTGTATATATTTCTGTTTCCCAGGCAGAGGGAGTTGATCAATAATATCCAGAACATTACCAAATTCACGGATAATATTATAACCACGTTTTGCACCAATGCCTTCAACACCACGAATGTTATCACCGAGATCCCCCATAATTGCTTTTAGAGAGATAAATTGATCGACATCATCAACGTTATGATGTTCATACATATCACGAAGATGATATTCACGACGTGTGGTAAAGGAGAAGCGAGAAACTCGATCAGTTAATAGAGTATCCCAGTCACCATCAGTAGAGATCAGCCAAACATGATCATATAAATGACCAATGAGCTTAACAATATAAGCTGCCATATCATCTGCTTCTACACCACGAATAGTGAAAGTTGGGAATGTGGTTTCACACAACTCGAAAGCATCACGAAGGTATTCAAAGAACTGTTCATCCAGTGCTTTCTCTTCTTCTGTACGTTGAGCATACTTTTCATCACGGTTTCCTTTATAATCAGGAAGATGCTCTAAACGGAATACAGACTTTCCTTTATCACCGAGAACGATTGTAGTTCTAGCTGAATAGGATTTTGCGAGAGATTGAATTGTAGAAACATAACTTGATGCGAATGGTTTCTTACTATTATTATGTTTGAAGCGGAAGCCTAAGTTAGTTCCATCAACAATCATTAGGTTGCGACGAGAAGCCAGCTCAGCTTCTTCCTCTTCAATAAATTTTCCCCAGGATTTACTCATTATTTAATTAAGTCCTCAACAGATGCGTGATGTAACCACGGTTCGAATAACCCGATTACGATTTCCATGTTTTTCTTATTTAACACCATATGGGTACGACTCATTAAGTTGTCAACCATCGGGTCTGAGCTATCCAAAGCAATTAACCACTGTCCTCTGTCTTTCTTGAATATTAAGGCTGGTTTGGAGTTCATCTGTTCACCTTCACGGGAACACTGCTGCCACCACTTCTCTAGAGTGGATTCACCAACATTAAATAAATTACTTGATATGTTATCATCTTTATACCACTTAACTTCGAAGCAGTATTTACTAATGTGTCCGCTTTGTGGTGGAAGGTAGATGTCACCCTTCAGTCCATGGCTCTGGCCAAAAGCACCAGAGCCTGGAACACGTTCCCACTCAAGACCTGTACGTTCACGCAGTATATCTCTTACCTGATATTCACCGCGTTTGCCTTTCTCTCTACTATCTACGGCCATGTTTTATTCTAAGTAGGAAAATCCTTCTGCATCTTTTTTAACAGTAATCTTATGGGCTAATGGATGCGTATGCCCATGAGAAACAATGATAGAATTCAGACTATCTTCCTCATTTAATAATTCAACGAGAGTATCAAGTCCTTTCGTATCAATAAAGCTAATAACTTCGTCAAGGAACAGAAGATTAATATTAACTTTACTAATAGATGTTAACAGCATTCTAATTGCTAACAGAGTTGCTAAATTAATTCTACTTTGCTGACCAGTGGAGCAGTTCTCCATACTGGTACGATTTCCATCATTGAAGATTACTACTTGTAATTTCGTTTCATCAAGCTCAAATCCAAGTGCGAACTTACCACCAGTCATAATAGAAAGATATTTATTAATTAATTCCTCAAATACTTTCACACTATGCTCTAGTTTATATCCTACCAGATTTTTCAATGCAGCGATCAGAATATCAAGATCAGCAACAGCTTCTGATACTCCATCCAGTTTGGACGTTATCTCAGACATTTCTGCCTCAGCTTTCTCTATCTGTTCTAGTTTCGCTTTATACTTTGCATTAGCTAACTCGACATTTGCATTATGCTCTTTGGCAATTGCAACTTTAGAACGTCCATCAGCGATTTCCTGTTCTAATTGTCGGATTTGCACCTGTAGGATTTGTACATTGAGTTCTTCAAAAGAAGAATCACTCATTGAATTTTTGAACTCGTCTCTAGCTGCTACTGCCTTATCCAAAGCATCCTTAGCTCTAGTGTACGCAGTGTACTCGACTTGTTCTTTCTTCAACTGCTCTAGCGTAGCTTCAAGAGATTGTTTCTCTTTAAATAGAGGATCATACTCTGTTCTAGCCATATCCATTGCTTTTTGAGCAGCAGTTGTATCAAGATGAGTGCCACAAGTAGGGCATTCAGTATTTGAAGCCTCTTGCTTGAACTTCTGATAACGTTTCTTGACTTCTCCTGCACGTGAGGTAACAATCGTTAGGTCACGCGTAACACTTGAGATCTCTTCAGATTGGTCAGTGGGCGCGGGGAGATTTTTGAAAGGCTCGAAAGATTGTTCGGCAACTTGTACAGCTTTGTCCAAATTACGGAGTTTAGTAATATTAGCCTCTTGTGACTTGGCTAATGCCGCCTTAATTTTCGATTCAGTAAGTTCTTGTGCTAACGGTTCTTCATCAAACTCCGGAACTTCAACTGGCTCTTGTAAACTTCCGAGATTACCTTTTCCATTGAGGATCTTCGTAATTACGGCCATCTGGCCTTGCAAGTTACTTAACGTACTTGCCACTTCTTTACGATCAGCTTTAATAGTTTCTGACATCTCTTTATACTGTTCCTGATTGAACAGATTAACAAGGAAAGCTTTACGTGTTGCATCAGTTGCTTTGAGGAAGTCTAGATTGGAACCGACAGATTGATAGATCAGTTTAGTGAATGTTTGGAAGTCACCACCCATAATCTCTTCAATCATCTTATACGTTTGGGTTGCTGTGTGTCCACTGATATCTTCTCCATTCTTAATCAGTGTAACCTTAGCAGTTGATTTAACTACTTTATGTAATTCATACTCATCTTCATCTTTCGAGAAGTAAGCGTGCATATCATACTCTTTCTTCGGAGAACCCCAAGAGAATAGGGCATCCTTCTTGATACCACGTGAGTTCTTGTTATAAAACAATTCCTCAATAACAGTAGCAATAGTGGACTTCCCTAGACCGTTTCCTCCGATTAACTGAGTAACTGGATTCTTATCGAAATGAATTACGATATCCTTACCATAAGACATAACGTTGCTGAATTTTAGTGTCTTAATTATAATCTTTGACATATTTAGCAGCTCTAGCCAAGATTCTATCAATGTCGTCTTGAGACAGCTTTTCAACTTCACGGAAGTAAAGCTCAAGCTCGCCTAGCATATCAAGATCAACAAGATTTAACTTAGCATCTTTAGTAACTCGATGGTTAATCTTTTTATCTAAGAGATCGGAATCTTTAATAGATTTTAACTGAACGACGTCACCAGTGACTTCATAGATTACACGGTCATAGTCACTAGGCTCCATTTCCTCACCAACTCCGATTGTTTTACGAATCAGCTGGGGTAAGTCACCAAGTTCAATCCATTCTACTTTTAATGTGTCGGTATCAATGATAAAACAACCATTTGTACCTTTTGTGCGTTCTCTGTGGAACGATGTAGTTAATGGAGATCCTGGATAAAGAAGTCTAGTAGAACCAACAGTTTGACTATTAGTATAAGAATGTAAATCGCCAGCAATTACAATGTCATAACAGTTATACCTCGTTAGATCAATTTCTGGTTTTACATGTGGAGGGATTTCACCACGAACATGCGTGAAACATAATTTTGATTCAGATGGCTTCCACTTTGGTTTGTGAATTTCATCATAAGGGATAATATCAAACTCAGGAGAACGATATGGTTTAGTAATGACTTTCCAATTTCCGTTTGTTACTTTATTAATAACTCCTGCATAATGATACAGACATGAAATAGTTTTAGTTAACATTTCATGGTTCCCTGTGAAGATCTTGCCTGGATGGTCAAGTCTTGACATGAACTGTTCAAGAAGTTCTATTTCTTCCGACGATGGGTCGGCAACATCAAGAATATCACCACCAGCAATATGCAGATCACAGTTATGATTATGGAATATGTCATTTAACCGTTCTCCTAGCATCAGGAAGCGACGCTTCTGCCATTCCTTTGGAACTTTATCTTGTCCTAATTTGATATGATGATCAGCACTAAATAGTATTCTCATAAGTTAAAAAGAAAGGGAGCCGTAGCTCCCCTTGGTTTATTAGTCGTCCAGATCGCTAGCAGCTTCAGCGTCGATGCCTTTCTGAGAACCAGCATCACCACCAGACTTAGCGTCACCGCCGTCTTGCTTCTCACGACCTTCCATGAAGGCGAGAATAGCTTCTTTCTGCTCTTCGTAGGACGGAACCGGGTAGGTTTCTTCCAGAGAAGGAACTTTTTCGAACTTGATGAACTCACCAGTATCGTCACACATAGCTTCACCGAGGATATCAACATCAGCAGCGTGTTGTTTAGCTTCTGCGCTAGAAGGATCTTTCAGAGCCATCTGGAACTGCATTGCTGCGATCTGCTGTACATCGTACTCAGTATCGAAACCTTTACCTTTCTTCTCGATAGAGATATCAATATCGAACGGGTCAGACAGTTTCAGCTGCTTCATGATAGACTGGATGCCTTTCAGGATAGTAGCTTTAACTTCCATGACTTTCAGTTTGTTATCAGAACGGTCGATAACGAAAGCAATGTAGTTTTTCTTCGGTTTCAGCGGAACACGATTACCATCTTTGTCCAGCTCTTTCTCGAAGAATCCCATTTCGTGAATCGGGTCAGCTTTACCGCGAACGAAGCTCTCTTTAGTACGGTTGAAACGCAGGCACTCAAACGGAGCTGCATTACCATCTTTGTTAGTCAGCCAGTAGACATAACGTGGAAGAACACCAGAAACGATACGAACACGAGTTACACCGTTGTTGAATTTCAGGAAGTCGATTTTATCGTTAGAACCGCCAGTAGTTTCGCCCCAAGACTTAGCCATATTTTATTTCCTCTTTAAAGATTATCTTCGATTTATTGATTGCAATTAGTGGGTTAGTGTCGATTACAGAACGTGGTATCCATACGGGAACATATTGCATGTCCAAACTCGGATCGTTTGTAAACTTATATTCGGCATAATTTCGTAGACTTAGAATTCCTAGATATTCTGCCAGTTGTCTATTAGACAATTTGTAAGGGTTATCAACAATAGTTGATTCATTCAAGATGAATGAAGAACCGACCAGTAGTTGGTGAGCATCAGGCTCTGCAAGCATTCTATTAAATAGCTTGACAATCAGGTCGGAATTTCCTCTAGCTAAGAGGTAAATTCTCTCGTAATCAAAGAATTTCATTTTTGTCTCTCATCAATTTATGTATATATTATACATTAAATCGGGAGGATTTGACAAGTACAATTTTTATTTTTCTGCTTCGGACTTTCTTATCAATCCGAAACTTTCTCTCTCAAATTTATGTATATATTATACAATAATTATGAGCAGTTGCCAAATGCAATTTTAGCTAATTGTACTGCTTTCTCCGGAGTCATAGTAATGGTTTTCCATGCATTATTTCGATACACGGCCATACGTCCAGAAGCCTGTCTTAAACCAGTACCTCCTTTCATAATTAAATCTACAACAATCGGATCGAGTTTACCATCAACAATACGTTGAACGCGACCTGCTAGCTGTTCTATGAGAGATTCATTATTAATGAGACTTCCCATTATTAAACAAGACAGCTCGTTAAGAGAAATACCTTCTGAGAAGATACTCTGAGCTGCTGCAAGTACACATGGTCCACCCTCCGCTACATCTTTCTGGATTCTCAATCGATCATCCAAAGGAGTTGCACCTATAATCTCATAGGTTGTAACACCACGTTGTGCGAGAGCTTCTAGTATTGTTTGAATTAATTCTGTTCTATCACTTACAAAGAGAACCTTATGCCCCATAGACACGTATAAGTGTGCTAGGTTTATAATAGTTTCCCGATATTCAGGATGATTATATACATCGTTAGCACGTAATGCCCACGGTACGTTCTGGTTTCCTGATAACTCAACAGGCACGGAGTACCTATGGATTGTAGGTGGAACAGTGTTATTAACTGGAGGACTAAAGATCTTATATCCAAAGAAGTCTTTGAACATAACTTGCAGGCCATCCTTACGCTTTAACGTACCTGATAGACCGATCTTATAGCGAGCACACGAAATCTCTAGGAAATTAGTGAAAGTCGTAGCCACACAGTGGTGAACTTCATCAACTATAACAGTACCAAACACCTTAGAAAGATTATTCGCATGTTTGTTCACTGTTTGTATATTACTGACCACGATTGGTGGGTCAATATTATACTTCCCAGAACCTATGATACCTGGCTCAAACCCAAACCATTTACGAACTTCCGCAGCCCACATTTCACGAATGGATGTGTTAGTACAGATTACCAGAGTTTTCTGGCCAAACTTATATGCAAGAGCTAGAGCTAGGATAGTTTTACCAAATCCAGGCTTACCATTAATAATACAGGTGTCATCGCACTCTTCATATATAGGAAGCTGATCTTCTTCACGTAGCTTGAACTGAGGTTCTGGTATTTCTACCGGAGCTAACGTGCGTTTATCAACTAATTCATATTTCACTCCCTTAGTATCTAGTAAATCCAGACGTGTAATGGGAATCCACTTAATCTCTTTAGCAACAACACCACTATTCTTATACATAATAGGGTATTTACTAGTCATTGTCTCGATGTGATAAGTGGTTTGCTTACTACAATACTCCCATAGTTCATCATCGGGCTTGAAATAGGCTTTATTAGATATAACAACCTTCATAATTTTATTCTAAGTCTAGGAATTTCAGGCTCCTCTTGATGGACTTGGTAAATAACAGGGCTATTATTTACCAGAATATAGCTTATATAAGCTGGAACATAGGATAGCACGAATGGGTAAGGGACTTTAGCCACATAGCATTGATACTTTCCATTATAAATTCTTGCAGAATGCAGAACTTTAGACGTGATAACATCATAGAACGTAGTTTTCTTCCAATTAATGAGATTTCCATCAGAATCTATGAACTGGCTACGCTTTGACCCAACTAATTGGGACAACATTGATATTCTACCACGAATAGGATAGAGCTTATAAGGTAATTCTTTCCGCTTCTCAAATAAGGCTAACCTACGTTGAGAGAATGTGCCAGGCAACTCCCTGTTATCTAGCACATATTTATTATATCTTGTTGTAATTACGGAATAATCACCTTCCTGCTCAATTGATACAAACGCCCGTAAAGCATATACGGGCAATTTGAAATCAAGCACCTAAAATCCTTTTCACATTATCCAGATCTTTACATACAGCAATAAACTTATCATCCTTGTACTTGCTGTGGTCTGGATGCTCTTTATCCATTGCAGCTAACTTCTTATACTCGAAATCTGCATCGAGTAATACACCCTTAACATAACGAGTATATTCATCATCATCAATACAAGCGATTGATGGGTGCTGTTTCTTCATCTTACCACAAGAGTAGTCACGAGAACCACCTTTCTCAGAATCAGAATCAATACCGATTGGGCAGCCAGGGATACTAATACCACGATCCTTCTGGATGTTACGAATCAGAATCTCGTTATACTGATCAATCAGATCTTCACGTACAATAGCAACCACGGAGTCGTGAACCAACATGACGATCTTCATCTCTTTTCCTAGACCCAGAGATAGGATTTCTTCATCAGCATCAATAGCACCTAACAACAGGCTATCAGAAGATGCAGACTGAATGATTGCGTTAAATCCAGAACGGATTTCTTCACCCTGAACACCACGATCTTCGGAATGGATGTTGTGCAGACGACGCTTACGACCAAAGTGACTATAGATGAATCCAAAGTTCTTGATCTGATCGTGGCACTTATCAATCCAACGCTTAAGTTGAGGGAACTGACCGAAGTAAGTTTCGATATAGTCCTTCGCATCTGCAACGGTACATTCAACAAACGGTTCGCCTGTCTTAGCAGCCTGTTCCAGAAGAGCTTCGTTAACAGAATGAGCAACTTTAGCTGGACCAGAACCATACAGAATACCGAAGGTAATTGCCTTAGCAGCCTGACGCAGAGCTGGGAACAGCTTCTTAACATCACGTGGTTCACAGGTCAGTTTAAATACCATGTGTGCGATGTTTGAGTGGAAGTCAGGGTATTTATCAGGCTCATTCTTCATGTTGATAAATACTTGTTGCATGTTTCTGTCGCCAGACAGTACAGCAGCGTAATAAACTTCCGCAGTTGTTAAGTCCCATGCGATTACACGATATCCAGGAGGAGCTACTACACAACCCTTGATAATAGATTCATCACGTGGTAACTGTTGCAGGTTCAGCTTACCAGAAGAACTCAGACGACCAGAAGTAGTCATGTGTTCATGGAAGCCGGTACGAATGCAACCATCTGCATCGATACTTAGAAGAATCTTCTCAACATAAGTAGAGATCAGCTTAGTCAGCTTACGAATCTCTAACAGAGTTTTAGCAATCGGGTGCTGAGTAGCCAGTTCGTTCAGAGCTTCTGCGTTTGTAGAATCTGCACCGGTATCCGTCAGTTTACCAGTTGGAGTCAGACCAACATAATCAAACAAAAGAACACGGAGTTGCTTAACAGAGTTCGGGTTAAATGCTTCGTTCTGATCTTTTTCTAGCTGAACGACTTCTGGATAAGTATACAGCTTCTCACGAGCCATATTTAATCGATGCGTCAACTGATACTGAGCTTCTTTCAAGCGATCAACAGAAATCGGTACACCACGATCTTCAACACGTTGAAGGAATACACAACCAGGCATCAGAACGTCATAGTACAGACTGCAAAGTTTTTCGTTCTTCTCAATTTTTGGTAAGAAGAAGTTATGCAGACGCAGAGTAGCATCGGTATCTTTTGCAGCATATGGCCACATAATATCAAAGGGAATCAGATCATAGCTGAAATCCTCTTTTTTGATCTTATGTGCCTTGCAATAATCATCCTTAAACTTATCCAGTTCAAAGTCGTAATCGCCCATGTCAGTATACTTCATAGCCAGAGATTTCAAGCCGTGAGTACCACGACGTTCATCGAGAACATAGTGTTGTAACATGGTATCATGAAGTCTACGCTCTTTATGCGCTTTCTCGAAGGAAAGTCCTAGATGATAGGAGTAAAAGTGCATATCGAACTTCAAGTTATGGAAAACGATCTGATGATTCTTGCTATCCAGAATTTTCTGGAGATAATGTACAGCTACTTCGGTGATACTGTCAGAGTCAATATAGACACCCTGATACTCTTGGTGAGACATAGAAACACCAAGCAGATAACCATCTCGAGCATACAGAGCTGAGGTTTCGGAGTCGAATGCGATAGGTCCGATAACCATGTTATACACCATCTTGATGTATTCTTCAGCTTCGTCTGGATCAGTAATAGGACGATAATCACCGGCTTTTGCAATCTTCTCACGACCATTGATAATATTGTGAATACTTTCAACAGTTGCATCGAAAACTGGTTTCATTTCAGGTTTAAAGTGTAGCTGAGCTGGACTAATACTTGCAATCCAGTTGGCATAGCCACCATGCTCTACACGTTTACCAGTATAATCACCGATACCTTTCTTACCTGCGAAATACAGGAAAGGTTCAGCACCAACTAGTACAACAAAATCGTAATCGTTCGGATCGAACGGATTATCTGGAGTTCCGATTGTAATATGCTTTTTCAGCAAACGACCAGATAACTTCTCGTTACACATATGGAATACATCAACTTCCTCACCGTAAAGCTGGAAGTGTTTATCATAACGAGTGTTATTTAGAGCTTTATCAACTACTGCAATTTTCAAATTTAGTCTCCTTTTGGTAAGTAAGTATAACTTCAGTGTTTCTTCTCTAACTTACCAATATATTATACCAAATCTTTGAGCGATTCGGCAACTAAAATTTCAATACGTTGAGCCAACATATCGATCTCTTCTTTATTTAAATCACCTGGGTCTTTGCCTTCTGGAAGAAGGAAGTTACCAACTACAGGTGTTAAACGTGTTTTTGTACGAATTAACTTCGCCAGTGCTTGTGCGGCTTTATTACCAGAAGCATCATTATCTAATAAGATAACTACTACTCTTACTCCAGCAATAATGTAAGGACTAAACTTATCCGCAATGTTATCAGGTGTAAACTGATGTGTACCAAAGCAGCAAGAAGCATAATCCACACCGTTATCTTCTAGATTTAACATATCAAAGATACCTTCAACTAGAACAAGAACTGGTGTATTATATCGTACAGGGAAAATCGGTGGTGAAACTTGTTTTGGTTTTACTAAGTATTTAGGAGGGGCAGAACTGTTTATAGAACGTCCCAGGAATAGGATATTGCGTCCAACAGCATCTGTTATTGGGAATACAATTCTGCCTTCCCAGTCTGCTTGATGTTGGAAAGCAAAATATTTCTTCAAGGTCTTAGAACTGATACCTCGGAAATCACCTTCGAAAAGGTAAGCAGATTCAGGAATTGCAAGATTCGTAGATCCATTCCTAATCTCTGAAATCTTTTTACGTACTTGTGACAATCTTGGTGACTGTCTGTACTGAGTCTCATTAAAATAATGGTAAATGCTCGGTATTCCTCTACCGAAGCCACAACTCAAGCAATGCATAATGCCTGATTCAGGATCAATACGCAAACTTGGGTGTTTATCATCATGATCTGGATTGAGACAACAGATGAGGATGTCCCCACCTGTGTCTTTGTATTCAATGCCTTTCAGATCAAGTAGTTCTGTTATTCTACTCATATATCGCTGGCCTGTTCACCTGTTGAATTTTCAGCTTTGTCTTTCTTAGCACGTTTAGGTTGAGCTGGTTTATCCTTTTCAATAGGAATAACGAACTCAGCTTCCATTTGCGCAATATCTTCCATTGCTAGGTTGGTAGTGTTATCCATTCGTAGAGTTTCCCAGTTCATCTTAGGCATAAACTTCACACTATCAGAGGAACGAGTCTTAACGAAATCAAACATAATAGCACCTTGACCATTATCAGCTTTTGCAGCATTAAGATTAGCAGCCATATCTGCGGAATCAAGAATCCCTTTAGACATACGCGTTCTACCATCTTGGTCAATCTGGTAAGGGGCAACACCAGCCACGTTATGTTTCTGGCAGATAGATTTGAAAGATGAACTAACAACCATCTGTTCTTTCCAGTCATACATGTCAATGGTCTTTGAATCTGGAAGTCTTGTTTGGTTAATATAGTCTAGAAGAGCTACAGTAACCTTATCACCATACTTAGCAACTAGTTTATTTAATTCTACGTCAACCGTCGTAATAGACAGTTCAGGATCGTAAACGATGATCATAGGAGTGTGAAGCTCATAGCCTTCAAGGAGTTTACTTTCCATATCATAGAAGTCACTCATTTTAGCCATAGTGTATTGCTTAACGAAGTTATCGAAAAGTTCTTCACCACCATTAAACATTCTAGCCCTAGTTCTGGCTAATCTCAACAGAGCAGCACCTTCAAGAGTGTTATTACGCATTGCTAATGCAGATACTCCAGCTAACATAGCCAGATTACGCCTAAACACTTCGTGCTCTTTCATCTCAATTGAGAAATATGGAGCAATGTCTCCATTCAAATATTGCTGAACCTGTATGTTTGAACAGATAATGGATTTACCAGTACCACGCCAACCACCAAGCAGTAACGTTTCTGTGCGAGCTAAACCAATTTGAGCGTCGAACTCATTACAAATACCAAGAGCGATCAAGTTCAGTTTGGTATCTTCTTCTCTCTGGAAAATACGCATTGTGTCTGCGTTGAATACCTTTCCAGTATTCGTTACTTTCTCTTCTAATTTTAAGTGAAGGGAGGCAACTCGGTTGAGAATTTCTCCCTGATCCAGCATTGTTAAATCTTGAAGCACGTCTGTTTCTAGAAGTTTCAGGAATAGATCCTGTGTATATTCAGCTTCTAGGACTTCAAGTGCCTGTTCCATGCTCACTTCTGGAATTTGAGTGTTAGCTAAGACGACAAGAGCTTGAGAAAGGCGGGCGTTCCTATTGGCCTCAAGCATCAGTGCGTCAATGGACGGCATTGCGTTATATTTCTTATAATAATTCTGGACGGCTTGGTAAATTGAGGAGAAAGCGTCATTAAAATGATCTTTATGCAGTTTTGAGAATGTTTCCAATGCTATTTGCTTCTGTTCAGAAGCGAGAAGCATCTTCAACACTACAGCTTGCACGTTAAACAAGGTCATTCTCCTTTGCACGCTTTCGTGCCTTCTAAATGCAAAAAGGGGAAGGAGCATAGCCCCCTCCCCTTAGGTTTAATTTACCAGATTATTCAGCAGCCGCAGCTTTTGCATCCAGTTTAGCACGCTTAGCGGCACCATCATAGTCCTTAGCAACCAGACCACGACGAGACAGCATAGATTTAACACCGCGCTCAGACTTACCAGTTTTCTCAGCGATCTCAGCAACAGTCATGTTAGCCAGATCCAGACCTTCTAACAGATCTTCACGAGTTTTAGCACTTGAAGTTTCCTGTACCGGCATAGCAGCGATACGACCTTCACGAAGCAGGCTCAGAGCTTTACCACGGATCTGCTTAATATTGCGACCGAAGTGAGCAGCGATAGCTTCAATAGTAGCACCAGCAACAACCTGATTAACGAAATCAGTTTCTTCGTCAGGAGTGAAGGAACGAACAGCAGCAGCTTTTTCAGTTGGCTTAACAGAAGCGGTCATTTCCAGACTCAGGATCTTACCTTGTACCTGCTTAGCACCGAACTGACCACCAGCTACAGCAGCAGCGATTTCAGCGTAAGTATACTGACCAGCATGAGCGTTCAGGAAATCAACTAGTTCAGCTTCCTGCTCAGGAGTCCACGGGGATTTCTGTACTTCGTTAGCTTTCTGTACTTCGAAACCTTCTTTACGCAGCTTAGAGCCAACAGAGCGAGCGGTAACGTCTTTACCAGTCTCGGTAGCCAGTTCAGCAGCGATAGCAGCTACTTGTTCTTGAGAGATTACAGCAACACCCAGAGCAGTGGCTTTTGCTTTCAGAGACTCGGTTACACCTTCTACGTTCCAGTTCAGTTTAGACATTATTATTTTTCTCCAATAGTTCTTTAATCGACAGGATTTCTATCCCATTCGTTTCGGCTTTCTTATAAGATGAGGAAGAACGTTTTGATTCATCCTCACAGATTAGGTATTTAACGTCTTTGGTAACGGACTTCTTAACCGTATATCCTAGACTTTCTAAATAGTTTGTTGCATCCGTTCGATTTGCAAAATCTTGCAAAGATCCGGTAATACAGACCGTGATTCCATTTGGCTGGGCAACTAAATCATCTGTAATGATGATATCAGCTTTAGCACCTCGAATACCGGTTGAGAATTTCCACGGTAATTCAATAACATCCTTGCCTTGTGGGGAGTTTAGCCAGGTTTTGTAATTTTCTCCAGCCTTGCCGTCAGCCTTCACATCGTGGAAGCTAGTGCAATTTTGGGACAGTTTCTTTGCTGCAACCTCTCCAATAAGAGGAATTCCTAAAGAACCGAGAACTGAACCAAAGTCAATGTCTCCGCGAACCTTAGTATTTAACTCGCTAATCAACTTAGCGGCAACCTTGCTACCCACAGCTCCGACCAAATCTTCTTCGGTCAGGTAAAACAGTTCTGAGATCTTAGTCAGCTCCAGCTTCTCAATAGTTTTCGGGCCAAAGCCCTTTAACTTCATTTTTGTGCAGAAGTTCTCGATTAACTTACTTGATTGCGCTGGACAGTTGGACTTATTCCTACAGAATAATTGCCCGTTGACAAGATCTAGCTTAGAACCACAAGAGGGACATTGTGTTGGAATTTCGATTTTCATCAAATTTCTTCCTTATCAATTTATATAAATATTATAGCAAGTATTTAAGCATTTAGCAACTACAATTTTAACTAACTTTGCTTACCCTCGCCATAACTTTCTATCCCTCAACTGAATGATAATAGTATATACCTAAGCGGCGAAAATGTCAATAACCACTTTATAATTCCGACATGGTAAACGGGTAGCAAAGGGTTACTAATTAGTCGTATACTCGCTCCACTATACAAGGGATTACACCACCAGCACGAATCACTCGAATCTGGCAACCGATCTCTAAATCGAGAGCGTTAATATAATCAACGTTATTAAGAGTTGCTTTAACGATTGTGGCATCATCAATAATCACCGGTTCGAAATAACCAACTGGAGTTACTTTACCAGAAGCCCCTACTTGCCATTCAACTTTAACAAGAGTGGTAATTTCGCCTTCTTCATCCTCTTTAATAGCAAACGCACCACGAGGAAATTTATTAGTCCAACCTTCACGGAAGAATTTATTGTTGTCATTAATACGAACAACTTTACCGTCCGTCGGAATCCACTTAAAGAAGGAACGAACATTAACAACTGTTAAGAAGTTCTCATTCTCTAGCCAAAGCATATCTTTTAAATAGGCTTCTGTAATACCGACCGTTTCCGCTGAACACTGGATACCATATGCAACGAAGATTAAACCGCCTTCACCAATACGTTGCATGAAATCATCACTATCTTTCAGGTTAATAGCACCGGAAGCATAGTTACGTTTGTTCTCTACTTCTTTAGTAATGAGAACTTCCCCAGTGATTTGAGTTGGTACTTTTTGGGAAATAGTTTTAGGAATGTTCAGCATTTTAACATTATGCGTTACATCATTTCCTAGAATACCGTTACCCCGAGTTAATGCTTGAACAAATTCACCATTAATATATAATAGAGAAATCGCACAACCATCTAACTTATCAGTTTCAACCTGACCAAGTGGATTGAACGGAGCTTTATCACCACGACCGTAATAGACTTTCTGTAAAGAATACATACGATACAAATGAGGGATATCACCTTTCGGTCCGATTTCTTCCTCTAGTGGGAATCTTTTAGTCAGACGATCATATTCTTCATCGGAAATAAGACTCATTCCCTGGTAGTACGCTTCTTGACAACGTTTGATAAAGTCTTTTACATTATTCATCGTCTGCGATTTCCATTTTGAGTTCTTTATTATACTGAGCAGCCATACCAGCTAAATCAGCAGCTTCTTTCAACCACGCATCTTTGTACGCTTTCTGGTTTGGAGTGCCGATACTATCCTGATAATTGATTCTTGCTATGGAGAGCAAATTAAGTTTTGCTTGAATCTTTGGAAGTGTTATTGTCATTGCCATAATTGATCCTCTCATCAATTTATATAAATATTATATATGAAAACTGAGTCGAAAGCAAGTACATTTATAAAGAAAAAGCCAAGAACTAGGCATTCTTGGCTTTGAGTTCTTCAGCTCGTTTCTGTACTTCATGCAAGACCTCGGATTCACTGAGGATTTGCGTAAAAGCGTAGAATAGCTGTGATGTAGTTTCTAGGGTATAAGGAAAAGAGAAGCCGGATTTCGTTGGAAACCACTCTCCAGTAATATCTTGGAGCCAGTAACGAATTCCCATGTATAGATTCCCACGAAATTCAGATACGGTTAGTCTTACTTGTTCCCCCTCCTTCTCCCAAAGCATGATGGACTGGTCGTCAACGTGTCCTTCATAGTTTTGATTTACCTGATCGCTCATTTACATATCCCAAATACACAAAAAGCCCCATATAGGGGCTAATTGGTTTCTTATCGGCCTACTGGCGAAGCACGATCTAACTCTGACTGGAGGCTCGTCACACGGCGAACTTTCGCAACAGGAATGAAACGGAAGCTATCGTTAGTACGAGAGAAAACGAGGATTTCATCTTCTTTCGGCTTACGGATGCGCTCACGTTTAATACGCTCAGCCAGGTATTTATCCTGAGCTGGATCAAACTCCATCGTACCCTGAAGGTACGTGGTTCCTTTCTGACGAAGTTTTTCGTAATGAAGATAAAACTCACCAAATTTTTCGCATTGAGCAATAATTTCAGCTTTATTCATAACTGTATTCCTTGTGTTGGTGGATTTATCTAAGAATTACTTAGTGATAGCTCGGATAGCTTCTGCCAGATGAGCAGCTGCTTTACCGGTCAGCTTGTCGATGATTGCGTCGTCCAGGAAGTCCGGTGCTAAGCCAGCATCGGAGAATGCAGAGCGAAGATCGGAGTGAGCCTGAGCTTTGGAAGTACGGGAACCACCAGAAGCTTTTTCTCCAGTAGATGCGCTTGATTTAGAAGTAGAGCCAGCAGCTTTCTTGATATACAGACCTGCTTTGGTCAGCTTCATACGGAAACCGTTCGGAGTTACACCATTTTCCTGAGCAATTTCGCTAACAATTTCCATGCTAACGCCCGGACGCTCATCTTCTGGGAATTGCTCCATACGAGCAACGTAGTCGGAAGACATTTTTTCGAACAGTTCATCAGTCCACTGAGTTGGAGTAGTCATATTTTTCGATTTCCTTAATTAAGAATTAAACAGAATAGTTCTTTCAAACTATGAGAATATTATATCAAGAATTATAGGATTAAGCAACTGAAATTTTTCAGTAACTGCTACACATCTAGTTCAACGATCTCCCAATCGTCGGCCAGAGCTTCGTCTAGAGTTAGCTCAGTGGTTTTCCACGATGCATCGTCTAGCGTGAGTTTAGTACGCCCATCTTTAGACCACCACCAAGTAAATTCTATAATGTCATTATTATCAACATCTACTTTGATAATAGTGGTGGAATAAGTATTATTTTCCCAGCTATCTCGCTGGAGATATTTTACGTCTCCAGCTTTTAACAGATCAGTTAGTTTACTCACGGCGTTTTCCTTTCTCTTTATCGAGTTTCAAGGCAGCTTTAACAGCTTCATTAACCAATGTGATAACTTCTTCACGGCTCCACTTAAAGCCCAGAGCCTTAACATCAACACCCAGCTTTTCCAGATGTTTAACAGAAGCTAATTCGTAGTGCATATAGTGAACGTTCTGTTGTTTACCTTCTGATAACAACCAAACACGATAGCAACCAACTGGGTTAGTCATTGCTTTCTTGATTTCACCAATACACTGGTAGCCAGGAACCCAAACAAGTTCACCAACTTCAAATTCTTCTGCCATTGCATCATCAGGAATCAACGGAGGATTCAATGGATCAACAATATCGTTTAAACGAAGCAGAGCACCGTAACGCTCCAGAACAGATTTAATCATCGCTACAGAACGATAGTTACGATCAGCAATTTCTTCAAAAGAATCACCAGAAAGATACTGTTCAATTACGTTTGCAAGCTCAACACCTTCAATCAGTGTTCCACGCTTCTTCTTTTTCATTTCCGCAACCTGAACCTGACGATCTCTCCATTCTTCTATCATTCGTTCCATAGTTGGGTTAGAAGAAACACCGAGCATTTCACATGCTGCTTTCTTAGTACCACCATTCTCCAGATGTTCAATAACCTTTTTAAAGGTTTCATCAGGGATTTCATGGATAAGTTTCTTTCTACGAGAACCAGCCATATTTAAACTCCTCTCTCAAATTTATGAATCTATTATACAGAAAATTTTTCCTGAAAGCAAATAAATTTTTATGATTCTTTGAGCAAAGAAGCAAGTTCAGCATAGACTTTATCTAACTCAAAGCCAATGCGAAGAGACACACGGGTCTTCCGTTGTTTAAGTAACCATATGGAGACATTAGGGATGCCAGCGAGGCGAGGCGGTACAACCCTACATAGTTTCTCCGCAGTATCGTAAACAGAAGTTTTACGTTCTTTTACGGGAAACTTCCTTGTTTCCCACTTTTTATTCTTCACTGTCATTTCTAGCCCCCAATTCAGCAAGAGCTTCCTCATGCATCTGACGTTCTTCATCTGTCATAAACTTAACTGGAACCGGCATACATTCGATTTTACAGTAAGTTCTGTACCAGTCCACAATCTTTTCCGTATTCAGATCTTTACCAATACCCATCATGCCTAGATACATACGAGCATATTTTGAGTTAGCACTTTGACCTGTCTTAAGGAAGAAATCCTTCTTCTTATTCTTAAGAGCTTCAATAAATGGTTTGATTGTTACATTTGAACACTTCTTAATATCTTCCCAGAACATATCGTGCATCTTATGGAAGAATGCAGCTCTATCGTTTGGTTTATCCTTGATATACTGTTCAACGTGTTCCACTGTTACGTCTTTGATAGAATCCAGATGATAATAACGTACCAATAGTAACTTAGCTTCATATGCATCTGCATGACGTGGTGCGCAGTATTCAGGAGTTGAGTATAGAATAGCTTTGATTCGCTCTTCAATATATTCTTTACCTGCTCCCTCGATAGTTCCCCAGCTTTCACTGAAAATATCGATAGTTGCACCCTGATCAAGCAGATAATAACGCAAGGTGCTAGTATAGTTCCTAGATTCCAGCTCACGACGGCGTGCGTACAGTTGCTGAGCTAACTCGACCCAACCCTCATCGATATTATATTGCTCGGAACCAGCAGAGAATCCACTCGTAGATTTATCAATAAAATAATAAATGTTCTGAGCACCACGGTCGCGCCTGATTGCCTGAAAACGCATGTTTGGTGCTTGGTTTGAGGTTCGAGTGATAACAAATACGTTATCAAAATAGTTAAAGTCAACACCACTTGTTACAGATGGACTACATAATAAACAATCAATCTGTTGATCAATTAGCTCATTAGTTGTATAATCCAGAATACGTCGGATATCTACATCAGACGTAGAGTTTGAGTGAATTTCTTTAACTAACGCACCCGTATTACGACGTAATGCCATTCCTTTTTCATTCAGTTCATCTGGTCCGCAGTCAGATACTAGGATCGATTTCTCACCCATCTCTAGGGATGTTTGAAGTGCAACCCAAATACTGGATTCATCAGGGAACTCATAAGCATGAGCTTTTGACAGCATTTTACGGTGATGGTTATAGAACGCAACTGGTTTATCAAACTCAATCAAAGAACCATAGGCTTCAATCGTTTCAGCACTAATATCACCATCAGATAGAATTATGATTTTTGCAGTTGCAAGAATATCTCGAAGAACCTGAATACATTCACGACGGTTTTTAACAACTGGGGCGAATAATAGGTCATTCATTACTGCGTCACATTCATCAATAAAGATGGCATCGATCTGACCAATAAAGCTTTTGAACTTATGTAAGGAGTGGATAGTGGTTGACATACGATTAATCGCACCACGCTTGAAATTAAGCATGTCTACTGATTTATCATATTGACCAGCACCGAATTTCTTCGCATTTGAAGATACTAATGCCCGGGTATTCGTGATAGCAAGGAAATTACCTTCAATAACTCCAGAGTCTAGCCAACGTACAACCGCAGTGGTCTTACCAGTACCAAGACTAGCTTTTACAAACGTCATATGGTTTTCTGGTGGCACTGTATTTAACTTCAGGAAGTTATCCGTTTCCAGAGAGTTAGTTTCTAGTCTACGAAGTGGAACTCCTTTCAGAACTTCTGGAATCTCACGTTTAGAATTATTCACAAACGCTTTCAATGCCTGTTTACGACCATTATTGAAGTAGTCTTGAATATTACGGCTGTTATCTTTAGTTGCAATATACTCAGATAGAGCTGGTCTAATTTCCTTTTCTAACCAACCAAAATCAACACCGTCCTCTAAAGCTCTATGATAAAGTTTTGGAATAATACGTAAATACACTCCATCATCAGCTTCTTCTAACTCACTAATGGTTTCTTCTACCTTATCTGAGGCTGCTTTCTTACCCTTAATTTGATCTAACAAAGAGAAGAACTCCTCTTTAAACTCACCTCTAGTTGTTTCATAGTCCACTAGGTTATTAGGTAAATTTACTTTCGAACCCTTAACAAACACCAAACGTGACGCACCCTCCGCCTTAAACGGATCGACTATACCATCAATAAATAAGGGATCTGCGAAATAGTGAAGCTGAACTGAAGAGTAATAAGCTAAGTCGGCAATATCAAAACCGTACTTTTGTCTACTACTTTCATTGATAGATGTGAAAAGGAACTTGATCTGCCCTTGTGTTACCTTGACGTTAGATTCTAGTATTAAGTGCATTCGAATACCTGGTTTTAAGCCAGCTGAAGATGATGCATGAGCAATAAACCCGGCATCAAGAGGAAACATATCCTCACTAATACTATTTAACATCTTGATAATATGACGTGCCATGCCAACAAGATCAAACTTGTTACAACCACCTGTATCTACAATACCATCAACGTCCATTGCAATAATGTGACTTGGGTTAGATACATTAAAGTTGCCCTTCTTACGTCGCACATTAATTTTGGGTGCAAGACAACGACCTCGTACCGCAACGATATGAGGGTCAGACGTTAAACGTCTCATAAGAGGAAGCATTTCTACTAGGGACTGCGGATCAACCTCATCAATTACATCGAATTTGAATGGCATAGATACCGGTTTACCTTCTGGATGAGACGCAGAGAACTGCTTAGCAAAGGTATGATCCTCTACCTTAATCTCTTTCCATAAACCTGTACCTAGATCGCGTGAAAATCCTGCGTGACCTTGTAGGATGGAAAACACAACAATACTCCTGTGTTGGAAATGAAATAAGTTTTCTTTAGGACTATTCAGAAAGAATAGAACAACTGTTACTGTTAATCTTCGAACAAAAGAATCTCAAATACTGAAGTGGGGTGGCAACTTCCACTTTCACGCTGCGCTGCTGCTTCACTATATCGCACAAATCCTTGAGGAAAGCCGCTAAGCCAGATTTGCTCACCTAATGCTTCATGTACAAGCTCATACTAGATGCAATATAACTTACAGAATCACGTCTCGGAGTTTTTCACTCCTCCCGTCTCACTTCACAACCACCTCTATCTAGGTTGCTTCGAGGCCTTACCAGGGTTCCTACGGGACGCAGATCGCTAAGTATTCTATTAATTATTTGTTTAAAAACTAACACGTAACAGTTAAAACAACCTTTAATGGGGCAGCCTAACTGTTCCGTATTGCGGATTGTAAACAAGAAAAATTAGCAAAATCAATTTTTACTAATGTCTCTCAATTCAATATAAATATTATATCAAGATTTTGAGCGTCCTGCAAGTAAAATTTTCCGGATGGTGCTATTAGTGTCTTTGAACACAGTGAAAACCGAGCCAAATTGACTCGGTAATCAGGATTGGGCTAATGAAAATCAATCATCATTTAGGCCTGGTACATAGATCCCAACACTATCTAATTGAATTTTAGCTTCTTCGAGGATCTTAGGATCATACTCCCAAACCCCATCATCAGCTACTAAAAGGTATGGGGACTCGCCAACATGGGGGTCACGTGCAATGGCCAAACCACGTGGGTGGAATATAGAGAAGTTAAGGGCAACAATTAAACCCATCTCTGATAATTCATTCCAGTCCATCTCCACATACTCAATATCTTCGTTATCAGGTACATATATCTTGAGGAATATCCCTAGACTATGATCATCTACCTGTACATCAGGAAACGTTACACTAGCTTCAAGTGCACCTAACCAACGTGCAAGGAGCCCTTCAGCACGCTCTACCAAACTAGGATCTATCTGACGCCAAAATACTTGTTCCATTCTGCCTCCTTAAGCAGTTAAACCTGGGATCATATACCCGAAACGACGAAGTTTCTGAATCCCCTCATTTACTTCTTCGGGCGAATATGACCAGCCCTCACGTTCATTTACCTGGAAAGCAGGAGCTTCACCAGTGCGATAATTTACAATAAGACGGTGATTTGCAGGCATAAATAGCTTATGGTTCAAGGCAAAAACCAGACCCATTTCATCGAGTTCTTTCCAGTCTACAATCTCTTCTACTCCCTCACCTAAATCCACACTAACTCCAATACACGGGGCTTCCTCTAGCGGGCCTTTAAAAGACAGGAAGATATCATTATTCTCACACCAAATCTTGAGCAGATTGATAGTTTCATTATACATACCATTAGGGAGAGAACGCCAGAAGTTGAGGAGTATAGGGTTTACTTCTTTCATGAAAATATTATTGAACATACTTACACCTTGAGTTTCTGAAGAGCCTTACACATTTCAAGATCTGGACTAAACTCCAGCATATAGCTGATAGCATTTAAATCTTGAAGGTTTATTCCAGTCCTGCCATTTACAATAACAGTAGGGAATTGGTACATCATCGCACCAGCATCGTCTAAGACGCACCAATGCTTGAGCTTATGTTTTTCTACGAAACGTAAAACAGAATTACCACGAGATAAACCGCCTCCAGTAAAATCTGTTGTACCAAGAAAACGATCGATCAAACCAAGACTGGTCATAATCTGAACGTTCTCCATTTCATTTTTCACAGAAAACCACGAGGATACCCCAACAATCATTATTGGGGAGGGTTTAAGGAAGTTCTGAAAAGCCTGGAGTAATGGCTTATAAACCCAATCACTGCCAAAGAACAGCTTTTCATTATTCGGAGCATGATGGTGAGAGATGCTCGAATTGAGCACCCCATCAATATCCAGGAAAATCACAGGAGTATTACTTATTTCCACCAGTAGCATCCCACGTCCAGACTTTAACTTCATCAGTAAAAGGAACTGGAACCTTCAATTCACCTTTACCCCACATAACAGATATGAATAGAGAATAAATGGTAATCATACCGATTAGGTTGACAAACCATACTAGACCCTTCCAGATACCCTTAAAAATCTTCTTTATCATTCGTTCTCCTCTAGGAACACCTTATGTTCCGGGGTGTCGATATAGATTACACAGAAATCATCTGACATATAATCCATTTCCCACAACTCTTCACGATAGCACCATGTTTTATCTGGCCATACAATTATATCATCAGGGTGTCTTTTAGGTGATTTGTAAAATCGGGGGTCTGATCCCATATCTCCCATTTTACCCTTATTAGGATGCGACATAAATAGTTCCTTCCATAAAGGCTTCTACTTGACCAATGAAGTGTTTGTTACCAAAAACTTCGGCAGCCCCAGCACGCCATACAGTAACACCACGTTTCTCATACTCAAGCTGTTCGTCATAACGAACTTGTGGGTTAACAACCATCATCTTAGTTCCACGACATACAGCAGGAAATAGCTCCCAGTTGAAGTCGATTACTTGGTTGCTACAACCTACTACAATAACCATATCATTGCTAGTAAGTGTATCAAACAGGTTAATCTGACCCATATACCACGGAGCCGTCTCACCAAAGAATGTTACGTTTGGTTTGACCCATTCGTAATCTTCAGGGGCAATCGCAGTATACCCAACATCTTCGATGATTTGGTTGCGACCCTGACGATAGATCACCTCTTTCAAGTACCCGTGAGCGTGAATGATTTCATCACGAGGGATACCAGCACGTTCCAGAAGGTCATCAACGTTAGTAGTGAAGTTCTTCACGCTATCCGCACCATAACGCTGGAACCATTCTGCAACTCGCATATGGGCAATGTTAGGCTCAACAGTCTGTAATTCCTGACGACGCATATTGTAGAACTCATGAGTCTTGAGATACAGATCGTTACCATCTTCATCAATGCCAGGGAAACGAGCACTGAAGTAGTTAGGATCATCTTCACCACAGAAGCGACGGAAGCCAGCTTCAAAGTTAGGCAAGCTACATACTTCCTCTAGATCGTACTCATCCCACAAGGATTTCCCACTAGCAGTATCAGTACGGAAAGCACGAACACCACTATCTACACTCAAACCTGCACCACTAACAACGATTAGTCTACGCATTATACGATTCCTTGCTTGAATCCTTCGATGATATTTTGGAGCAGAATTGCTTCTTCTGGGCGAACCTTCTCTTGCTTAATAAGCATATCCAAACCAGCAATACAGGTAGCTACTCCAGCATTATACCCAGCATTCCACTGCTCCATGAGCATATTTTCTAAATTACTTTTTAGATTCTGATTCAAGAAGTCCATAAAGTTTTTCCTCCAATTCCATAATACGATTTTCGTAAGAAGCACGCAGCTTCTCGATGGACAAAGCACGAACTGTAACTTCATCTGAATTGATCGCTAGCTGAGCTAGATCTTCTGTTTCCATACGTCCGTTGTAAATTAAGCGATATTTAAGATGTTTTACGTTTTTCATTCTTGTTCCTTAGTTCTGTACTGTAAATTCATTCTTATCACAGTGAGCATAATAATACCCATACATACGATAAATTTTCACAGCCTTAGTAGACCCCTTCGATTCTTCATAATCAATCCAGAGCCACTTGTCTTTACCTACATAATGTACCCGAAACTTCTTAACTTTCTTATCATTCCATGTTGCAACAACACGACGATAATCAAATCCGCCCAACCAATCTAGAGCCTTACGTTCTTCACTAGGCTCTCCAAGATGGGAAACATCTACTTTCGGAAGCAATTCGCTCATAGCTTTCTCCTCTCAAATTTATAAATCAATTATACATAAGTTTTAGCTCGAAAGCAAATAAAATAAAAGCCAGGTCGACTAGCAACCTGGCTGATTCATTATTTAGCGCGAATGTCTTGATGTTTCACTCGACCCATAACCTCATGCTGTTTGCCTGGGTTAAATGGACGAGCACCTGGATTTCCGAGATATCCACAAACTCGACGAGTTACCTCAAGAGTCTCAGGATCATGGTTGCCACAGATAGGGCATTTGAAACCATCCTCAGAAGCTATAGTTTCACCCAAGAACCCACATTCCCCACAAGAGTCTACTGGAGTATTAATACCGAAATAATGAACTTTACTTGCAGCATAGTTAATAACCCATTCCAGTGCATCTGGGAATCGTTTCATGTCTGGCAATTCCACATAGGAAATGCACCCACCAGAAGCAATTGGAGTAAAGTTAGACTCATAATCAAACTTCACGTTTGGAGCAACCTTACGCTCCACATCAAGGTGATGGGAGTTAGTGTAGTATCCTTTAGCCAGAATATCTTCATGCTCTGGGAAATACTCACGGTCTAGACGACAGAAGCGATCACACAGAGATTCAGATGGTGTAGCATATAGACTATAACCTAATTGAGTCTCTTCCTTCTTCTGATCAGCACGATCACGCATATACTGTAACACACGTTGAACGAACTTGATACAAGACTCAGACATTGTATCTACGTCTTTACCAAACATGAACTGCAACATTTCGTGACAGCCTATATATCCTAGAGATACAGAAGCACGCTTGTAGAAATGATCAAATACATATTCATCTGGCCCCAGACGTAATCCAAAGGCTCCTGACATATAGAGGATGGGCGCAGCTTTAGCTTGAATGTATTTTAAGCGATCAACCCTCCACTCCAATGCTTTTAACGCAGTATCAACACGCAGCTCGAGCAGATCGAAGAATAGATCAATATTTCCTTCTGCTTCAATAGCGATTCGAGGAAGGTTTACAGAGACAACGCCTAAATTGTTACGACCAGAAGTCTCCCCATCTTCTGCAGCAGCTAAGAATGAACGACAGCCCATAGAGACTTTGTAGTCGCCAGTAACTTCTACAACCTTATCATAACTGATATAGTCAGGATACATACGTTCAGCAGTACATTTCATAGCTAACTTCTTGATATCATAGTTGACATCTCCAGGTTTCATATTTACGCCATCTTGCAGAACAAATACTAGTTTAGGGAAGATAGCTGTACGTTTATTAATACCCAAACCATCCATGCGCACTTCTAGGATTGCTTTCTGTACAAGACGTGCTTCCCAAGAAGTTCCTAGACCAAAACCAAAGGTAATAAATGGACTCTGACCATTAGAGTTGAACATCGTATTGATTTCGTACTCTAGACCTTGACAGGCATCGTAAACTTCCTTCTCAGTCATTTCCGTAGCCATTACAGATGCTTTGGCTTCATCCTTAGTCCAACGTTTTGCAAACGCATGATTCTTATCATAAGACTTACGAACATAGGGAGCCAATACTTCATCTAATCGGTCTACAGAAGTACCACCATACTGATGGGAGCTAACTTGAGTGATAATCTGAGCTGTAATAGCAGCCGCAGTAGTAATAGAGTTTGGTGTACTGATTTCAGCATTACCAACCTTCATACCATTCTTCAACATATCTTCCAAAGCAACCAGGCAACAGTTAGTCATACCTAACGCAGCGTAATCAGCATCATGGAAGTGAATATCACCAATCATGTGAGCATTTCGAATCTGGATTGGCATTTCTTCCAGAATCAGATATTTACTCAATTCCCCTGCAAGCATATCCCTTTGTGTAGGGAAACGTTCTGAGGGCTTATTGGCATTATTAAACAGCAGCTCTTCATCTGCTGAACCTTCGATAATTTCTTTGCAGTTTCGAATCAAGGACTGCATTCCTTTATATTTTAGTTCTTCATTGCGATTCATTATACCCTCCTTCTCTAACTAAGACTACTATTATAACTCATTCGAAGGCGGATGTCAATATAATTTTTCTCTTAACATATGACAATTGATTTTAGTCAAAATTGTGTTTGCTTTCATGCTCTATTTTAGATATAATCACGCACCCGTGTACGCGATATAAAATGATTATCTAGTACCACACATCTCCCAATAAAAGCAAGCAAATTTTTTATTTAAATGCAATATCATAGGCTTATTTAAAATTGTAGTTGCTTTCTCCCGCATATATTGGTATAATATATTTGTAAGTTGATAAACAAGATCTTTTTGTTGATCCTCTGTTAGCGAAGTACACTATAGGAGTGTTATTTATGGGAAAAGCACGTCAAAAAAGAGAGAACCGCAATGGTTCAAGAAAGCGTGGCAACAAGTACGAGAGTAACGTAATTCAAGCAGATTTCTCTGGTGATTACGCCAATCCAGTTGCTAAATCCCTAGTTGGTAAAAACCGTGAGCAAAAATCATATATCAATATGATCAAGAACAACACAGTGACTGTGGGTATCGGTGAACCAGGTACTGGTAAAACCTTTATTCCATCCGTTCTTGCAGCTCAGGAACTCGTAGACATTCACTCAGATATTGAGCAAGTGATCCTCGTGCGTCCGAACGAACCTCTAGGTAAATCTCTTGGTATGCTCCCAGGTGATCTGGCAGAAAAGCTAGAGCCTTGGTTGGAACCAATAGCCGATGGCATGAAATGGGCAATCGGTGATCACGCCTACAAAGGGTATGTCGAACGTCAGAAAATCAAATTCCTGGCTATCGAACATGCCCGTGGCCGAACTTTCAACAACTCCTATGTAATTGTCGATGAAGCTCAGAATATCTCCGTTGAAGCAATGATCTGTCTCCTGACTCGTGTAGGACAAGATTGTCGTTTAATTATCTGTGGGGATATAGCTCAGAAAGACATCAAGGGTGATTCAGGTCTAGCACTTCTTATGGAAGTCTATGAGAAGTACGAAAACTCTCCTTTCTCTATGATCGAACTGATCGACAACGTTCGCTCACCAGAGTCTAAAGCATTCTACGATATCTTTAAGGATATGGGGAAGGTGTAATATGGGAAACGTCGTACATCTACACCGCAAAACTAAGATCCACCGTACTTCACTGAGTGCTGCTAATATGATTACACGTAAGGAAGGAGAAGAAAGTCCTAAGACTACCCTAGCGTGGAAAATTGTAGCCTCTAATCCAAATCGGCCTTTCAACTATAATGAACTAAGTACTTCTATAGACATTCTAATGGCTAAGGAAATACGACAGAAACTAACTGATATGACCGATAAACTTAAACGGTAAGACAGACGAGCCTGGGTATGAAAATATCCGGGCTCTTTTTATCTGTAAAATTGTACTTGCAAAATGACCCAAAACAAAGTAGAATATTTCCTAAATCCTGATAACTACAAAAAGGAAAGCCAAATGAGCCATCGCATCGAAAAAGTAATTAAACGTGACGGTACTGTTCAGGACTTTGCTCCTGAAAAACTCAATGATTGGGCTGCATGGGCATGTAAAGATACTGACGTAAGTTGGTCTGCCGTAGTTATGGCTGCCCTGAAAAATCTACCCAAAGGTGTTGTAGACTCCGATACACTCCAAGATGTGTTAATTAAAGCTGCTGAAGGTCTTATCAAAGACAACCCAGCATATGATACTGTAGCAAAGGAATTACGTCTTGCGCAGATGCGTAAACGCCTATATGATTCCTTTGAACCTCCTTCTCTGCGTTTCTTCCACGATCATATGGTTCGTGTCGGCGCTTGGGAAGACATGAGTGCATGGATTAGCGATGATCAGTTTGACGCTCTGAACCAAGTTATTGATCATGATCGTGATCGTTTATTCACCAGTGGTGGACTGAAACAGTTCTTCGACAAGTATTCTCGTCGTAATATTGCAACTGGTGAAATTTATGAAACTCCGCAGTTTGCCTACATGGGTATGGCAATGGCGATGTTATCTCAACCTAACTGGACAATTCTAGATGCAATCGACCTCTACAATGCAATGTCGCTCCACAAAATCAACGTTCCTACGCCGCCACTGGTTGGCCTGCGCTCTAGTGACCGTGGATTTGCTAGTTGCTGCCTCGTGGATTCCACTGACACGCTGGATTCAATCGACACAGCCGAGCACATCGTCTTCAAAATGGTCGCAGCCAGAGCGGGAATCGGGTATCATCTTGAAAGCCGATCAATTGCTGATCCGGTGCGAAATGGGGCATTCCCGCATTCCGGAAAACTGCCATATTATCGACACATTGACCGATCAGTAAAAGCTAACACTCAGCAAACCCGTGGTGGTTCTGCTACTGTGTCTTACCCATACTTCGATCCTGAAATCATTCAGTTGATGCAGGTTAAGCAGCAACGTGCTACAGACGAGAATAAAATCGATAAGATGGATTACTCTCTGAGCTTTAACAACCTTCTGTTAAAACGTTACCTGAAAAATGAAGATATTACGCTAATGTCCTACTTCTACGCACCAGAAGTTCATGAAGCGTTTTATGGTGAAGATGAGGCTAAGTTTGAAGAAATCTACGTGGCAGCGGAGAAACGTGTGGCATCTCTTACAAAGATCGACCACGAAGGAAAAACAATTCCAGCAGCTCCTAGAATCTCTGCAAAAGAAATCCTAGATACTTGGTTACGTATCCGTATGGAAACAGGGCGTATGTATGCTCATCACATTGGTGAATCTAACCGTCACGGTAACTTCCTTGACCCGATTCGTATGACCAACCTTTGTGTAGAGATTACTCAGCCTACTCGTCCATTCCAGCACATTACGGAACTGTACAAAACTGCGGATCAATTAGATGATATGCGTCCAGAAGATATTGGTGAAGTATCCCTGTGTAACTTAGGTGGTGTTGTACTAGGTCGCATGGAATCTCTGGCTGAATGGGAGAAAACTTGCTACATTCTTCTGAAATTCGTTGATACAATCATCGAGATTCAGGATTACCCATTCCCAACTATGGAGTACACGGCTAAGAAACGTCGTAACGTTGGTATTGGTCTGATGAACGCAGCAGGTGCAATGGCAGCAGAAGGTTTGGCTTACGAAGGTGTTGAAGCCCGTAACTGGATTCACCGTGAAGCTGAAAAGCTGTCCTACTTCCTACATAAAGCCTCTGTACGTCTGGCTAAAGAACAAGGTGCATGTGACTGGTTTAATCGTACTAAGCCTTCGCAAGGAACTCTGGTAATCGACACGTACAAGAAAACTGTTGATGAACTGGTAACTGTAGGTCTAGAAATGGATTGGGAATCTCTGCGTGCAGATATTCTGAAATATGGTATGCGCAACTCTGTTCTGACTGCTCAGATGCCAGGTGAAAGTTCCTCTGTACTGCTAGGTGTTACTAACTCTATCGAACCACCTCGTAAGATCGTATCTATCAAGGGTAGTGCAGTGAATAAAGTAATTGCAATTGCTCCAGGTGCAACTGATTGGGATACATTAATGAGCTATAAACTGGCTTATGATGTAGATCGTATCGAGTGGATCAAATGGGTAGCAACCATGCAGAAATTCTTCAGTCAGTCTATCAGTACGAATATGTACTATGACTACACCAAGTTTGAGAATGAAATCATTCCTGGTCCAGTAGTAGTTCGTGATTTCATGACTGCTGTTAAGTACGGTTGGAAAACTTGGTACTACGCTAACTTCAACACTGAAAATGGTGGTGGAGCTGGTGAAGAAGCAGCAGGTTGTGCATCAGGCGGTTGTAACCTGTAATAAAAACAAGGAGATCTTCGGGTCTCCTTTTTCTTTGAAATTTTACTTGCTAATCGCTACCAGATTTGCTATAATATTCCTGAAATAGTGAGAAAGAGGAAAATCAATGACTACTTTACTAAACCTGAATTGGGATCATACTAACGCTGATCTTTTCCTGGGCGATTCTCTTGGTATCGCAGACTACGTTCGTGTAGCGCATCCTGAACTTGAGCGTCTAGCACTTCTGCAACGTTCTCAATTCTGGACTGAAACTGAAATCAGTCTAGAGGCCGATAAAAAGCAATGGCCTAATCTACCTCGTGATATTCAGGAAATTACTCTCCTGAACTTAGCATGGCAAACTCAAACAGATTCTTTCATTAGTCGTGCTCCTGAAGCAGCTATTATGCCACTTGTAAGCCGTCCTGAACTGGAAGGTATGCTCAAGCAGTGGAGCTACTTCGAAGATCTGCACAGCCGTGCGTATAGTAACATTATTCGTAACGTTCTGACTGATCCAGCAGAATTTATTGATTCTGTAACCAAAAACCAAGAAGCATTTGCACGTATTGCAGATTCTGTTGAACTGTTTGATGAACTGTATCTATTAGGTCAGTATTTCCTCGCAGTACGTGATCATCAGGGTGATAATACTTATCCAGAAACTGAGTTCCCTGAAGTTAAACGTGAAACTCAGGCTAAACTGTTAGATGCTTACTTTGCAATCTACGGTCTGGAAGCAATGCAGTTCTACGCATCTTTTGCATGTACCTTTGCTCTAGCAGAGAACGATATTCTGCAAGGTATTGCTAAAAACCTGCAATTAATCGCTAAAGACGAAGCTCTGCATACTCAAATGTCTAAAGCTATCATCCAGATTATGTTCCAGCAGTTTGATAAAGATCTGGTAGATGAAGCATTAGCTAAAGCACCAGCACAACTCCTGAAAACTCTGAAAACTGAGATTGAATGGGGTCACTTTATCTTTAAAGGCCGCAGTCTGATTGGTTTGAACGCAGAACTGCTCGAAGAATACCTTTACTTTGTAGGACGTAACGCATTTATGCACATCGGTGTTGAATGGCCAAGCCACTTACCTGTAATCATGAAGAACCCTATTCCGTGGATTATGAACTGGTTAGATACTACATCTTTACAACCTGCTCCTCAGGAAATTCAGATTGGTGCAGCCTACCGTGTAGGTCAAGTAACTGAAACCTCTGCTGATACTCTGAAAGATCTTGGCAACGAATTTGAGGACATGTTCTAATGATTGCAGCAATATACGCAACTGGGCCGAATGGGGAGTTCGGCCTCAATGGTAAGCTCCCCTGGGGTTCTTTCAAAGAAGAACTAGATACTTTCTACGCTACTTTGGATTCTCTAGCACCTGATAATATTATTGTAGGAGCAGGAACTTGGTTAGCCTTCCCTGAGACTCTGCAAAAAAGAATACTAGGAGATTCTGACCTATTTATTTATGCAAATAGACCACTACCTAACTCTGTAGGATCAGCCACACGCATAAGTAATATTGGATACAGTCTGCCTGATTTCCTCAAGGAAGAAGTAACTATAGTATTAGGAGGAGCAACTCTGCTTCTTGAAATGTATGTCAAAAATCATCTAGATATGGCGTATATCTCTACTATTACTTCAGCTACACCATTATCTGCTGATGTACATCTGCATCATCACATTACTTTAACTAATTCAACGGCAACTAGAATGGACTATGTAGCAGGACAGAATGCAGATAAAACGCTTTCTTTCTTACAAGAATTGGTGATATTTAAATGAAGCAATATATCGAAACGGGAAAACGTATTCTTGAAGAGGGTGTATGGGTAACAAATCCTAGAACGGGGGTTCGTTGCCTAACCATTATTGATGCAGACTTTACTTTTAACGTAGGAGCTGGAGAGCTGCCACTAGTAACTACTCGTAAAGCATTTGCTAAACAAGCAATAATGGAAATGATCGGGTATCTACGTGGGTATGACTCAGCAGCACAATTCCGTGCTATTGGAGTTAATACTTGGAATGCTAATGCCAATGAAAACATTGCATGGCTGGATAATCCATATCGTAAAGGCGAAGATGATATGGGACGAGTCTATGGTGTTCAAGGACGTCATTGGACTAACTCCGATGGTCTGATGTTTGACCAGTTGGCCAAGATCTACCGTAATCTGAAAAGAGGTATTGATGATCGTGGGGAAATTCTAACTTTCTGGAACCCAGGAGAATTTTCTAAGGGTTGCTTACGTCCATGTATGCATACCCATCAGTTCTCTATTTTAGGTGATACACTATACCTAAACTCTTTCCAGAGGTCTAATGATTTCTTGCTGGGCCAAGTATTTAATATGGTGCAATGCTATGCACTTCTAGCTATTATGGCACAGATTACAGGTCTTAAGCCAGGTATTGCTCGTCAAAAGATTATCAATCTTCATATCTATGAAGATCAGCATAATGTTCTGATGGAACACAAGCAATTCGATCGTGAACCTTTTGCACCTCCTACTTTAGAAATTAATCCGAATATTCGAACTTTGGATGATGTATTAACGTGGGTAAGTAAAGATGATTTTACTGTTCGTGGCTATGAACACCATCCTGCTATTGCATATCCATTCACAGTCTAATTCAAATAGCCCTTCGGGGCTATTATATTTAAATTTCATTTGCTTATTAAGTGAAATTCAAATATAATATACTTCTAATTTGACAGAAGGATTTAATAATGACAGCCATAGTAGCATTTAAATATAAAGATAAAGTATACTTAGCTGGTGATCGTATGGGTTCTAATGGCTATACGAAACTGCTGGTTAAAAATCCGAAAGTATTCAAAATCTCTGATGATTTGTACTTTGGATACACTAGTTCCTTCTACATGGGACAATTACTAGAACATAGCTTTACTATACCACCACGTTTAGCAGATATTTCCGACGATAAATATTTATACACGGAAATAGTACTTAAACTACGTGATATGTTCAACCAGAAAGACTTTGGCGAAAAGAAAAATGAAAAATATGCTGAACCTAATCTGGGACAATTTATTATGCTCTACAAAGGAAGAATCTTTATTTTCCAATCTAATGCTTCTATTCTAGAAGTTGAATATGCCGGTGTAGGTTGTGGAGGAGAGGATGTACTTTCCAGTATCCGTACAGGTTTAGCTATTGCGGATTGTCGAGCTACAGATTTAGATGTAGATGATATATTCGAAATCATTGATCTGGCTTTTACGCATTGTGCAGATTATATGTGTGGTGTATCTTCCCAACATGATATTTTAGTAATTGGAGAATAAATAATGTCTATTCTTTTATCTGCTTTAGAAGCAAAGCAAAATACTATTGCTAGTATTAAAAAGGAAGTAATTGATCTGGAATCACTTATCGCCGTAGAAATCGATAAAGCCATTAAAGATAAGGAATTTAATTGCCACATTCAGGGACTGACCGAATACTCAGAAAACGCTAGAAATAGCGTTATGCAAAAACTTAGCAAACTAGGTTATGTTGTAGAAGCTAAGTATGAACAGCGTGAAGGTTTTTGGCTTGAAATTGATTGGAGCAAATAATGTCGGTTTTCCACATATATACAGATGGTGCATGTAAAGGCAATCCTGGTTTAGGTGCGTGGGGATTCGTTGTCTATAATGATAATGATGATCGTATTGGCTCTAAATCTGGCTTCAGCCCTAAAACTACTAATAACGAAATGGAACTTACTGCAATTGTAGAAGTTCTTCGTTGGTCTACTAAGAAAGATAATCGTCCAGTAATTATCTATACTGATTCTGCTTACTGCAAAAATGGTATGGAAAGCTGGATGTGGTCTTGGCAGAAGAAAGGCTGGAAGAAGGGAGATGGTGAAACTCCTCTTAATCTAGAACTCTGGCAAGAAGCATTTAAACTAACTCAACAGTATATTAATTTCCATGATACCAATCCAACCTTTGTTAAGGTTAAAGGTCATTCAGGTATTCGTGGTAACGAAGAAGTTGATGTTCTATGCAATACTGTAATTACTGAGCAAGAACTTGCTGAGATGTAATAAATAAATTAAAAATTCACTTGCTTAAAGCCCTCAAATTTAGTATAATATTCGTATTGAAAGTGAGGAGGGCTTTATGCGAATTTACAACTCAAATTCATTAGGATTTAAACCTTTGAGAAAACGCGCACAATCTCCGCGTCAGATCAGAAAGGCAAATATTGGTGAGCCAGAAACTAGGCTTCCACCACCTCCGGAGCAACGTCTAGTTTACCTAGATGAAGAATTAGCCGAAAGGGAACGCAAAGCTCAAGAAGAAATTGAGCGTAAGAAACTGTGTACTGCTCCTGCGTATAATAAAGGTGGTTATCAGTATGTTTCCAGTGAGGAACAAGCTAAGATGATCGGCAGATAATTTTTAAAAAATTCATTTGCTAAACGCTTCAAAATTTCGTATAATATATCTCATAAATTGATCAACAAAAAGGAAAACAAATAATGGCTAAGCAGAAAAACGCAAAAACTCAGGCAGCTCCAGCAGTTAAAACTTTCGCTCAGACCGAAGCCAATCGTAAGGCTCGTCTGGAACGTCATCTGCGTAAGCATCCTACTGATGCTCAGGCTCAGACTGCCCTGAAGTCTCCGGCTCCGGTTCGTCAGAAGCCGAAGGCTAAGAACTCCACTCGCGCAACTGCTAAGCAGGTTGTGTTCATCAAGGGTGAAGGCCATAAGTCTGTACCGGTAACTCTGAGCTTTAATGGCGGTGCTGAGATGTTCGCCCGCAATGGTATGGCTCTGAAGGATTATGAAAAAGCAGTCAATCAGAAGCGTAAGCCAATGGCTGACGTAATGCGTGAATCCCGTGGTCAGTTTGGCTCCGTTAAGCCGAATATCTTCGGTGTAGAATATAGCCGTGACAACGTTCGCGCGCTGTGCTATGGTATCGGTATTAAGTTTACCGGTGTTTCTGATCGTAAATTCGCTAAACCTGCTCGTAAGCGTAAAGCGAAGTAATGATTGATGGGGCGAAAGCCCCATATACTAACTCTTTCTCTGACTAATCAAGGATATTTTTTATGTTCTCTAAGAAACCACGTTCCGTTACTGAAATCGTTGCTTCCTTTACCACTATTACTGATGAACTTCAAGCTCGTATTGAAGCTGACCAGAAAACTGCTGCTGATATTCAGAAACAGCAGGAAGAACTCGCTCTGAAACTGGCTGAAACCAATAAGAGTGAAAAATCTGCTCAAACTATTAAGGAAAATATCCTTAAACTGCTGGGCAAGTAATTTAAATCAGGGGGCGAAAGCCCCTCTTATTTGGAGAAACTATGCGTAACTTCGTTGCAAAGAATGATTTTAACCGTGCTAGCACTCATAAGTCTGCTAGAGACTACACTCGTCTTTCTAAACACGAGCTTCTAGAAGAAATTATGGAAGAAAACTGGGATGTTAATGAAAATGGAACAGACCTGTTTGAAGAGGAGGAACTTCCTCTGAAAGACCCCAAGAAGTGGGAGTCTATTAAAGAGATGGCTCTTTAATAGTTTTCTACAACAATAAAGGACATAATTATGAAATTCAAGCCCTTTGGTATGCTGGACATTGAATCTCTAGGTACTCCAGGAAATTGTGGTACTACTCATATCGCAATGCCTTCTTTCGCTTTTGTAGCGATGCACGGAATTGATAAAGATCCTGATCTGGTATTCATTACTCTAGACGTTCAAGATCAACTTAATGCAGGTGCTAAAGTTACAGCATCTACTATTGCATTTTGGATGGAACAAGCTAGACTGAGCACTTCAGCTTGCCATATAGTAGAAGCATTGACTAATCGCAATCCAAAACTGATTGCCTTCCGTGATGGTAAGCATCACTGCACTAATGACGTAGGTTCTAACTATGCTGCCTTCTCTATGGCTCAGAACATTATGGAATTGTCTCTAGGAGATAATGCTCTGTATTACGGCAATGGCCCAGAGTTTGATATGACTATCTACTCTGCAAATACATTCCATGCCGGAACCCATGAAGAAATAGTTCCATGGAAATTCTGGAACTTAGGTAACGTTCGATCTTTCCGTAATCAGTGGATGCAAGCTGGTTATAGCTATAAAGATCTAGAAGCCGAAGGTGCTAGCTGGGCAAAAGCTAAAATGGAAAAGATGGACACCATTCGTTATGGAATCTATCCTGTGAAGCATGATCCAGCATTCGATGCTTTAGTTGAAAGTTATTGTGTAGCCGTCATGCTCGAAAAAATCAAAATTTGATTTGCTTTCAGCTCCAAAATTTTGTATAATATATTCATAAATTTGAGAGAACAACAAAAGGAAAATAATTATGCCAGTATCTAAAAACGTCCGTAAAAATGGTAAAGTAGCAAAACGTAACCTGGGTCTGCGTCGTATGGCTGAACGTCAGTCCGGCATCCAGAAAATCTTTAACGTACTGAATCGCGCCAATCCGAATATTGATAACAGTTCTGATACTGTTCTGCGCACTCTGCTGGCAATCGGTCTGTAATAGACCGTTTTTTAAAACAAATTCAAATCTCAAACTTCATATAAGGAAGCAAATAATGACTACTCGTATCTCTAAAACTCGTGCTCTGGCAACTATCAAGTCTCTGGAAGCTAAAATCCGTAAAGCTACTGAACAACAGCTTTTGATCGCTGTTGGTGAAGGTAAGGACAAGAACCAAGTTGTAGTTGGCGCTGCAATCGAAGTAGATGCTCTGTCTGCTCGTATTAAGACTGATTTCCAGTCTCTGCTGGATATGATGTCCCAGCGCGATCGTCTGAAAGCTGCGCTGATCAAGAGCAATGCTGAAACTGTTGTAGAGATCGGTTCTCGCTCTATGACTGTTGCGGAAGCAATCGAAGCTAAGCGTTCTATGGAACTCAAGGCTCAGTTGCTGGCTAACATGCGTAAGCAGTTCCATGCTGCTACTGTTAAGTTTAACACTCAGAAGGCTCAGTTTGATGCCAAGTATGAGCGTCTGCAGGATACCATGGCTACCCGCGACAAGAAGACTTCCGAGGATGAAGTTAAGATGCAGCTTAACCTGCTGGAACTCAAGAACACTCCGTTCCTGATCGATCCGCTGGAACTGGAAAAGCTGATCAAGCAACACGACGAAGAATACCAGGACTTTGCAACTAACGTTGACTTTGTTCTGTCTGAGTCCAACGCCTCTACTTTTATCGAAGTAGAGTAATAATTTAAAAGACTAGTAAATCGGTAGACGAAAGCCCAAGCATCTTACCTCGCAGCAGCGGTTGAAATACGAGGTTAAATAAGACCGCTGACCATACTATAAAGTATAATCTATTGGAGATTATGTTTATTACACCAGCCTCTTAAGCTGAACTGTAAAAACGGTCGTTGGTAGTACCAACACAACTTCAAAGATCAACGCTCAAGTATGAAAGCTGAAAAGTTAAAAGCACTCAAACTTCTAACCTTCTAAAGCTAAAAGATGCAAAGTATTCGTTGATGATTCAAACCCTAGATCAAAGGTACATGGCTCATAAGATATGGCCTGTGGCGCCTCTAGGCTGTTTATCGGTTTACTAGTCTCTCAATTTAAAAATGTATTTGCTAATTAGTTTAGTTTTCTGTATAATATATTTTTAAATTGATGAGACGAGGCTATTATGATTTTTCATATTCTGATTGATGATGTGCGTAACCTACATGGAATGGACATTATCATTCGAACCCCCGAAGCCGCTGTTGAGTTTCTGAATAAAACCGATACCACAGGTCATTTCGTTTATATGGATAACGATCTGGCTGTAGATGGTATGGAAGGTTATCAAATTCTTCGTTTACTCCTGGAATTTGGTCAGAGACCCAAGAAAGTGGTACTAGTAACCTCGAACCCAGTAGCTAAAGAGACCATGCGTAATGATCTCCTAGACGAAGGGTATCAAGAAAGCCCTAATCGTATTGAGTACGATTGGCCGGAGTAAATAAAATGAAGGCAGCTTTGCTTTTAATAGCTGCCCTAACCTATAGCTTCAATAGTCATGCGACCTACGACTCAAAGCAGATTGATTGCATTGCAAAAAATATCTACTTCGAAGCACGAGGTGAGGGCACTAAAGGAATGATCGCAGTTGCACAGGTTACTAAAAATCGTGTTAACTCTGGTACTTTTCCTGATTCTTACTGTAAAGTAGTATATCAGTCTAACCAGTTCTCTTGGGTGGCCAAGAGACCAAAAGTTGATAAAACCGATGAGGCTTGGCAAGTTGCTAAGAATTTAGCTAGAGTGATATACTACGTTGATTTACCACAAGATCCAACACATGGAGCGTTATACTTCCATAGTGGTAAAGATAAACCATACTGGACAAAGAAGTTTAAGAAAACAACGAAGATTCAAGGCCATACGTTCTACAAGCCTGTGGTTAAGAAAACTTAAAAATTCGATTGCTTAAAGCCTTAAATTTCTGTATAATACTTTCATAAATTAATGAGAGGAAGCGAAATATGAAATCAGTTGTAATTATTGGTGTTAATACTCATGGTATCCGTAATACGAAAACAGTTAAAACTACTAACGTTGCTGAAATTACTACAAACCCTAAGAAGTTTGATTTCGCCAAAGTCTCGGCAGTTATGACAGAACAATCTTTTAACCAAGCACTGGGAATTAAATAATGGAAGAGAATATTCTAGATGTTTTGCGTAGGGCTTTGCAGGAATCTAAGGTTGATGGTTCTGATAAAGAAGTAGCTAAAAGCTACCAGACCATAATCGGAGATCTTCAGCGTGTTGATAAAGACTTCATTACTTCTGAACAGTTTGTATCTTATCTAAAAGCTCAACTGAAAAGCATTAATCAGACGAAAGCTAAACTTCACGGTCAAGACCCTGATAACTATAGCTTGCAGTCTGCTCAGTATGAATATATACTGAACAAATGGTTACAACAATATCTGCCGCCTCAGCTTTCTGATTCTGAGATTCGCAAATACTTTGCAGAATTAGTCAAGCTGAACCCTGGAATTACAAAAGGTATGCTGATGAGAGCGATTAAGGAAGAGTTTCCTGGTCGTTACGACGGTGGCATTGCTGCTCAGGTTGCTGGCGAATTTAATAAAAATTGATTTGCTAAATGCTTCAAAATTCTGTATAATAGATTCATAAATTAGAGAACAGCGAGCCGATTACGCTGAGTGAGCTTTAGCGATTCACCTAGTGATAGCTTCTGACACTGAATAGATTCGGTGAGTTGGAGACTAGTAAGTACTCTGAGAGAGGCTACGAGCTAACGCTTATTGCTATTGATAGGGAACTGAAAATCTGCGGAAAACTCGGGAGCTGTCCCGAAATCTCGTAAACTCTTCTCTAGTTTATGTTAGTGGGGTGTCGAACTGACTTATGTGATAACACTGCCAGATGCTCACAGGCTGACATTGAGCTTTACTGCTCCTTCTGGAAAGAATCGGATAACTCGGGCTTATACCGGATAAGCATTCGCTGCTGGAGTACATACTATGACGGTTCAGGAGGTACGCCGCCTGATCAGTATTAGGTTAGAATCGAAACAGCTAAACCACGAGGAAACCTGACGGCCTCAACCAAACTCGGAACTCGGGATCACTGCCTAGTGTGTACCCCGTTTAACCTGAGACTAGGCATCCAGCTTCGCATCGAAAATCGGAGGTGCGATTCTAACAGACCGCGTGAATATGAGAGTGGGAAATGGTAAACCTTCACGGAGGAGCCTTAATGGCACGACTAAAGAGCTAGGAAGAACTCGAGATAACTTCCTAGCCGGTGAGTAAAGAGCGACGAGGAGTCATGACCTAAGAGCTGCCGATCAGCCTTAGCTGAATAACCACAAAGTCACCCTGACTTAAACTGGAAGATATTGTCTGACGGAAGGGCTGCAGAGCTTAATCTGAGGTGGCTGACCCTACCTACCGCCGGGTATCTTTAAGGACTTTTACGAGAGTTCTTAAAAATACCTAACAAAAGGAATCAATATGAATCTAGGAACAACTTGTATCTTTGATCATCAAGAAATGTGTTGCCCTCGTATTCTGCATATAGCACATTTTCCAGAACGCCTGACACTTGATCAAGCTCGTGAGAAAATGAGTGAGATTACAGGATACAATCTTCGAGAAGGTGAATACTTTAGCGTAGCTTTGGATTACATCGACAATACTCGTCTTTATCACCTAGTTCAGCTTGGTGAAGAAACTGATGAAATAAAAATGGCGAAAGATACATTACGTCGTTATCGCCCTCAGATTCTAGAGCGTACACTTCGTGGAGAGCCTAGTGATTACTTCTATATGCGCTGTTACGATGCAGATGCACAAGAATACATGGCACATCAACGTTTCTACCATGATATTAAAGAGTTCGTTAATATCAAGTATGACAAGCTATTGATTGACTCTAAAGCACGACGTGCTGCTAGGGATGCTGAGAAATCAGCTAAAGCAGCGCTAGAAAGCCAAACCAAACTGAACGAAATCATTAAGTAATTTATTCTCGGGGTGTAGTCTAAGGGATAGGCAGGAGTCTTCTAAATTCCTTTATGCAGGTTCGAATCCTGTCACCTCGGCCAATTTTATTAACTGTAACTAAACAAAGGAAATATATGTTTACTAAAAACACTAAAGAACTGACTTCTGAGCAAAAAGTAATTCGTACTATTAAACGTTGGGGTGTTGGTGCTGCTGTTGGTCTTGGTGCTCTTATTCTGGCTCTCAATTCCTATACAGTTGTTCAGGATGGTACTGTTAAGACTCAAACCTTCCTGGGTAAAGTTAGCCCTAATCCTGTATTGCCAGGCTTCCATATTGTTAACCCATTTGCTTCTTTTGATACTTTTAGTACGAAAGATATTTCCATGAAACTGGATAAACTTCAGGTTCCTAGCCAGGATAAGTTTAAGTCTACTGTTGACATTACCGTTATGTTGCAGTTTGATGGTGCTAAAGCTCCTATGAACCGTGTTAACGCAGGTACTCAGGATCAGGCTCTGAACAAATACGTTGAAGAGAAGATGCTGTCTACGATTCGTGAGTTTGGTAAGTCCGTACCAAAAGCACAAGATCTGTTCGACGCTAAGATTCAGGCTCAACTGCAAACCGCTATTCAGCAAGAAGTAGAAGAATATGCGCGCCCTTATGGTTACACCGTTAAGCAAGTATTCCTTCAAGATATTACTCTGCCACCGGTAATCATGGAACAGGTACAGAACACCAAAGTTCGTGAAGAACAAGTTAACGCTGCAAAAGCGGAACTGGCTCGTGTTGAACAAGAAGCACAGCAGAAGGTTAAGCAAGCTGAAGCAGATCGTTCCGCTCGTGAAAACATGGCAGTAGCTAACGAACGTGACGCAGATGCTAAACTGTATGCAGCTAAGAAAGAAGCTGAAGCTAACGCCGCTTTACAACGTACCATTACTCCTGAAATGATTCGTTGGAAGCAGCTGGAAGTTGAAATGCTTCGTGCTGAAAAATACCAAGGTGGTGTACCACAGACTGTTGTTGGTACTGGCTACGATGGTCAAATGATCATGGATATGCGTAACAAGTAATAGTTACACGTAATCTTCAAACCAAGCCCGCGTTTCCTCCGAGAGCGCGGGCTTTTCTGTATTTAAGGCAAAAGAAAAGCCCCTTACCTTTCGGCAGGGGCTTTGTTTTTGGTTTAGAACCATACTCTCGGTGTACAGCAACCACCCATACGGGAGACCAATCTTGACTGAAAATCTACTCTAGGGGGCAGGATAAGAGTAGGCTTAAAGGCAAAGGGATTGAACACCGGTATTTGTGTAAACATTGCTGGAGAGCAACAACGTGCTACAGGCATAGGACAGCATGACACGGGTTTTCTACAACACATAATTTCTCCTTAGGAGTTATTACCCCCATTCTGAGCTTTTGCAACCTGACTCTGACAGAAGCTGTTAAACTTACCCATAAGTGATACAAGTTGCTTCCCATCCTCTGTTTTAGCGAAGTCTTCGAAAAGGGCTAGAACAGCCTGTCCTTCCGCAGATACCTGCGGATGTTGGAGTTGTTGAACTTGCTGCTGTTGAGGCATTTGTTGCATTTGCTGCATCTGAGGCTGCATTTGTTGAGGCATTTGCGGCTGCCCTACCATTTGCTGTTGCATCATCTGCATAGGGTTAGCAGCTCCAGGTTGTTGGAACTGCTGTTGCATATTTTGTGCTTCTGCCAAACGCTGTTGCAACTGTTGTAAGTAAGGGTTATCCAGACCCGGAACGGGCTGTTGGGAGCCCATTTGTTGATTAAATCCGTTGTTCACAAAACCATATTTACTCATAATGGGCTCCTCCCCTTAATTATTAAGCCGGCAGTTTAGCCTGCAGACCAGCTAGAGCTTGAGTGATAGAACCCAGGCTTACAGCGATTTGGTTGATTACCTGACCGTTAGCACCGCTACCCTGAGCGATTGCTTCACGAAGACGGCATTCGTCTAATTCATCTTGAATACGCGCAGTAGTTACACCAGCGATTGCAGTCTGAAGTTCACAGCAACATTCAGCGATCTGACGTTCCAGAGCGTTCTGGTTAGCGCACGCCTGTGCAGCTACAGCAGCGAACTGGTTGTTAGTCTGAATAGTCTGCTGGAAAGCAATCTGAGCAGCATCAAACTTGTCTTGAGCACGAGCGATCTGGTTAGCCGCGAAGGACTGATCGATCTGGAGAGACAGGTCAAACTGTCCAGCTAATACGCTACGAGTTTCGGAACAAATCTGGTTGGACAGGTTAGCACCAGTACCATACAGAGAAGTCAGAACCTGTTGAGTGCTAGCAGCTTGAGCAGCACCTACACCGTTAACAGCGCTCAGTACAGCACCAGTTCCCTGGTTTGCTTCAGTACGAGTAGTGTTGATTGCAGCTAGAATACTGGAGGTATTCTGATTACTTAGAACAGTTTCCACACCTGTTAGCTCCGCAGCAGCGCCAGCAGCACCGCGACCGAAACCACCGAAACCACCAAATCCGCCTGTTAATAGAGCACCGATTAGGATAGCTCCGAATAGACCCATACCTTCTCCACCGAAAGCACCTGCGTTAGCTGGGAATGCACCCATGCCAGGAAAGCCGTTAGTGAATACGTTTACTGGTTCTTGCATTTTTCTTTCTCCATATTTGTGATAACCATGATGTTCATGTTCATCTTCTTCTTCGTCGTCTTCATCATCTTCCTCATAGTGTTCATGATGGTGATGGTGATGATGATAATGATGCTCGTCAGCTCGCTCTTGAGCTTTAAGCTTTTCCCACTTTTTCTTGTCTGATTCTTCGTGACGATGCAGTTCTGCTGCTACTTCACTTAGAGATTCAGGTTTCTTAGCTACTTCTTCTGTCATTTTTGACACCTCCTAGTATATAGAAAATGTGTGTCTCTTTGATCACTCATCCATAACATATACTTTACACTACCCCAGCGAAAATGTCAAGGGGTCTTTAAAAATTGCCCCCGGATTTTTAGTGGGGGTACAAAATCTCTGGGTACTCTCTAAAGTGCCCTCGAATTGTGCTCCTAATATTTGCTTTCCTGTACTTTTAAAATTAAGTTGATAAATTATGTACTCTATAATATAATAAGTTTATGTATTTTTAAAAGACTATGGAGATACTTATGATAAAATTCAAAGATCTTGTATTTAAGGATTTAAAGCATGACATAGATGCAATACGTTGTATCCCGTGCTGGGGACAAGGTACTGTTCCTACTTCAACGGAAGATAATGTTATTTTAAAATCAGATCCATGCCCTTTCTGTGGAGGATCTGGTATTAATCATCATTACGAAGTAAAACATACAGAAACTATTCATGGTACTAAAGTATTTATTATTACTAAAATCAAATAAATTAAAAATTCAATTGCTTAGACGCCAAAATCTCTGTATAATATATTTATAAATTTGAGAGAGGAATCAAATATGATTAAGACTGGTCTAGTAATTGGTAAGTTCGCACCATTAACGCGTGGCCATATTAACTTAATTAACACAGCAGCAACTATGTGTGAACGAGTTATTGTTGTAGTTAGTCATGATAATCGCTGGCTGGATAAGCAAAACACACGTGATCAGGAAGTCTTACAATTAAAGAACCGTTTACGTTGGTTAGAACAAACCTATGCTGATATCGAACATGTATCAGTAGAATATATTATAGAAGATGATATTCCTGAGTATCCTAATGGTTGGCCAGAATATGCTAGAATACTGAATGATAATTATGGCCATTTGCCTGAAATTACCATTTTCTCTAGCGAACTAGACTATGATGCAGAATATAAGAAATATCTGCCGAAGTTCGGACATTATATTGTAGACTCTGATCGGACTCGTGTTCCAATCTCAGCTACTATGATTCGTAATGATCTTATGAAGTATTGGGAATTTCTTCCTAGCGTAGTTCGTAAAGACTATGTGCGTAAGGTTGTTATCATTGGTACGGAAAGCTCCGGCAAAACAACTTTAACAAAGTACCTTGCGAAATTATATAATACTTCGTGGGTAGAAGAATATGGACGTACTTACTGTGAAGTTGATCTAGTTGGTAATGAAGAACTCCTGACTAGCGAGGACTATAATAAAATTGCATTCAGGCACAAAGAGCTAGAGTTTGAAGCAGAACGTACTGCAAATAAGATCATGTTTGTGGATACCAATGCTTTCATTACTGAATTCTATCACAGGCTCTATGAACATCGTAAAAATCCGGTTGTAACAGCTATTGCTAAAGAAGAGCATTATGATTTAGTTATAGTTTTAGCACCTACTGTTAAGTGGGTAGATGATGGTTTACGTATTAACTCCGATCGTTCAATTACTTCTGAACTGTTCGAGCAGATGAAGAAAGAATTTCCTAATCAGTTCCCAGAAGGGCGTACTGTGTATATTGACTCCCCGGACTATAAAGTTCGTATGGACGAAGCAGTAAACGCAGTAGATTGGCTGATTCATCACTTTAACGTTGGAGAGTTTTAATATGACTAACTATCTTGTAAATGACTTTAAAAACTGGAAATCTTTGGAATATTTGTGGCTGTTCATAGCAGTTGCCTTTATTAGCTTAGCAAATTATAACGGTACAGCTCTAGACTGGGCTACCGCAATAACCAACGTGGTTTGTGTTATTCTGGTTGCAAAAGGGCGTGTTTCCAACTATATTTGGGGCTTAGTTGGTGTTCTTACCTATGGTATTACAGCTTTAAATGCAGATCTTTATGGTAACGCTGCACTAAACCTGCTATACTACGTTCCTATGCAGTTTTATGGTATGTATTTATGGCATAAAAATAAGCCAAGTAATCTGCCAGACGTTCCGACTAAGATTCTGACTAAAGCCCAAGCTTTGTTGACTCTAGGGGTTCTAGCAGTAGCTACTTTAGGTTACGGCAGCTTCCTTGCTACCACAGCTGATCCATTCCCAATGCTTGACGCATTTACTGCGGTTGGTAGTGTGATTGCTATGTGGCTTATGGTTAAGCAATATGCTGAACAATGGCTGATCTGGATTGCTATTAACATTGGTACTGTGTACATTTGGCTTGTAACTGCTCAATCTACAGGTGCATCTTACGCAATCCTAGCAATGTGGCTAGTATTCTTAGGTAACTCTATTCTTGGAGCTTATAAAGGATACTTTGTACGCGTTAACAAATAAAGTAGTTATAGCCCTCTAAGCGAGGGCTATTATACAGAAATTTTCACTTGCTTAATATAGAAAATTTCTGTATAATATATTTATAAATTTGAGAGAGGAATCAAACATGAAACGCATCGTACTTGCATTGACTCTAGTATCTACTTCTGTATTTGCTGCTCCACAACAGGAACTTTGTCAAGTTCAAGTTTGTAATAAGCTAGAACGATTTACTCTAGACATTTGGTCACACATTAAAGATAATATGGGTGAACAGTGTTTTGATATTGTTCTGCCAAAAGAACAAGCTGTTCCTGGTGCTGTTCTCAGCTCAGAATCACGTTGGTGGCAGGGTTCTTCTATCAATCCAACTAAGAAGTCAGTGACACGTATCAAACAAGTATATCAGTGCAATGTTCAGTAAAATTTCACTTGCTTAATGCCGAAATTTTCTGTATAATATATTCATAAATTTGGAAGATTAACCCTAAAGGTAAGGGAGCTGTTTGCTAAACAGCCAGTAGCTGTGGAGACACGGTGTGCCAGTTCGAGTCTGGCATCTTCCTCCAAATTTGGTTCTCAAGCTCATTTGGTATGAGCCGTCGCCTCATAAGCGAAAGGTAGGTAGGTTCGAATCCTCCGGGAGCCACCAATTAACTAGGAGACTATATGTCTAAGTTTCGAGAGCTTAAACAAGAACTAGAAGAACTCGCCTGCCCTCATTGTTTTGGAAGAGGCGAGAAAGATGATGCAGAACCTGGAGATATATTTTGTAGAACATGGACTTGTCCAGTCTGCGAGGGTACTGGGATTAATCCTCTTTATACTGTTTCTCTTTTTGTAGGAGTTGCTAAGTAATGGATATCTATACTACTCCAGCAGTAAACCTGATTGGCTCTTGCCTTGTGCATTTCCGCTTCTTCCAGACGGATGATAGCAAAGAGGAAGTTACACATCCTCTGATGGATTTTCAGATCGAGGACTTCTTCCGTGAAGTTCGTAATATTTCTGAAAACTTCTACTACGGTATGGATAAGGAAGATTTCGACATTGAATTTCCTACAATCTCTCGTTATTTCCTAGAGCAGTCTGATGCTCGGTTTGAGAAGATTGAACATATGGAAGTAGTTTGGGCAATTCAGTTTGAAATTACTGGTTTTGCTCGATACATTCAAGGCTACGAACTCTAAAGATTACATGGGGGTGTAATCGAATTGGCATAGGTACTGGACTTAAAATTCAGGTTTTGTGGGTTCGAGTCCCACCACCCCTACCAAATTAAGGAAATAAAATGAAAGCTATTAAGAAAGCACTACGTAAATTTATGTACTGTCGTTTTCATAGCATCAAGGCTTCAACTAATGGTACGACTTACGATCGCTATGATCCTAAGTTTGGCTTACATTCTAAACAACTGGAGAAAACAAATGGCTAATCCTGAAATTACGGCACAACGCTTTATGCTGAAAGGAATTATTGCTGAAGCAGGCATGACAGAAGAAGTTGCAGATTTTCAAAAGCAATTCCTCAATATTCTCACTCAAGCCAAAGAGCTAGGAGAGAAAGAACATGGCGCGGCTATTATGGCAATCACGTTGGTTGGGCTTGATCTGGCTGAAGAATCCGGAGTTTAACTCCCCCAAGCAGAAATTTTAAAAATGTACTTGCTTTTTACTTAAGATTTCTGCTATAATAGTTATATAAATTGATGAAGGAGTTAACGAATGTCAAAACGTGTTACTGCAACTGGTGTTGAAAGTGCTGTTTGTAAATCCTGGGGTGGCTGGGAAGGTGAGATTGAATGGCTTTATTTCTACGATGTAGAACTTCTGCCGGAAATCAAAGCTAAATGTGTGGAAGCTGGTATGGCCCCTGATGCAAAGGCTGATATCGAAATCACCATGACTAAGCTAGAAGGTCGTGTAATTACGCTCAATGATGATTATGAAGAAGTGTTCGAGCTTCCATTCAAACTGAGTGTCACTCCTAGCTTCGAGTAACTGATATAGCACTGAGCAAGTTCTTTAAAATTTGACTTGCTCAGTCCTTCAAAACTTGATATAATAGTTATCTAATTTGGAAAACATATCTGAATGAGAAGTAACTAAGCGAGTTGCTTTTAGGGGTAAAGTCAGGAAATCCTGAAATATTCCACCTTGGGTTTAACCGACTTACTTTTCATTCAAATATGTTGGATTAGTATCGTAGAGGTAGCGAAGCAGACTGTAAATCTGCCGACTCGGAAGGGTCTCGGGTGGTTCGACTCCATCATCCAACACCAAATTTAAGTCCTGTTAGACAAACTGGTAAAGTCACTACCCTTTCAAGGTAGGATTTGCGGGTTCGATCCCCGCACAGGACGCCAATTTCTGCATTCCTAGAGTGTTACTGGACAGCATGTCGGTCTCCAAAACCGTACGGTCTAGGTTCGAGTCCTAGTAGGTTTGCCAATATTTGCACCTTTAGCTGAGATGGATTAGCGCTTGCCTGAAGAGCTTGAGAGGTTCGTTCGATACGAACAGGGTGCACCAATTTGGAGGAGATGCTGATGCATCCTAAAAACTTCTTTATTTACTGTGCGGATAAGTCACTGAAACGCAGAATTAACAAAGTCTATCATTATCGTGCTAGTCAACAGCCTTATGTTTATGCTTTTGACGGAGATTACATTCCACTAGATCAGTTGGCCTGTGATTACATGGTATTGAAGAACTTTGACGAGACAAAGATCTCAAGCGTTCATAATCTACAGAACCCGTTAACGTGGAAGTATAAGAAGAAAAAGAAAGGCATCACATTTCTGAAAAATGTAGTTGCTTAACCGCTTAAAGTTCTGTATAATTATTACATAAATTGAACTGGAGAAGCAACATGACTGAACAAGAATTGAAAGAACGTAAGCTGGTAATGCTTCGTTTACTAAACATTTTCTCTGGTATGGATGGTGGTATTGACTTCATGCAACTACGTTGCTTTGTAGAAGAAGCAGAAGGCGAGGCTATCACTAGAATTCTTAAACATATGGGTTTGTTACTAGATGCTGCTAATGTGGCTACTCAATATAAACTCGAAGATTTACCGGAGCGTGTTGGATGAAAAAGTTAGTTAAATTTAAGTGTTGTGGCTCTGAACATATCTTTACACGTCTACGTGAGTTTAAGATGTGTAAGTGTGGTAAATCAGGCTATGATGCTGGAGACGGTTATTACTCCCGTACTCTAGGAGACTTCAACGATTTAGAGTTCGTTGATCTCGAAAAACAAGATAAATCGACCGTTGGCTGAATGGCTTAGGCGGAGGCCTGCAAAACCTCTTTATGTGAGTTCGAATCTCATGCGGTCGTCCAAATTTTAGGGTCGTTAGCCAAGCGGTTTGGCGGTGGACTGTTAATCCATGTCGAAAGACAACGTAGGTTCGAATCCTACACGGCCCGCCAATTTCATTAACAACTGAGGAAATAGATATGACAACTCGTGCAATTGCTCGACTAGAAGCTGACCGTGATAATCTAATTAATAATATTAAGGTCTGGGATCAAGAAATTGAAAACCAAAAACTGACGTTAATACAAGATATGCAGCAACAGAATGCACGTCGTGAAGCTCTAAAAGAGGTTGAGGAAGCTATCGAAAAACTCAAAGCTGAGTAAACAAATTATGCGATCGGGGCTGGCTTGGTAATGGTACTCCCCTGTCACGGGAGAGAATGTGGGTTCGAATCCCATCGGTCGCGCCAAATAATACATCCATAGCTCAATGGTTAGAGCTACCGCCTCTTAAGCGGAGGGTTCTAGGTTCAAGTCCTAGTGGGTGTACCAAATAAACATTCTAGCGTGGTGGAGAGGGGACACCAGCTTGCCGAGGGTAGAAGCTCGTTCGATTCGAGTGAAAGAATGGTTCTCGTAAATCCGCACAAGTGATAGCAGGTTCAAGTCCTGCCTAGATTGACTTATTATGCGTTCGTAGTTAAAAGGTATAATTTTTGGTTGCCAACCAGAAGTTGAGGGTTCGATTCCCTCCGACCGCACCAAATTTAGGTTTCTGCTTCCTAGAGAACGGACTCCTAGATAAACAAGGCGATGAGTTTCCGGCCGGTTCTAGTCGCTGAAAATCCTCCCGACCAGGTAGGTGTAAGTAAACAAAAGTTTACTTATTGAGTAGGTTCCGATAGATCGGCGGGTCTATTCTGGCATTTAAGAGAAGTCTCGCAAACTTCTTTGTCAGCAGAGCGTTTGAAGCGTGAGGTGGCCTACACAATAAGTAAATTTATTAAAAACTCATTTGCTATTTCGCTTAATTCTCTATATAATATATTTTATAGAGTGAAGAGAAGGAAAGTTAAATGAAATATAATAAAGGCGAATCAAAAAGTCTATATGAACTACTATCTACTGGTTCAGTATCGGGAGATATTACACCAGAAAATATAAGGTTCTTAGTAGAAAATATAACTAATAAAGAATCTTGTGATAAATTTAAGGTTTCTTGTTCGCCCCATAATTATGCTAGAAAAATAAGGCATTTTGAGCAGATAGTAGCAAGAGATTTATTAAAATTCTACCATAAAGAGAATAAATCGTCAGGATTAGACGCAGGGTATGTATATTTAATATCTAACCCTGCATGGGAAGAATTTAAAGTAGGGTGTGCTATTGATGTATATGATAGATTAAAATCGTATCAAACGTATAGCCCTTACAGAGATTATAGCTTAGAGTTTTATTTCTTCTCATTTCAAAGAAGAGAAGATGAATCTAAAGTGCTAGAGTTCTTTAACTCCACAGGAGAATGGATTTCTTCCCCAAAAGAAGAAATTATTGCCTTTATGAAAACTTTAGCTAAATATAGATAACAGTGCGTAGCGCAGTTGGTAGCGTGGGAGCCTTGGATGCTTCGGGTCGCAGGTTCGAGTCCTGCCGCACTGACCAAACAATCGCGGGTTAGATCTCTGGTAGAGATCGCTAGTCTCATAAGCTAGAAAGAGGTAGGTTCGATTCCTGCACCCGCTTCCAATTTAATAGAAGGATTTCGAAATGAAATTATTTCATTTAAAGGTAAGTGATTTACGTTCTAGCAAAGATCGTAAGAAGTATCCACTAGCTCACTACGGTAAAGATGAAAACGAAGTGATGGCGGAATTTGGTATTAATCATCCTTACTTGAGAGTTTATTCTATTAAAGAAGTATACATGTATTAAATAGATCGCTAGCTCAATTGGTTTAGCAGCACCCGGCTTTTAACCGGAAGGTTCTGGGTTCGAGTCCCAGGCGGTCTACCAATTTAAAGGAATTTGTTATGAATATTAACAAAGTTCTAGAAACAATATCAGAAATGTCTGGCAGAGCTGGAAAACGCTTTACTGAACTGTGTATTAAAAATCAAAAAGTACCAGAACATCAGTGTCATTATTGTCGAGACTGTGAACAATACCATGAAATGTGTATGGTTGAAGATCGGGTCTGGGATCAGATAAGAAAAGAGCAGCCCAAAGATATTGTTCTATGTTTCACTTGTATGGAACGACGCTTAGGACGTAAAATTACTCTTAAAGATCTTAAACATGTTCCGTGTAATGCACCTTACTTCATTGGCTTTAGAATGGAGAGATTTTAATGACTATCTGGTTTTATTTAATGAAGCAGAAAATAAAAGACTCCTACGTATTCTCTGCTGATTTTACAATAGGTATGTTTATAGCAGGTTTCTGTGAATTTGTAGTTGAAGCCTACATTATAGGTAGATTACTGCTCGGTTAGTTTAATGGGAGAACCCCGTCTTTACACGGCGGTTGCGATAGTTCGATTCTATCACCGAGTACCAATTAACTCAAAATAAGGAATTGCAAATGCAATTATCAAGCAAGGTTCAAGGCTATTTCGGCCATGTAACAATGGAGTTCGCTATCTCTAAAGGTTGGGACTTCGAACAAGATTTAGCTGAGTTCTACAAAGATATTGATCTGAACGTACCGTACATGGGACTCTCTACTGGTCAGGAGATCACAGAAGGCGATGTGTTCAAGGCAAGTCAAGGTGAGGTAACACCTAGTTTTGCCAAGTTCTGGTTAGGTATCACACTGAAAGAAGATGCACCAGATAGTGGAGTACTAATGACTAGTATGCACTCTGGAAGCTCTGATTACCTTTTCGTTAGTGACGTTAAGGAAATACAAGAAATCTGCAAAAATGTACTTGCTTGATGCTTAATTTCTTGTTATAATATTTATATAAATTGATGAGGAGAAATCCTCATCAAAGTTCACTAAGGTATTAGCTCGACCTAGGACTGGCTGCCAAAAAGCACGATCCCTACGACTCGGGAGAAGTTCTAGATTAGTCCACTAGATTCAGCGGCAACTGAATAGTGTATCGGGTTTGTGAAGAGCGATTATCCTCTACTGGCTAATGTCTGAGGGTAAGACGCGCACCGAGCTAATAGCCTTAGTAAACTAGAAGGAATATCTATGTTTGATCTGAAAGATATGGCTAAGAAACTAATGTCGCAACGTTATCAACAAAGAACACTCCATAAACGAGTTTCCGATATGAAGAAACGTTGCAATAATGCTAAGTATTATAATAGTCTTAATAAACTATCTGATGTAGATCTTGCTAAAACTGAAGCAATATATAATCACTTAGTAGTAGAATCTGATATAGTGGATAAAGATATTGCTAGGCTAGAAGCTCAGATTGTAGCAACTGTTCTTGATATGTATAGAGAATAAATAAATTTTGGGGAATGGGTCTGCTTGGAGTGGACACCTCGCTTGCACCGAGGATATCAGAAGAGTTCGAATCTCTTATTCTCCACCAAAATTCGGGGTCATAGGTTATTTGGTTAAACTTACTGCCTTGCAAGCAGTGGAACTCAGTTCAATTCTGAGTGACTCCACCAAACAAATGGGGATGTGGCGAAATTGGCAGACGCGCTAGATTTAGGTTCTAGTCTTCGGGTGTGGGTTCGAGTCCCTCCATCCCTACCATTTTAAAATAGGATTAATTAATGTTAAAGACGCCAGTAAAACATATTTGGTTAGCTAGAAATAGGGCTACTAATGAGTTTGTCTTTATAGATACAGGAATGACATATGATCAACGAATATATGATCTTCTGTATTCCGTGTCTGCCGAAGAAGTACACAAATTAATTCTAAAAGATGCAACATAATTGGAAGAGCAAATCGATCTGGTGACGAAAACCGCTTGGAAAGTGGCTGACTTGTGAAAGCAGGCTTGAGAGTTCGAATCTCTCTTCTTCCGCCAAACAACTGGAAGTACGGGCGTAGTGGTATGCAACTAGTCTTGAAAACTAGCCCGCTGTAGCGATATGGTGATGGTTCGACTCCATGTGCTTCCGCCAATTAACTATAAGAAAACCTTATGAGCAAAACAGTTACTGTAACAATGAAAGACGGTGAAAAGTTTAAAGCATGTCTTCATGAAACAGATAATGGGTGGAAGGCTTATTTGCCTCACCTAGATTCTACTGGTCATGGAATGACACAACGTGAAGCTATTGTTGATGCTTTAAATGAGGCTTCTGCTGGTTTATAAAAATTCTTGAAGTATGCCGGAATCGGTAGACGGGGCTTCCTAAAGGGCGTAAGGGGAACATCCACTCCTCATAAGATACCCGAAAACGAGGCTGAGATAAATGGTCTATCTCGTGAAGGTTCAAGTCCTTCTGCTTCTTGATACATCAATGGCTCAAAGAGTAACGGTGCACCTTTCTAGAGAATTTCCTGGGCGAGAATCCAGGTGTAATCAACTAGTTGTTAGTGTGATGAGTTTCGGAGAGCCGCCACAATTGAAGTCTTTAGAATGGGTATCGCCCTTTAGCCCCTACGAAAGGGATAACTAGAGATTTCAATTGTGGCTATATCATAATTGGTTAATGATCCTGATTGTGAATCAGGCCTATGTGGATTCGAATTCCACTAGCCACCCCAAATATTGCGTCCTTATTTCAATGGAAAGAATGTAAAGCTACGAACTTTACGATCGGGGTTCGATTCCCTGAGGATGCACCAACTAACTTAAACAGGAAATAAAATATGGCTGATTTCTGCAAAGAATGCTCTATCGATATGTGGGGCAAAGATACTGGTGATCTTTCTGGTCTGATTACAGAAGCCGAAGTTAAAGAAGGCTACGGTGCTGTTGTAATCTGTGAAGGTTGTGGCATCATTCGTGTTGATCATAATGGCAAACGTCTAGAAGAACCAGATCCAATCGCCACGGTTCCTGTAGAATAAAAAATTATTGGGATGTAGATCAATTGGCAGATCATCGGCCTCTGACTCCGAAGGTTCCACGTTCGATCCGTGGCATCCCAGCCAAATACTTGGAGAGTAGTGTAACGGTTAGCACAACGGCCTTTGACTCCGTTAATGGTAGGTTCGATTCCTCCTTCTCCAGCCAATTTATGCGTGATTAGTTCAGTGGCTAGAATAACTGGCTTCCAACCAGTAGACACGAGTTCGACTCTCGTATCCCGCACCAATTTAAGGAAACGTTATGCACGTTTTTGAGTTTCGTAATAAAAACCCCAATAGACGAGTTTTAATTATTGGTGAAACATATCGAGCTTATGAGCAAGAAGATGGTTCGGTTTTATTAAATGATGAAAAGCAAGGCTATAGCTTTCATCCAGAAGAAACATATGAAGAATTTCGTAAACAATTTAGTCTAGACTGGAGAAAGCTAGTTACTAGCAGTTCGTTACCTGCTTCTATCAGTATGAGTTCACTATAAATGGCTGATAATCTAAAGCTAAAGGTAGATAAACAAATGAAGTGCGTTGAGGTTGAGTTAGGCGAAGAACGTTTAAAACTCTCCTTCGAATTTCTACAGCAGTTGGCTATGACAGTAATGTCTGATAAGTCTCCTGTATTTGAAAAAGAAATCCCGTTGAAATAACGGGCTAATGCTGGGTTGGCAGAAAGGCTGAATGCACCTGACTTGTAATCAGAAGGAGCAATCCCGTTGCAGGTTCGAATCCTGTGCCCAGCACCAATTTAAGGAAACCTAATGCAAGAAACGTTATACGAAAGGCTTGGGGGCATATTTGCTATAGCGGCAATAGTAAATCATTTTAGTGATGCACTTATCACTAATCCAGTAGTAGGACAGCATTCTGCTAATAAAGCTCTAGCTGATTGGCATAACAATAGTTTAGCTAATTTACCTGGTCTTAAATGGATGCGTACTCTTTGGGTTGCTAGTATTACAGGTGGGCCATACACTTATGTTGGAACTAAACCTGATGCTTCTCCTCTAGGATTACAGAATGCACATGCCAGATTTAAGATTACCTCAGAAGAGTTTGATGCTGTTGCGGGCGAGCTATTAAAAACTCTAAAGATTGGTAAAGTTGGTGATAAAGAAATTCAGGAAGTTATGGGTGCATTTGCTGCTCATAAGAATGAAGTTATTGCTGGTTCTAAAATTTAAAAATTCATTTGCCTTCTCTCTTATTTCTTGTTATAATATTTATATAAATTAATGAGAGGGAAACCAAATGAAACGTTATCTTTCTGTCGTATTCCAAACAGGTGGCCAACGCTACACTTACGAATTTCCTGAGTCTTGGAAAATAAAAGAAGGCGATCAAGTTGTTGTACTAACTCCTCGTGAAGGCTTCAAAGTAGTAACGGTTAAACAAGTATTTCCAAAAGATCACGAACCATCTAAGTCTATTCAGTACAAGATGATTCACGGTCTGGTACGAAAAGTACCTAGAACAGAAGTCGAAGTAGATAAAACTGGGGAAGCTAAATACCAGTATACCTCTTACTTAGACGAAATGATGTAATGCTCTGATAGTTCAACAGGTTAGAACAGACGACCGATAATCGTCAAATCTTGGTTCGATCCCAAGTCGGAGTACCAAATTATAGTTAGTTGGCAGAGTGGTTATGCACCTCCTTCATACGGAGCGACTACAGTGGTTCAAATCCACTACTAACTACCAAACATGCAGTGAGCTTCGGGAGAAGCAGCGCGGTGACACTATAAGGTCTAAGTGCGAAAAGCTGTGATGAGAAGAGAGTCCACATTCTATAAATGGCCGGGCGTGACAGCAGGAAGTAGACTGCAACTCCATGCTATCCAGGAGTCTAAATGTAGAAGCTAAGACTTTAGATAGTCATTGTCTTAGCGTGAGCAATCACGTAGTTGCAACAGACCTGGAAGATCGCAACGTTAAAATCAAAGTTCCAGTGCTTATTTATCTAATCGAGACCATCAATCTCACCGGAACGCTAGCACCCCAACAGTAGCTAGTGATTAGATAGTAAGCAAGCCTGCCTTCCAGTTTTTATCTTGCTTCTGGGTTAACAAAAAGCTGAGCCAAATTCTAACATCAGGGAGATCTAATGAAAGCATATCAAAGTCTTAAGTCTGGCGTAATTAACATTGTTCATAACAATCAGATCATTCAACTATATTCTAAAGATGGTGAACTTAAACAGAAAGTTCTAGTCGAAGATCTAGAAGGTATCACACCTCACTTTGACCCTGAGGCCTTTCGCATTGTAGATGTGGAAGTGGTTCCTCAAGTCGAGGGTGGTCAGCACCTAAATGTCAATGTGTTAAGCCGTGATCAGCTTTTGGATGCGCAGAAACATCCTGAAAAATATCCTCAGTTGACCATCCGTGTCTCTGGCTATGCTGTTCGATTTAACGCATTGACGCGTGAACAACAGAACGACGTTATTAGTCGTACATTTACTCAGGCGATATAATGGGGTTTGGATACGATTTCTCCCAGCTACGCAAGGTAGTCGAGCAAACTCCATTTATCTCCCAAGTTTTAGGAGAAATGTGTGGATCGAGCATTAAGACGCCATCACCGGCAACGTGTGAAAAACAATCGCAAGAAGTATTGGACAGTCTTCCCACAAGAAGAAAGTCCTAAGCGATTAGGCATTATCACTACCACTCCTTGCATCTGTTCTTGTTGGATGTGTGGGAATCCTCGCAAGTACTATAAGAATAGTAAAGCAGGCATGAAAATCTCGGAGATTAAAAAGATGGATGCAATGATCTTAGGTATCGGATATGGCGAAGGTATTTCAAATGATGAATTTGATGGCTTCGTAGGTTTCGGAGAAGGTTAATTAATAATAAACCCCAGCTATTGAATAAGTAGTCTGGGGTTTTCTTGTATATAGGATTTTCGAAATGAAAATTTTTAAAGTGAACTATAGTGGCCTGTGGTTAGGTGGTACAGCTATTGTTGTTGCAGAAACTGCAGAAGAAGCAATCGAACTGGCCAGAAACCATAGAAGTTCTATAGAATTCGAGAATGTGACAGTAGAAGAACTCCCCAGCAGTGGGGTAGTATACAACGACAACGGAGATTACTGATGTTATATTTTGAAGTTCGTCCACATTAAGTTAATTTAAAAAGACTTAATGGAGGTAATATGAGCCGTACATATCGTAAACAATCTGGTGATCAGTGGTGGAAATCTAAAGCTAAGTATACTCAGGAGTACACATTCCTTAAAGGGAGTGGCTACTGGATTCGAGTTACTTATGCTAAATCCTGGGATGAAGTAGAACAGGAGATGAAGGAAGCAACTATCCGCAATGAGAAAAAGGATGGCTACAACTGGGATTCTGTTAGCAAGAATGTTAAGTGGCATTCTAACAAAATGGTTCGTCAAGGGAATCGCCAAGAACTCCACCGTGTAATGAGAGATCCAGAAAATTACGACTATAATCGCGACCATGACATGCGTAAGCGTGGTTTATGGTGGTGCTACGACTAATTTCGTAAATAATTCATTTGCTAAAACCCTCTCCTTTTGATATAATATTTATATAAATTGATGAGAGGGCTTTGAAATGAAAACTTCTAACGAACTTAAAGAAGAGGCCAAAGTATTTGTTAATGGTTTTATTGCAGGATCTTGCAATTCCTTTGACTACTCTTTAACTGTGTTTACAGAAGAACATCCAGAAGTAAATAAAGATATTCTAGAAACTATTCTTAACAAAGCTATCGAAGAAGCTGAAATATTCCTGTGTGACTCTTGTGGATGGTGGTGCTGGGCACATGAACGTTCTTGGAATGATTATGATACATGTCGAGACTGTGATCCTGAAGAGGAGGAAGATTAATGGAAACTAATTACGCAATTATCTTTGGTAAGTGGTATGATGGGTTTGCAGTAGTCTTCACTGATTCAGCAGAAAAAGCAGTTGAAATGCTGAAAAATAAAGCAGCTTTTAAAGAGCGTGAAGAGTGGGATCAAGAAATCCAAGAAGTTATTGAGCTACCACGCGAAACAGTACACTGCACTATAGTTTACAACGGAGACTAACATGAATAAGTTTATTATTGCTCTGGTAATTTCAGTAGTTAGTTTCGGTTCCCTGGCATCTACCAAAGTTTCTATGAAAAATGGTAATGTTAAAGTTCAGCAGAACGGCATTACCACCGAATATGGTAAAGTACGTGATGTTAAAGAACGTAATGGCAAAGTAGAAATATATACTAATAAAAACTTCTCTACTCCGGCTGTTACTGTTAGCAAACGTGGTGAAATCACTACTCAACGTACTGATAGTTCTGATTCTTTTACTTGCCGTTATGACTGTGGCTTTGAAGGTGAAGATGAGTAATTTAGACCCCAGAATTAAACATGCAGTTGAAGAAATCCAAGATCAAATCGATGAGGACTTCACTATTTGGTCAAGATTTGGTAATGGTGAAGGTTGTCAGCTTTATAGTATGAAAATGGGTATCTCGATTGAACTTAGTATCAATCCCGAAGGCAACATAGAAGCCCAACCCATGTTCAGTGTTCCAGGCTTCTCTGGATTTGTTATGGGTATGAAGTTATGTCTACCAAACAAACATCTTTACCGTGTTATCTGTCAGCTAGAGACAATTAAACATTTCTTACCCGAAGGTAACATTAATGATTATTATCATGAAGTTGTGGCAGCTTACATGATGGAAGAACGCAAACGTCGGAGAGAAGAACGTGAAAGAGCTAAATCTCAACAGTCTAGTACAGATTCCAGCAACTGATGCTGTACTAGAGTATCTTAGAAAGGATCATGTTAAGTTCTGGACTGATTATAGTTATGAGCACAATTCAGATTTAGCTACCGATTTTGCAAATAAACGAATAGCTGAGTATACAGATCCTAGAGTTAAAAATGGTATGATTACCTTACCACTTTGGGATGTAATGGAAAAGTTTGGTAAAGATTTGTGCCCTGGTTGTATACCATTGTTTGTTACTATTCTAATTGACGAAAAGGATCTTAAATGATTATCTCTCCATTTGCTTTGTGGTTTGTTATTGGTGCAGTTGTCGCGATTTACAGTCTGATTGATGATCTGTACATCTCTAAAAATAAAGATGTTATTATTTATGTAATAAATAAATATCGTCCACCAGAACTAGCAGAATTTGACGATGAAAAGATGTTCAAATTCATTATGTCAGGTATGCTTATTATGGATACCTTGTTCGGGCCAGTAGCCACTTATTTCTTCTTCCGTAAAACTCGTAAGATGAAAAAGTTCCGTGCTGAAATGCAGAACAAGTAAAGAACTCGCGTAGGACCGAGTTGCGTCACCTGCAACTGTTACGGATAAGGGAGTCGTGCCCCTTAGTGCGGTAAGTGGTGAGTTGGTCGCTGACCTCAACTTTAACTGGAGATATCATGAGCTTTATTTTATTCATTGTAGCAGCATGGTTTATTATTGGTTTAGGCTATGCTATTGCAGTTATTCGTCATCTGGATGAATATTCTGCTGAATGGTTTATTAAGTACCTACGTTTAGACGATCAAGAACACGAGTTCGACAGTGCTGAGGAAAGGCAGGCTGTCCAGTTAATGACTCCCAAAGAATGCTTGCTTTACATGCGTGTAATTGGTTTCTTTGGACTGTTGGTAGCGGGGCCTATAGGTCTTACTATTGCTCCCTACAAAGAAGTTGTTGACGACATTAAACTATGGAGAACCGCTGGATCGCTACGTCGTGCTAGAGAATTAAGTAAACAAGAGTGATGATAATCACCTCCTAGCAAGAATAATAATGACAAAGCCCAGCCTGCAATTTTGCGACTGGGCTATTTTTGTAATAAAATTTCAGTTGCTCAGATGCCACAAGTATTGTATAATATGTTTATAGATTGAGGCAAAAGGATAATTTATGAGAATCATTTCAAAGTTCAATGATGTATACGATTTGCAGAATAGTTTATTTGATCCAGATCGTGTCTGGGAGCGTAAAACTGAAGAGCTGCTGGTAAAAGTAACTGACGATGTAGAAAAGAACATTGTTCATAATCGTCAGGTGTTTCGTGAAGGTTCCTTATCCTTCCGTGGTGACTTCGAATACTCAGTAAATCCACTGTTTATTGCAGGTGAAGTTTACTGGTTACATGAGCTGTCTTGCTGGCATCCGGCATTCAGTTTCAAAACGTTCAACATCGATGCTGTGTTCGATAAAATGGAAGAAATGGGATTACACGCCCGTTCTTACTTACTAGATAAGAATCGTGGTGATGTTCGTGAAACTATGCGAGATATGTTGGTTGAAGCAAAACCTAAAGCAGAACGTATCTTATCTGAACTGCGTGTACCAATTGCGTATGTGAAAGGTATTAAAAAGAACGATAACGATGATGTTCGTAACTTCGTAATTCAGACAAACATTCGTTTCCACCAGTCAGGTATTCCGTGGCAGGAAATTGAAAGTAACTTATACCGTTTACACCAAGTTCTCGAACAGTATATCTTCGGTGTACTAGGAACTGGTGAGCCTGATATGATTACCGTATCAGATAAAGACAGGTTAGCAGCACATGGATTTGATACAAAAACTTCTTTCAGGAATATGGCAAGGTAAGGGGTATATCCTGGGAGCTGGTCTTGCGATAGGTATCGGATTCGGTGCTTATCACTTAGTAAATAAGGTTGAAACTCTAGCTGGAGATCTTGCAGTTGCGACTAAAAAGATCTCCACTCTAGAGACTTCTCTTAATAAGGTGAAAACTGAGAGTGAACTTCGTGAGACTCGAATGAATCAGTATTTCACAATGAATAATATTTCGCAAGCAGATCTAGACAAAAAGATTAAGCAGCTAGATAAAGCTCTTAGTCGTCAAGATGTTATCGCTGCAAAGCCTGGATTGGTAACATTAATTGCTAAAAAGCAGAATAAAGAGTTCGAGGAAAGATTAGCATGTTTAACTGGAAACTTGGAGTACTGCTCGCAGCCGCAATCACAATCACAGGCTGTGCAGAAGAAATAAAACCAGAGCCGTCACATGAGTTAAAGCAAGCTCATGTCGATTGGCCTAAAGGACTTCAGCCGTGTAGCTTTGATTTCAAATTCGAAAAGAAATTAGCTACAAATGGTGAAGATGGCGTAGTAGTTGTTGTACCTTACAAAGATTGGAATGCAAAAGCAAAATGCGAGGAAGCAGTTTACTCTTACATTTCACGACTGACCGGTATGGTTTGCTTCTATCGTCAAGATTTACAAGAAAAACGTTGCTTAGTTTACTATCCACCCATTACAAATAGGAAAGATTAATGTCAGTATTAGTCGGTTTACATGGTGAGGCTGGTGCGGGAAAAGATACCGTTGCAGAATTAATGATCGACTGGTGTAACGACACGTTCCCAACGTGTTTATCCCGTCGTTACAGTTTTGCTAAACCCGTTTACGAACTTGCATCCGTAATCCTCGGAGTAACTCCAGAGTTTCTGGGAGAGCGCAGGGGAAAAGAGATTGACCAATGGTTTACGGTCACACAATCTCAATTGGAGCGAGCTAGAGACGTATGGTTTAAGTATGGTATCGATAAGTTTGAGGACTTCTCGTACGTTTGGCCGATTTTTGAAGGAAAATACCTTGATCCTCAGCAGTTAATTGGGCAAGCTGATGATGCGCTATATAGTGTGTTTATCTCCCCAAGAAAAATGCTACAACTTGTAGGTACTGAGTTAGGAAGGCAGCTGGTGCATGAACGCATTTGGCTCATAATTCTGGAGCAATCCATCGATAAAGACGACCCAGACGTCGCAATCGTTACCGATGTGCGTTTCCCCAATGAGGGAGAGCTAATCATGGAAACCAATACTCTAGATATGGATTCCATGCTTATTAAGGTTGAATCTGGTATTACTAATAAGTATCGCATCGAGACAGATCATCCGTCTGAAAGCGGTATTCCTGAAAAATACATTTCTCATAAATTTGAGAATACCTTCAACGGACTTGATGCACTTCGTACCGATGTGTACCACTTCTGTGACTTAGAGCTAGAACCACTAGTTGGATAATTAAGGATCACTATGACTAATAAGAAAGAAGAAAAGACTAACCTGTTTCACACTGTTCGCCAATCTAACGAATATACCTTTTTCTTTGACGAAGAATTAGGTTCACCAGATGAGTATCGTGACCTATCCATGATACTGATGCAGGCTGGTGAAGAAGATGAAATTAATCTGATGATTAATGGGCCAGGTGGTTATGTTGATACTGCTGCACAGCTATCTAACCTAATCGCTAACTGTCGTGGAACGGTTATTGGACACCTGCTCGGTCCTAGTGCTTCTGCTTACTGCACAATCTTCCTGTCTTGCCACGGTTGGGTTGTACATCCACATGCTACGCTTATGGGACATACGTTCTCTGGCGGATTCTGTGAGAAAGGTCAAGAAATCAAGAAAGCCTATGAATCTTACAACCAGTTTGTAGAAGATATGATGCTCGATGTTTACTTCCCGTTCTTCTCTATTGACGAGATCGAGGATATGGTAAAAGAGAATAAGAATATCTATCTCAACAGCAAAGAAATCAATAAGCGTATTGAAATTTTGGCGAATTATCGCAAAGAGCAATATAGTAAAGCTCAAGCTCCGCATCCAGAAGAACATGGAGAAGTGTAAGTAGTTTTAAGCCAGAGTTTAACGACTCTGGCTTTTCTTTTGCCTAAAATTCTTCTTGACAACGACAAAAAATTGTGCTCCAGAAGTGAACTTTAAAAACACGTTGTAATTTTCCTCTAGAATTAGTATAATGGTAATGGTTAGAGGAGGTTACAAGTGGAAAAGTTTCTACAACTATTAACGGTACTGCTCCAAGAAGCGAAAGATCCAGCTTCGCTACTAAAACGTCTGCTAACTATCTTAGTTGCTGTCATTATTTTCTTGTTTGTAAGTAACACTAGCGAGGTGATGTCATTTTTAAAGACTTTCTCCACGTCTGCGGTTTTACAGGATGTTCAAACCCAAAGGATAGATAACTTTCCTAATGTAGCACGAGAAAAGAGCATGGTTCTTTTCTCTCAGACGGGTGCGGATGCTGTTTTTGTAGTCAAGTATAAACCCGATGCTATAAACGATTATTCGAACATTATTGCATGGGAAAGCAATGCGCAATTGGATAGGGCTGACTTGGCCGATAAAGCAGTAAACAAGACGTCTGAACTTTATAGACGTCACCTAGAAGGCTTTAACTACGCTTCGGATTTAAGTGTAAAAGTAAATAAATATATGGGGTCAAATATACCCGCGTTTAAGAATGTTACTTTTAATTACGTCTACACTTGTCCGTATTTCAACCTAAATAATATCTATGCTGGATACATAGGTATTGCCTGGAAGGATAAACCCGTAGATACAGCTGACTCAGAACAATTTAATGAGTACTTAACAAAGCTCTGTTCCCCACAACAGAGATCATTAGGTAGATCTATATGAGTTTTAAATTTGGTAAAAATAGCGAAAAACAATTAGCAACTGTTAAGCCCGAGCTACAGAAGGTAGCTCGTAGGGCTTTAGAATTATCCCCGTATGATTTCACAATCATACAGGGTATTCGTACAGTAGCACAAAGTGCCCAAAACATTGCTAATGGTACTTCATTTTTGAAAGACCCTAGCAAGAGTAAGCATGTAACTGGAGACGCTATCGATTTTGCACCATATATTAATGGTAAGATTGATTGGAAAGACCTGGAAGCATTTTGGGCTGTTAAGAAGGCTTTTGAACAAGCTGGTAAGGAACTTGGTGTCAAACTTCGTTTTGGTGCCGACTGGAATAGTTCTGGTGATTATCATGATGAGATTGATCGTGGTACTTACGACGGTGGTCACGTAGAATTAGTCTGATAATAAATCAAGGCGGGGTAATTCCCGCCTTTTAAAGCAAAGGGGGCTTTAAAAACTTAATGATAGGAGAAAGCCATGTTTGCAGAACTATTCACCATGATGTTACTAGGAATATGGAAGATAAGCCTAGTAGTCTTCATATTAATGATAATTCTTACGGTTGTCGCACTAGTTACCCAAAATGACACACTAAAGAAAGTCGTTCATGGGCTAGAGTATATAATTATGGGCACATTCGGCGTTTGCAAATGCAACTGCCAGAGAAATACGAAATATTGTTGGCTTTGGATGGAGTTAGAGAACTGCGTCACAGTAGCCCTGGCTGTCTCATTCGGTATGATTCTTATGGCCCTTACTCTAGCATTGATACCACTGATGTTAGCTGGGGGAGTCACGGCTTATTTCACCCTTTTCTCCCCTATACTTATGTATTCAATATATCCAATAACTATGTATTTAGTTAGGAAGAGATTCCCACATCAAGCACATTAATATAAAAAAGTAGTTGACTTTCCGCTGAAATTTTTATATAATATTTGTATAAATTGAATCAGAGGAGTTTCACAAATGTCAGATCGTTACTATACTCAGATGGCTAACCATTACAATATGGCTCCGTATGAATTGAACATCGCATTACGTGACCTCGATTCACCAGAGCGTGCAAAACTTGAGAAAAAGGCGGGAATTCGTATGTCTAGCAAGGGCAAGAAACTTACTCGTATTGACTTAAATACCATGCTAATGGAAGAGCTTGGCGTGAATATTGAAGGTCAGAAGTTGCCTCTCAATGTTCTTGAAACGATGCTGGATAAAGTCAAAAAGAAAACTTATAAGAAAGTACAAGTACCGGAAGGCAGGCTAAAAGCCCCTTATCAGGCTGCTGTATCTGAGTGCTTAGGTGTTACTTTAGATCTTAGCACTGCAACTGTTAAAGTGATGAAGGCATTTTTGGAGGCCATTAATAAACTGTGATAACTAGGGAAAGATTATTAGAGGTACTAGAGTACCACGAAGATGGTACTCTAACCTGGAAACCTAGACCAGAAGGGACAAGAGGCTGGAATACCAGTCTCAATAACACACCTGCTGGATCTATTAATGCTGATGGCTATCTAATGCTCTCTATTGATGGAGAACGAATACTTGCGCATAGAGCAATTTTCTTTATGCACAAAGGTTATCTGCCGGATATAGTAGATCATGATGATACCAATACATTAAATAATCGTATTGGTAACTTAAGAGAAGCTACAAAAGCTCAAAATGCTTTTAATAGAAAATCGGCTAATAAAAATAACCTATTGGGACTAAAAAATATATCTCAAAGAGGGAAGTCTTTTAGAGTAAAAATCTCTAGGGCAGGAATTAACTATATGAAAACATGCAGTTCTTTGGAAGAAGCAATTGCATGGAGAGATGAAAAACTAGAAGAACTCCACGGTGAGTTTGCCAGTAAAGGAAATAAAAATGTCTAAATTAGTCTATCTATTAAAAGGTTCCACTTGCAACCCATGTAAACTTTTCGAGCCTGTATTTGATAAAGTAGTACAGGACTACAGTCTAGAAGTTCATAAAGAGACTGATAACACAGAACTTATGCAGAAATTTGGCGTTCGTCAGGTTCCTGTAGTAGTTCTAGCAGATCGTCTCCCGAATGGCCGTGTGGAAGCCAACCACATTCTGATTGGTCGTCAGCTTCGTAAAGAAACTATGCACGATGCAATCAAAAACTTCCTGGAAGATAATCCAGAAGATTAATAAATCCAACCCAGATCTTAGCTGATCTGGGTTTTTTATTACTTGCTTTCTGCTAAAAATTTTGATATAATATATGTATAAATTGATGAGAGGAGTATCACATTGAATTACGCATATCTTATAATACATAACAACGTGGTCTGTGGTACTCGTGCTGTAGAGATGGGAATCACAGAAGAAAAGTATAAGTCACTGCCTGAAAAGGAGCAAGAATATTATGTTGAGCAAGCTGCTTGGGAATATGCTGAGGCTTATCCCGAAGAACGTGAAGGCCGTGTTACTATTGTTGTTACTCTGGGGCTGGTGGGCTGTGATACCGAAGTTGATACAGATCTAGAAACACTTGAAGAATGGGAAGAGTTGGATATTGCAGAACAAAATGCTATCATCCGTCAATCTTTCTGGGAAGCAGTAGACTGTCACGTTGTCTTTGAGCCAAACGATACAGAAGCTGAAAAACACACTAATTGGATGACTCGATAATGAAAAAAGAATTTAACCTGCACGAAATGTTAGTAGTACCAGACGATGTTAACCTGTTCTTCGTAGGGGATATTCACGGCTGTAATGATATGCTGGAAAATGCTCTTAAACTAGCAGGGTATAAAGAGAAGCGTGATTATGTTGTCTGTGTTGGCGACCTAATTGACCGTGGCCCGCAGAACTTACAGGTTCTAGCCAAATTCTTATATAACCCACGCTTCCGTAGCGTTCGTGGCAACCATGATCAGTTTATGATTGCTGGTGACTATGCTAACTGGATGTATAATGGTGGAATGTGGGCAATGAATGATCTGGATACCGATACAATTAAAGGTATCGCAGAAGATATGGCAGTTAAAATGCCGGTATTCATGACTGTACTCCATCGTGGCAAGAAATATGGTGTTGTTCATGGTGGAATACCATTCCAATATAAAGATGCTGGATTCGATGTACATACACCTAACTGGGATGATATTATTGATCATATCGCTGCAAGTGAAAATGATCCTAATGACCATCCTAGTTATTACATTGAACCATATTTGTGGGATCGTGATGTAATTCAGGAAATTGGTTTTCATCTGTCTAAGCAAGGTGCAGAACATCCTTATTTCCAGCGTTATGCAGGCTTTAAAGATGAATTGATGGTGGAAGTACCAGAAGTTGAAAGTGTAGATTTCATATTCCACGGCCATACTGGGGTTCCTTACCCGATTCTATATAAGAACCGTGTTTATCTTGATACTGGCGGTGTTTTCAACGGGCAGTTGACGGTTGCGCAAGTTAATGATGAAGCTGGTAAGATTATGACATTTACCACTGACAAAGATGATAGCTGTGGTGTACAGAGGATTCTATAATGGAACGTGAAGAACGTTATGTAGTTATAAAGTTGAGCGACATTGAAGAAGGTTTAAAACTAGGACATATCAGCCCTAGTACTGTTACCACACTAGAACATATCGTAACTACGGTATGGTTTAGTAGAGCACAACGTGGAAAAGAAGATCTCAAAACAGTTGTAGTAGAGCATGATTGGCCAGAGTATGAAGAAGTCTGGAAAATGCTGGAGAATCGTGTTGATTTTGAGCAAGCACGACAGGAAGAGCTTGACAAAGGATATCAAGAAGCAAAAGAACATCACGAGATTCATGATGAGATATTCAAACTTCGTGGTATTAGTAGTTACTGCCAGGGCTGGAATAAATATGCGGAGGAAGTTCTGTAATGAAGAGATTACTTCTATTATCAGTACTAATACTAGCTGGGTGTGACCCTTATTATAATAGTATAAGATTCACCGCAGAAGATACTAGACACTTGTGTGACGTAGCTGGAGGTGAGCTAGACAATTCCAGCATTCAAATCGGGCTCACAAAAGGTATATTCTACGATAGCTATACTATTACCTCTACTTGTGTAAGGAATAAATAATGAAAGTTAAATTCTGGTCGGATACAATATTTATAGCAATAGGGATAGTAGTCCTTATCTCTTTCTTTACTGGCCTAGGATTAGGCCTTTTATTTTAAAACTTCATTTGCTAAAATGCTTAGTTTTCTGTATAATTACTTTATAAATTGATGAGAAGGAATCAAAATGCAAAAGATTGATAAAGCACTTTTAATCGCAACAGCAGATAAGTTTGAGCAAGTTAAAGCTACTTTTAGAGCAGTCTTTCAGTCCTATGTTCAAGACAAATCGAACCCGATTTCTGAGCGTTTGATGATGTGGGAATGTTTTGCTTGCAATGCTCTGCTAATTTCCGATTATAAGGGAGAAGTATCTGAGGAATTGCATGAGATCTTTATTAATGAGGATACTCCACGCTATCAGTTAGTGAACTTCCAAGATCTAGCTGAGCAAGTTATTCCTGATGATCTTTGGGACAAGTATTACGGTGATCCTGAAGAAGATGGTATGGAACCTGAGAAGTGCATTGAACTGATCTGTAAAGATCATCCTGAAATTGCTGAGAAATTTGAGTTGGTATTTGCTTCTGAATTCTCAGGTTTCGTTAACGATTGGTAAGTAATTAAAAAATTCAGTTGCTTTTAGCTTTAAAATTCTGTATAATAAGTTCATAAATTAATGAAAGAGGAAATTCTAATGGAAAACATGACTAAAACTGAAATGGCTAACGTTCTGGCAATTCTCCTCGATATGCAGGGTTTTGAAGGTCAGCTCATGAAGATGTCTATTCCGGCAATGAAAAAGATGTACGATTCTCTGAACAAGAATGCTATGGCATTCAACCTCGCAAAACAGGAAGCACGTTTTGCGAAAGAGCATCAGGCAACTGCGGAACGTCGTGCAGCATCTTTTGAGCGTGAAGTTAAACAACTGAAAGGTAAGAAATAATGGAGGCTAAGTTAAATATATTAGTAGTAGTTTTAGCTTTCCAAGCAATGGTATTAGGGTTTATTCACGGTAAAGTATCCCATTTAGAGGATTCAGTGAAGGAATTAAAAGTAGAAATGTGTAAAACCGTCTCAGATAATGAAAAATGCAGGAGCACTTAATGATTACAGAAATTTTAATTGGATTGCTGGTTCTCACGACTTTAGCAGCAATTGGTGGAATCATTGGCATTATTAATGCTAATAAAAATATGGAAGCAATGAAGGCCACCAACAATGCGCTCTGGGAAAAGTATATAGCTGCTGAGAAGGATATCGAGGACACACAAAGACGTTCAGATCTTCTCAAAGAAAAGCTAAAGAATGTTGAAGCTCTTGTTGGTAACACTAAACTTCCTATTAAAGTCCTGCGCGCTCAGGTAATCACGGAGATTAAGAAATGACGTTAATTATCTTAGCTTTTTATCTGGTTATTGTTGGTATTCTGGTTACTAAGTATCACACCTGGACTCCGAAGAACGTTGGTAAAGTAGCGCTGTTTGTTCTGCCAGTTCCGATTATCATCATTGCTATGCTGTTCACGATGTTGGCAGGTAAAGTGACAAGAACTGACGTTAAACGCATTGTAGACGAACTACAGCAATCTTCTGACATGATCGAGGATATTCTGAAAGATGAAGCTTAATTTTAGTGAATTAACCCTGCTGGACGAGTTTCTAGGTTTTGTTACTGAACGTGGGTTTATTAACGTAGACCCTCAGACACTAGAAGTCCTGCAATCCATCCAGAATAAAACTAAAACAGATCTGGAAGACTTATGGCGACCGCTTTCTGAGTTAACTCCTCTTAATATGAAAGTGATTGTTAAAAATATTGAAACTGGTGAAGAACGTGAAATGGTTCGTAAAGAACTGGCTAATAGTTATTCTCCAGAGTCCCTAGTGATGCATCATGACGATGAACCAGAAACACTTTGGACAGCCCATTACGTTTGGCGTCTGCCTTGATTGATTTAACAACTGTTACGGCAATCCTAATCTTCGGTTTAGTGGTTGCCGTTTTCATAATCATTGAGCAGGCCAAAGTAATACGGAGACTTAAAAATAGATGATTAATTTTTATAACCCTAACTTGCAGAAAGCAACGTGGGATTACTTTATAATTCTACCAGCTTTTATGTTAAGTTGTGCAATCATTAACATTATGTATCAAGAAGCTGGTTGGACAGTTCAAGATTTCCACATTTCACAAATTCTTCCTTTCATGTATGAAGGCGTTATCGCAGCAATAAATGGAGTTCGTAAATGACAGCACTGCAAAGATTACAGAATTATTGGTTTGATGGCCAATTTAATGATTTATTCATCCAGTTGTTTGTCGAAACGAACGGACGTTTTAATTACCGCTTCTTTAATACTTTCCATGATACGAAGTTCTCGCATACAGAGATTAATGCAGCGATTCAAGATCTCACTGGTTCTAAGGTAATTCCTTATCGTGATGTAGATTTTGCACCTGACTGTTTTGGTTTTGAACTATTTAAGAAAGCATATAAGTTCGGTAAGTTCGAAGATGCACGACATTGGGTTCATGACTTCTGGTATAACACCGATATCGTTCCTAGCCGTGTACTGATCCTCAACTGGATTGCTAAACAACATCCGCCGAAGGCACAATCGGCATTCCTTCCAACTGATACAGGAAATCTTTACCATGACACAAAAGAAAAATCCAGTGCTAGAGCAGATGAAGCAGTTGGAGAAGCAGATTGAAGAAGGAAGCGTTGATGGACAGTCAATTGTCAATCATGCTTTCGATCTTACAGTAGGATGTGCTAATCCGCTGGTGGCGGGTGAAACAGCAGATATTCTTGGGCTTTTAATGGCAGTTGGCCAGTTAATTGAGATTACCCAAGAAGAGCTAGATAATGATGAAGAAGTAACTGTTCATGATGTTCTCGGTGCTCTAGATCTGATTGTTAATGCTTATGCCTTTAAACGCCGCCACTCAATTGATGAATATCTAGTTTCTCGTGAGATTACCGAATCTCTTCTGGAAACTGCTGATATGGCCTTAAACGGCAAGCAACTTCACTAATCCTAGAGGCCAGGACTTAATTGTTCTGGCCTTTCGTGTATACTATGAGAGATAAAATAAACGAATTACTTTATGAGGAAGCACTACAATTCCCCATAAATAGATTCACTAAGTCAGATGGATCTATTAATAGAACTAAGCTCAAACAACTTCATCCAGACTTCCAACAAGATGCACTTAATCTTATCTTTATCAGGAGAGCTGTTGAAGCACATGGTAAGTTCTTTGGATACGAGAGAGTTAAGTACAGAACTATGCAACAGCAAGTTGAGATCTATTGCCCAGATCACTATGGTTACTTCTTGCAAACTGCACGGTCTCACTTAGAAGGACACGGTTGCCGATTATGTGCCCATAAAGTTGTGACACGCTTAACAGAATATGGAGTGTACACCGTACCAGCACCTTTCCACAAATTTGTAGTTGACGGTGAGCATATAATTTGGTATAATAAAGATCAAAAGTTAAAACAGGAGTTAAAGAAAGATGGAGTACGTAGTTTGGTCAAACCCATTAGCTCTACTATCCCACAAACTGTTCAAGACGACGTGGGGAAGGAATGAGATAACTGTTAATGAGAATCCCCTTAATCATCAACATCCTTTAGTCCCAACTCTCTATAAGATTATTATAAATGGTACAGAATACTTATTAGATGATTTTGGTAAAGAGTTTGTACAAGAAGCCATAGACGACAATAATGTTTCTATGGGCGAATTAATTAATAGAGCATCCAACTTTGATAAGAGTTGGATGCTAATCTGGGGTTAATATGGAAATTATAGCAAGTGTCTTAGTAGTTATGTTATTCATCGTAATACTTGTATCTTTCGTTATTATGCGTAGAGCCAGAGAACTAGCAGAGGATGTAATGAAGTTACGTGGCGAGGTGGCTACTCTTAAACTACAACGTGAATCTCTCAAGTTATTCGTAGCTCAAGGTAGCTTAGAACATACAGCGGAAGACTTCATCGTATATCTTAAACGTTACATGGGAATCAAATAATGGAAACCTTACTTCTTGTATTACTAGGCGGTTCACTCTTAACCATTCTAGGCTTGATAATTATATGCAGTCGCCTCAATGTTAAGAATCTAGAATTAAATAGTGAGAATCAGATTCTTAACCGAGAAATTAAACAACATAATATCGCAGCTCGTAAGCTGTTAGATAAACTGGAGAATAGATAATGTTTACACAACAAACCATTAAAGTAGTTGCAGATCATGAACTCGATACATGGGATTACAGCTTTAAAGATCTGACTGCTACAGTACAGTTTAAATCTATGCAACTGTCGTTTTTGCACATTGATATTCAGGCTTGTAAAGAGTTTCAGGTTAAACTCATGAATGCTCGTAAGATCTTTGGCACGGCTCGCATCCCTGCTGATAATCTGATTAATGCACTAATCGATGCTGGGTACAAACTCGTGAAGACTGAGGTGAATCGCCCAAGTACTCCAGTAACTATTCGAGATCCGTGGCAGTCAGGGCCAATCGCAATGCTGAATAATTCTGATAAAAGATTAATGTCGGATATGCACAATATTCCATGTGGTGGTGTGGTAAGTAATACGCAAACCTATAAGTTTGGGGAAGATTGCAGTCCTTCTGTACAATTGAAACATACTCAAGAAGCTCTCGAATCTGATATGCGAAGCGTAGCACCTGCGGATGCCGGAGTTTCTAGGAACTCATATACTATTCACCTGAGCACACCATCTAGTAAGAATGAGAGCTTTGCTGATGCAGTTATGGAAGCTCTTGTTGATCTGACTAACAGTAAGGGTTTTAATTAATTAACACATAAGCCTCTACGGAGGCTTTAAAATAAAAAGCAGGTCATCTGACCTTAAAAAGGAAACACAATGAGTACATATAATTTTAAAGACAAACTGAGACAAAATGCTGGTAGGGGAAAAGCTAAGGAAACAAATAATATTCCAAATGCTAAGATCCTACCATTTCCTGAGCTAACCCAAGAAGAAAAAGATAAGCTAGCATTTATGTTTGATACCTTGCTAGGACTGAACGGACGTTTATACTCTAGTCTCTCTTTAAATGAGAAGCGTTTAGTAGAGTTCTTCGGAAAACGTTATCAAGTTACATCTAAAGGTAACGCTCTCAAAGAAGGAGAAAAACCCTACACAGTTATTAAGATTAGTGCATATGCACATCGTTTCTTAATTCGTGCGCTAGAGACGGAATACTTCACATTGCCTTCATTTAGTGCATTCCACATCTTCGAAGATGAACGAATGAATATTGATGATTTATATGGAGATCGTTATCAATATTCTGGAAGCCCGTTCCATGATGCCTTAAGAAGCTACCCAAATTGTTATCTTCCAATTAGAGCATCACAAGGTAAAGCAAGTGTCTTTGCAGTGTACTCAGGGTCTAAAGCATCAGATCTAGAAACTTATATTTATAAAGAACGTAGATCTGCTATTCCAGAAGAAGCACGTTATGAAAATCCAATCCTGCCAACTAAAGAAGTCAAGGAAACCAAAACTTCTACTTCGCAAACAGAATCTCCTTATCTGAAGTTTGAGAAACAAGTTGGATGGGTTCTAGAAATGGGTATAGCTTCACCGCTTGCTGCAGCATTCATCAATAGATATCTAGAAATTCCTGACGAGTTCCACACACGTTATAGTACGAATATTCAGATCACAGATGAATTAATAGCTATTGCAAAAGATACACCTACTAACACTGAGGCGTATCAAAAAGCATACCAAGAGTTACTGTAAGATCCTGCATGTCTCGGTGCACAATACCTGTACCGAGACTCAAATACAAACTCTCGTTGACAGATACTTAAATGTATGTTATCATAACTCTATGAGTTAATAGAATTAACCATTTAGAGTTGCCACACAGAAGGTGTGGTGGTTCAGGAATCTTAAATTACTGACTTGTAGCGTAGGTTACGGAGCGACAGGACAAGTCAACAGGTAATTTAATAAAGATTACTAGAAACATCATGAGACCTTCTGGCGGGGGCAAAGCTCTATATGAGAACCCTGGGGGATCTTATATTTAAAATAAAAGTAAAACTTTTGTACACATAATTTACATTCAAGATGATACACTCGGTTGCCGCTCATCTGCTAGGATGGCACAACACTCTCTAGTAGACTCCTAAGTTTCTAGGAAAACTCTCGTCAACTCAGGCGGTTTTCGTGTTCCTAGAAACTCTAGCAATAGGCGGTTTAATACAGGGCGGTTATAGGGAGGGCGGTTATTTCTAGGAGACATTTTTCCAAAACACATTTCTGGAAATTACTATCGGATTTGCACACTGTGTTTATAGAAATTTATGGTCGGATTTGCACAATTGCCTAAGTTTTCATGAACACATACTCTCCTGAAAAATAGCAGCATTATTTCGGGCCGAAGGCCCATGATTGCCTGAGTTTTTAGGGCCACAGGAATTTTCACTTGTCAAGCTATTTTGCTCCATTTTGCTAATAAAATTTCGCTTAATCTCCCCTTATCTCAATTCTAGCCAAAACATCCCCCATTATCCCCAAAAACGCAGCAAACCGGTGCTGAAGCACCACCACCGCTGCTCCTTCCGTAGTTCCTCCCAAAATCTCATCGGATTCGCACTTCCCCCCAAACTCACACAATCACACACCCTCTCACCGAAGTCACAAAAATCTTGTCGGATTCGCACTACTCATTCCTAGAAATTTCGTGTCGTATTTGCACATATACGGCTGGATTTGTGCGCAGCACGAGTCTGCCCGAGTTTTTAGGAAAATTCATTGTCGGATTCGCACACTATAAAAATATTTCCCATCGGATTTGCACACTACCAAAAATTGTCGGATTCGCACATACACGCCAGCACGTAATCCATGGAGGCAAATGTCGGATTTGCACAAAAGCGCAGGGCAAATAGAAAATGCCCTGCCTGCCGAAATGCGGATGATAATGAGATTGATTCGCATTTGAGAAGTTGAATGTGAATGATAATGATTCGCGTTTAGAAAGCGGAATGAGAATGGTTATCATTTGATTACCGGAATACGAATGAGTCGCATAATGAGAATGATTTGCATTTAGAAAGTGAAGTGAGAAACACTGCTATTTAAGTTATCCACAGGTTTATTAACAGCACGATTTGACTTGACAAAATCCTAGCGATTTTGAGGCGTTTTCAACAGACTTATTAACAGGTTATTCTACTGTATATTTATACAGTATTCCTGCGTAGTGAATAACTCTAATATAGCTCTAAAACGCTCTGTAACGCATTCTAACGCGTTTATTTTTGGAGGAGGTATTTTAATAAGGGTAAATTTGAGGAAGGCCAGAAAAAGCGGGGCCGATAGTTGCGCCCCGTTATTATTAGTCTGGTAGTCGATGTGTGATCTTTTCGCTTTCGCCGTAGGAGTCTACCAAATGTTGATAGTATCCATCGTTATCATAGATCACTTTGTCATAATCGCCGCGCTCGACTAATTGCCGATTTTCTAGCGTATCAGGCACAAAGAAAGTATCAACGGTAACAGTAGTTTTAGTTACAACAATTTTATCACTCATAGTAACGCCCCGTTATTAATAGATGTATTGTTGAAAATAGCGGCGGATATTGTCGCCACCGTTGGGATCATTAGCAGGCTTAATATTACCAACGAAAATATATAGTCTCATAGTGCCATCGCTCCTAAAATGAGAATGATTATTATTACCATTACAAGCCCGTTACTAAATCGTAAACGCTGGGAATGTTTCCCAGCGGTATTATTAGATTTATGGCTTTGCGTTTTTCGCCACCAGCTATTCATTGTGCAATTTTTCGAAACGCTGTTTCGATACTTTCAGCGGTTGATTGAATATATGCGCCTTTCATAATCAGGCGCTCTGTGCATACTTTGCGGAAAATGTCAATAAATTCATTTTCATTTTCTGCTACTAATGGCTCACCCATAACCTGTACATCACATGCGCCAAAAGTAAGAAACTGGAAGGCAAGCTCGCGAGCAACAACGGCATTAATTTTATAGTGTGCTTTGCCTTCATAGATATTAACCACACCTTTATAAACTGGTGAAAGCTGATTTAAATAGTTTGCTAATAATGCCGGACGGCAATTAGTAACAAAACGATTGCCCTCATAAATTACCATTGTGACATCTCCCAGATAGTTGCGCCGATAAATATTAGCTGACTAATGATAATTAACACAAAACCGATTGAAGGCAGGACGCCCCAATATTGAAACGCCCTTTTAATTTGTTGAATCATAATACCCCACGAAACGCAGCGTAAAAAGTGGCAAAGTGTTTAACCGTTTCGGCTACCAAATTTCCGCGCTTGTCAAATTTCTTTTCTGTAACACGGAAAGCGTTTTTGTTGCGTGCTACATATTCGATTTTACAATCGTGACGCTCAAACGTGTTAACATCCACCAGCTTAAAACCTTTAGAACGGGCAAGGGAAACATTCTTTAACATTTGCTTAACTCCTAGTTAGGGAATGAGGGGGCGAAAGTAACGCCCCGTTATTAATTACATTAAAACAATTTTAGCCGCTTGCTTTTTGGTGCAATGGTTAGCTTTCAATTCATCTAGCAAAAATCCGGCGGTTTGCTGGTCAATCTTATCATTATCATAAAGCTCCTGAATAGTAACATAAGTTTTACCGATCCCAAATTCAGAAACCATAACGTTGACAATAGCGGGAACGGATACCCATTCCATACCGTTAAAAATTGCAGAAGATGATGAATGTACCATTTTAACGCCTCCTAGAAATCAGGGAAAATTTTCAATCCACCGTTTCGGTGTAAAGGCATTATAACAAAAAAGGCCGCCATAATAGGCGACCTTTACAAAACTTTACATTACGCTATTTCGATAACTTCAATACTATGTACTTCTCTTAAAGCCTGAATGAGAACGTTGTATTCTTCCCATTCTTTCCCCTCGGGAATATAAACAAGCTGTTTTAATCGGCTTGCATATATTAACGCCTTGTTATTATTTAATCCTACGCCACCGTTTTCAATAATCCATTTCATAACGGTAATAATAGGATCGCCGCCGTTTACATAAGTACCGGACTTACTTAATTGATATTGAAACACCGTTCCGCAAACGCTGCTATTTTCTTCATAACTACAGCTTACATTGCAATCCTCGCAATGTTCCTCATCCAGATGATCCCCGCATTCAGGGCAAACGTAATAGCCGTCACTGCCAAAACTGGAGGCGTTTTCCATTGCGCAATCGTGCGCAAATTGATCAATATCCGTATTGGCATAGATCAAATGCTCATCCGTCCAGCTTTCACCACACGTGCCCGTTTCACATTTGACAATAGCGATAATTTCGGTTAGTGATCTTTCGCCGTCGATCATTAAACCATACTTGCAAGGTACTTTAGACATTAATTAGTCTCCTAACTAAAAGGGAAAGCGGGGAATAATCCCCGCTAGTAATTATTATTCTGTTTCGGCGCTTTGGGTAAAGGTAGAAATGTCAATACCTTTTACCATTTCATCGATCATTTCAGCAATATTGAAACTCTGTACCATTTCCAACATTGCCGCTTCCATTGCCGCGCCTGCTACCGCTTTTGCTTTCGCATTAGTCGGGGCGTACTGGTCAACCGCTACACTCAGTAGGTTAGCGATCACTACACGACCAATCGGCGTATCAATATAACCTTTAATCATAAACGGCGCTTTTTTCGCCGCTACTTTTGTGATTTGAGTCAGTGCAATTTTACCCGCTTCCAGTTTAGCAGCGTTTACAACGGCGGATTTGTTAGCGGCAACAATAGAAGATACTTTAGACATAATGTTATTTCCTTTATTTTCAATAGTTTGCGCATTTGCGCTTGAAGTTTGAGAGTTTACAGCCTGTTTTGTTACATTGTCAAGCGGTTTTAATGTAAATCCAGCGTTTGCAACGTTCGATTCATTCCCATACGCTAAATAATCGTTAGGAATCAACATATTACCGCTAGCGCGTTCAAAACACAATACACCAGTTGTTGCGCATACTTCATCGTCTGCGCGTCGATAGCTAGAAGACAACTTACCCCAAATGCCAGATAGTAACTCTTCAATACTATCACTCTGGACACTAATTTTTAAAGCTGTTATCTGCTCTTTTTCTTGCACGTTATATAATCGCGCAATGTAACTATCATGATCGCCACTATAACCAACAATGATAAAATCTACATCGCTACCACGTTGATTGCGGAAAATGTTATAATCACGGTTGTAAATTACTAGCGCCCTTGTAGCGTCGAGTAATTTCGTAAACTCATCAACTGAATAATGAGTATCATTATTGTCTAAGATTTGATCATGAATCTTTTCAACCATACTAGCGGTATGTTGCAAACTTGCCGCACTATTACCATCTAGCAGATTGCGCAAACTACCTTTAATAATGGTTGCGTTTGCTGGTACTGCAATTCTAGTAAAAGACATTTTGTTGTCCCCCCCTCGTTAATCGGTAGGTGAATGATATAGATATTTGTTCGCTAGGGGCAAGAAAAAAGAAAAGGTTTTTTATTCCTTGCCTAACGCCTGTTTTTGTGCTAATCGCGCGTTTTCTATTTCTAGCTCTCTGTAAGCGTACACAAGGCTTTATTATAATAAGGGTAGTAGTGAGAAAACCGCTTAGAATGCGTTTTAGGCCGCTTAAATTTGATTGCGGTTGTTACTGCTACCCTTTTACCCTGTATATTTATACAGTAGGATAACCTGTATATAAGTCTGTGGATAAGTCGCCAAATCGCCGCCTATTGCGTCAAGTTATTTTGTGCTGTGGATAACTTTGTGAATAACCTAAACGATAGTGGTTCTCACTTAGCCGATAGTTTCTTATAGTTATTATTTTTCTTTAATTTATAAGTATATTATATAATATGAAATAGTTAGTTGGCTAATAGGTTTTTAGATTACTAATAGTCTGCTAACTGTTCCGGACGTTACAATCCACCAGCGTGATTATCATCCTAGCGATTGTTAGTCCGCTAACCAATCAACGCACGTCTAAACTTATTTGTCAATGAAAAATAACAGCAGAAAATACTTTTTTGAAAAATCAAGTGGATAACTTATTAAATTTCATTTTTGCTTTTTGTATAAGTTATTAACAGGGTCTAAAACGCTCTGTAAGCGATTCTAAGCGCCTCAAAGGAAAAGATAGGCAATCATAAGGGGTACACCGAGAAAACCTCACCACGAGGATTTTAGATTTTGTCAAGTAGGGCAAAGCAAATATAAATGAAAAAATTACTTGCTAAAATGGTTGTTTTAGTGTTATTCGCGCGCCCGTTTCATTAAATTTAGTGCGCCGCTGGACGTTTGCGGGTAGTGGTTTTCTTTACTTTTCTTTACAAAAATAAGGTTGCGCCGATTTGAGGAATAACCTATTATTTATCTCGTAGGACGGCAAGACGGAAACGAAAGGCCAGACTACAACGGCGGGGAAGTTTACCGCTATGCTCTTTAAAAACTAGGGAACATCTTAAAGCCTATCGGCGGTAAACTTAGATATTATAAGGAATCGACGATAATGATCAAATCAAAAAACGCTTTAGTGATTAGTGCGAAACCTGCTAGCGCATTAGATAGCAGAACAAAAAATTTGTTGACAGTAGCGCAACGATCTGTAAAATACAGATTCAAGCAATACAAGAAAGGCAAGCAGCAAGGTCTGGAAATGGTGTGGCGTAATATAATGATTGATTTATATAACTCACATCAAATCGAAAAAAGTTTAAAAAACGCTTGACACGCTAGCCGATAGGTTTTAAGATGTTCCCCGTAGTAACTGCTCTTTAAAAATTTGGATAACGGTAATGTTTAGGCTAACTCCTAGCGGATTATAATCTAATAGCGTTTCAAAGTATCGAGGCGCTATTGTGGAATAATCCCCAATAAACCGGAGTATTAAAAATGCAAAACGTTATTACCGCGCCGAAAGTAGGTCAATCTGTTTTCATTCCTTTTGTAACTAAAACTGATGAATTAACCGGAAAAGCCGAACGTATCAAAGGTGCGGCGCTTGATCCTTTCGATAAAATCGAAGCGGTTTACGCGGAAACGGAACGTAGCAACAACGGCAAGCCGATTTATACCGTCCGTGTTAAATCTGGCGACGTTGTAAAGGTCATTCAGAAAGATGATAAATGGCAAGCCATAGCATAAATTAATGCGCCTTACATATCATGCTTAGTTAGGCAATAAAGATAACTCGAAACATTCCTAGCGTGAACGGAATAATAAAGAATTTAATATTCTAGCTTTAAATAGTGTTAACTGAATAAGCTGTATTTCTTCATTAAGGCAAGGCGTTTAACTCGTATTCGACTTTAATTAGAAATTAACAGCTTATTAGGATTAACATTAGTTAATCATAATCCCTTAATTAATAATTGAATGGAGTATTTATTATGTCTAACGTTAAAACCGAAAAAACCGCAAAATTCTCTTGGAACGAAGAAAACACCGAAAAGGCTGTTTCTATGTATTCTGAAATGGTCGCTAAAAGCGGAATTGAATTTGCTAATAGTGACGGCTTAAAAGAGATTGCCGCCGCCGTTGGCGCTGCAAGTCCGGTGTCTGTACGTTCTAAACTGACAAGCGCAAAAGCGTACCAGAAAAGCGATAAACCGCGTAAAGTTGGCGGCGGGTCTAGTGTCCGTAAAGCTCACTATGTGCGCGTCATTGCTAAACACGCCATTGATAGCGGCATTGTAAAAGACGCTGACGATCTGGCAAGTCTGGAAAGTGCAAAACTGGAAACGCTGGACGCCGTAGCGCAATTGTTAGGCGTAGCGGAGGAAGTGAAACAGGCCGCAGGTGAATAAATTTTAATTAGCGGGGAATAATCCCCGCTATAATTTCCCTTTGACCGGAGTTATTAAAATGATTTTCTTTCCTAGTGAAGCGTTTATTTTAGGTTTATTTATAGTTGCCGCTATATTTATATTTAATTACGGCAAATATATAATCTCTATTATCGGCATTAATTCAGCTTATGCCGCTGATATGTTTAAACGTCAAGCTAATAAACAAAAATATCTGGCGATTATATTTTTAACGCTGGCTATTAGTTGCGGTTTTAGTTCTAGTCTTATGCCAATTCTAGAATAATATTGCAAATTATAACGCCTTTTAAATTGTCCTCACTTCAGGCAAGGCGTTATATTTGGCAATATTGCCAGTATTAATATTTATCCCTCTATAGGAGTTGATTTAGTTATGAATATTTCCGCAGAAAAACAAGCTCAAATTCTGAAAATGGCTGCTGACTTTAATTTCTATGGTAAGCGTTTACGCGCTACTAAATTGGAAGTTTGCGACGATATTTCAAAAGCTGTTTATGATACGCCGAAACATTCAACCGCAATCTGCGATTGGCTGGAAGCAAATAAGCCAGCGAAACCGAAAGCGGCGAAAGCTGAAAAGGCGATTAAAAATGATGATCGCCCCGAAGCGGCGGGAATTGTTTCTAGTACCGTTGAACAATGGGAAGTTAAATCCGGTCGCCGTTTTATTCTAACGTCGATTCAAAATAATACTTTCCCGCATAAAAACTTTTTAGCGGCGCTTGTTAATTACGCTGAATATTGCGGCGCTGAATTGCTAATCAGTAAATTCATTTATAATAAAAATGGATTCCAGAACGGCGACGGCAGCAAAGAAAAAATTAAATATGATTCAGCGTTTGATAAATATATCTGCGATAAAAACGTATTTTTAAATAATCGCCGCTTTGCTTTCATGTCTGAAATTAACGTATTACCAACGGCAGATTATCCGCTTTCAGGATTCGCAGAAACCGCCACGGCTTTAAATATTGACGGCCTCGCAATTGGTGCGGCAAAAATTACCGCTGAAAGTGTGCCAGCGTTAAAAGGTGAAATTGTGCGCCGTATGTATTCAACCGGAACGGCGACACTTAAAAACTACATTCAGCAAAAAGCAGGACAAAAAGCCGAGGCTTTACATAATTTCGGCGCTTTGCTGGTAGAATTTGACGACGACGGCGAATTTTTCGTTCGCCAGCTTGAAACAATGGACGAAAGCGGAATGTTCTATGATCTGAATATTTGCGCTACCGCTACCGGATGTTATGAAACATCGGGCCATGTTCTAGGCTTGCAATATGGCGATATTCACGCCGAAAAATTAGATGATGATTGCGCCGTTGCGTCATGGGCTAGTGAAAACAGCTTGCTTGATATTCTCAAGCCTAAATATCAGTTTATTCATGATGTGCATGATTTTACATCCCGCAATCATCATAACCGCGCTAGTGGTGTATTCCTTGCTAAACAGTACGCCGCAGGACGTGACAAGGTTTTAGATGATCTTATCGATACTGGACGCGTTTTAGAGTCTATGGAGCGTGATTTCTCTCAAACAATCATTGTGGAATCTAACCATGATTTAGCATTATCCCGCTGGCTTGATGATCGTAACGCTAACATTAAGGACGATCCCGCAAACGCCGAGCTATATCACAGCCTAAACGCTGCGATTTACGCCGCAATTGCAAAACAAGATGATACCTTTAACGTGCTAGATTACGCCTTGCGTAGTGTCGCAGGTTGCGAATTTAACGCTATTTTCCTGACGACAGACCAATCATTCAAAATCGCTGGCATTGAGTGCGGCGTACATGGTCACAATGGCATTAACGGCAGTCGGGGCAATCCTAAGCAGTTTAAAAAGTTGGGACGCCTTAACACTGGTCACACTCACACGGCTAGCATTTACGGCGGCGTTTATACTGCTGGCGTGGCGGGGTCGCTTGATATGGGTTACAACGTGGGCGCGTCAAGCTGGACGCAAACGCATTTAATTACCTATGCAAACGGGCAACGTACTTTGATTGACTTCAAAAACGGTAAATTCTTTGCATAATTAAATTTAATCGGCGGTTGAAATATACCGCCATTAATAAAAGGTAAAATTAAATGGCTATTAAAATTAATCTTCCAGTTAGTAAAAACGCCCCTGATACATGGGCAATTGATACCATAATTCATGGTACTGTATACCGTAATTTAAAAGATGGTGACTGTTATATTTATCAAAATGAAAATAATGGCCATACTTATATAATTGAATCAGGAGATTTTTATTCCTTTGAAACTGATTATGAAGCAAAGGAATATTTACAAGATAATGATATTCCTGATGTATGGAAAGAAACTAACCTTGCTTTTGTAGTGAGTTTAGAAATTAATAAATAATTTAATCCCGTAAATATAAATAATCTGGAGTTATAAACATGAAAAACCAAAACATTCCTTTTGACCGCGCTACTTCTTCCATCGTTCTAGTTTATTCTAATGGCGAACGTTATCACGTCGAGGCGGGGCAAGTTAATTTTGATTTGCTGAATTATAACGACGCTTTGCAGGTTACTACCTTTGCTTATGATACCGGCAAAGTGGCAAGCCATACAAAAGCAAAAGGCGTTTACGCTGATACTTTGACAGTGCAAACAATCATTATTGATGCGCTTAAATCCGGCCTAGCGTTTGCGGTTGTTAAGCCGTGTCCGGTCTGCAATCCCGAAGCTAGCGCGATGGTTTATACTTGCGCGGGGATTCGTTCTAGCGTACATGGTGAAGATCTTAGCTTTATTGGTGACGCGCTAGCGTATGGCCTCACTAACTAATAGTTAATTGAACATTGCCAGCTAATCTAATATAATTAGCTGGCAAGATTGAACTAACTACCCTTAACAGGAGAAACAAATAAATGAATAAAGTTAACATGAATATTACCCGCACTTTCCCGCATATTTCCCGCGTTATGATTTGGGATTTAGACGGAACGATTATAAATTCTTTCCATCGTGTAGCGCCTTGCTTTGATAACGCTGGCAATCTGGATTTAGTTAAGTATTCCCGCGAAGCCTGCAAACATGATTTAATTATGCAAGATTCTTTATTGCCATTGGTTGAATATATGCGCCAATGTATGAATGATGCAAATACATTAAATATTATTTGTACCGCGCGCCTAATGTCTAAAAGCGATTATTTTTATTTACGCAAACAAGGCTTGCGCGGGCGCGGTAATAGTAATATTCGCGTATTTTCCCGCGATACATTACACAAATACTTTGAAGCGGATAAGGTTAGCGAAATATACCACAGCAAAGACGCTGTATATAAATCTTATTACTTTGAACTGTTTAAACAGCTATATCCTAATGCTGATTTTACAATGATTGATGATCATAAAGGTGTATTATCGGCGGCGGCAAGTGCTGGATTTAAAACGCTGGACGCTCAAGCCGTTAATGATATCCTATCAATCGGGGTAACATTGATTGGTGAAACCTTTATCGATGAATCGTTAGACGAGGATAATGATTATCAATTCCTAGCCGATAGATTAAAAATGTGTTGGGAAGGTATGACCGAGGAAGAACGCGCGGAATATAGTACCACACCGCAACAATACATTGAGAAATTAAAAGTTGCCTAACAATTAAAAATAAAATAGTCACACTGTGTAATGATAACATGGTGTGACTATTAGCTTGCTAAGTACCGGGGCGGTAATGAGACTCATTCTCATCTAGGGAACCTCTGGGCACACCTTCATGTGTAATCTTATGAAATTTGGCAAAAGTCAAATTAGCGCTATTTAGGAGAACTCACGGAATCAGCCCGAAATCTCCTCCGCGACGCCCGAGATCCGTCCGACCACTCTCGTTCAAACTCCTCCCTTTTCTCCGCAAACTTCCGCTCCCTTTCCGAAAGCTCCCGCGATACTCCCGCAATATATTCACGATGTTTGTTAATAGCCCCGAGTGTTCCGAAGATTCCCGCAAGCACCCCGACAATGAAGATAGCTACAAAGCTAAACATCTAATTCCCTCTCAAGTTGGTGAATACGTACCCGATCATTACGTTGGGAGTCCAGTAACTTATCCATATTAATATTCAGTTGGGTGACTTTATCCTCTAGTCGCTGTATACGACTACGATGTGACGTCATATACCCAACAATCCAGACAAGCCATACTACAAGTGTAATAAGTCCTAACCAATCCATTATTTATCTCCCCGCAGCTTACGTTCGATACGAGCTAGGTGGTTGTCTAAAATGCATTGCCCGATAATTACCACAACTAGTAAAGCAATAATTACTACTTCCATTATAACCACCCCGCCATAGCTGCTAACCAAAAGAGTACAAAGATAAAGAATAATACAGTCCCGAATCCGAAACTATTTATCCAACTTTCGTATACTTCCCCGCGTCTGTTCTTTCTTCTGTTGTCGTCTGACATCTCTTTGCTTCTCCCGTAAATGTGGTATCTGATATATCCTAGCGATTGCACGAACCATAACGACTGTCCCGATTAGATCCATTACTTCATCGAAGCCGGACTCTTCTAGTATAAAGGATGTACCCATAACATCCTCTATCGTATCTTGTATGACGTCTTGAATGATTTCATTAATCGCATCATGAACTGCTTTAGTCCTGGGATCTAGTTCAAAGTTAACAGGTTCCTGAAAGGACTTTTCTTCATCTTGCATTGTGTTTGCTACCTGTACCTCATCCCAGAAATAAAAATTTTTGTTTACTTCGAGATCTTTTTACTTTATACTAATTACAAGTGACCAGATTGTTCTAGTTTAAATTTACAATCGCCATATTTGAGATCAAACTGTGACAAATCCCACCACCCAAACTTAGTGCGTAACTGAGTTTTAGGGAATCGGTAGCCCACAGTACGTGCGTCTCGAATATCTAAAGCGTAGTGTTCTTCACCAACATGACCATAAGACTTCACATATGCCTTACAAAATGGCTCGGGAGCTGGTACACAACCAGTCAACACTACTGCTGCAACTACGATGGCTAGTAACTTTTTCATAATCGTTCCTCTGTTTAATTTATAAATATATTATAGCAAAATAGAGGGGTCTAAGCAAATACATTTTTAAAGAAGGAGATTGTATGAGTTTTTTCGCAGGAAAATTTAGTGATGGTAAAACTGTATTATCTCTAAACGCTGCTAATGGTGGTGATATAAATCAGCACTACTCTCCAAATACTAATAGTATTTTCCACTCAGATATGCCATTTGTCCTAGTTGATGGGACTTATGAGGCTGCTCTAGGTGATGCAGGTAATGGGTACTTTGTTACTCAGATGCCATGGGATATTATAAATATTAAATCCAATGATCCTGGTAGAGTTATATTAACTGCTATTGAGATAAACGGTACTCATAGGGGTTTCCTTAATGGTACCCAATCTCAGGTTGGTCAGTTCTTAACATTCTTCGAAGATCAACCACGTGCTGGTGCTGAACTAGCTATAACATCTGCTTTTGCAATCGGTGATAGTTTAGCTCATGGTACTTATATCTATAATGGTGGTCTTGGTCATGAGGAATCTATTGCTAGGCAGGGAACTGGTGGTACTTTACTACAATCTTCCGGTTTCCAGATCTTTAGACCTGGTGGTGTTTCCGCAGGTGAAGCTATTTCCAGAGCCTGGGGATTAATGGGCTTTCCTACTGGTGTTTCTACTGTTCCTATAGATGGTGGTAACGCCGATTATTGGGAACCTAACTGGCAAGCGCCTGTTGGTTCTGCTGGTAGAGGCCATGATTGGTTTTACGTTTGTAGTTCTAATATTCGTGGCTTCGCAGGTAAAAAAGGCGTACTACCGGATAACGTAAACGTTATTTATCAATCTCCTGCGTATCCAGAAAAAATATATGTTTGTAGAGGTTCTACTTCTAATATGGCTGCTCAGTCTGCTAGAAAGGTGTATGTACAGGACTGGTATAACGTTACGCCAACTAAAGTTATTTGGTACGTGCTAAATCTGCGCTATTCTAATGGTAGTATGGGAGTTTCTGGTAATCCATTTACTGGTTCAGATATCTTAATATCACCATCTAACTTTACTATTAAAGGTGTTAGTCTACCAAATACAGGCTATAAATTTATTAACCAGAATGCTTTCGGAAACTTAGGCTATCGCCCTGATATGGAATATGTTGGTAATAACGCTGCGTATACCGGAGTTTTTGGTGATAATACTGCACGATGTGAATTCATCGGCTCTAGTAATGGTGGGTTATGGTCGCCCGTTAACTATGGGGGTGCAGCTTCTCAAATTAGCTTATATAAATTTGGTGTAGGTAAACAATGGTATGTAGATACTAATACTAACTCCATTGGTAATGAACATGGATCTGTGTGGAGTCCTAGTACTGTACCTCTCAGATTATTCCCAGGCAACGTTGCAAGTACTTATGTAGGGGACGATATAACTCCATCCTACCCTGGTGCTGGTGACTTCTACACACCTTTGGCCACAGTTTGGTTGGGATTACCAAATGCTCACTCTACTGTTATATTAACTACTGAAGTTATTATGGGTAATCTTAATACTGCTGGTATGCCTGTACGTACTTATGGTGGTAGTGCTTGGCAGGTACAAGGCAGACGTCAACAAAGTTATACAGCTGGTGATGGTGTATTCCATCAGATTCTTACTCTGCCACCTGGCTATCTAGTACCATATCACAGCACAACTTCCTATAGTTATACCCAAACGTGGGCTAGTAGACCTGATGAGATGGCTTTTCGTAGAAATGGGTATATTTATACAGTAAAAAACCTTGGTAATGGTAATGTTGAGTTGGGTGTTATTATTCATGCTGCAGAAGCAGCTGCTATCTTCTTACCAAGACTACGTGTAACAGTTCAACGCCTAACCTAAAGGAGGATATATGGCAAATGATGTATTAGTTCCCGATCTCATGTCTCCCGAAGGCATGGATGTTATTGAAGCCTATTTACAGTGCGGTAGTGATGTTCCTGCCGCTGCTCGTAGTCTTGGGATGTCTGAGATTGCATTCCGTGATATAATGAATCGTGGGGAAGTTAAAAACTATCTTAACGATATCTTTATGGAAAGTGGCTTCCGTAATCGTGACCGTTTGTTTGGGGTTCTTGATGAAGTTATCAAACGTAAGCTAGAGGAACTTGAAGAAACTGGCATGGGTTCTGACCAGGATATCATGGATATTCTCTGGAAGGCGCACAAGATGAAGATGGAAGAAATGAAGATGATGGTAGAACTGGAGAAAGTGAAGGCAGCAGCCCGTACTCCGGCTAACCAGACTAACATTCAGAATAATATTATTGCTGGAAGTGGGGACGAAAACTATATGAATCTTATTACCGCTCTAGCAGGAGGAGGTAAGAGATA